ACTACACCTACTACACCTACTACACCTACTACACCTACTACACCTACTACACCTACTACACCTACTACACCTACTACACCTACTACACCTACTACACCTACTACACCTACTACACCTACTACACCTATTACTACATATTTACGGCGGCGAGTAAAATAAGCACAAAACCCACTCGGTCGACCAGAGCTTTGGTACATTGCTCACAAAAATTTTTCATTTTTAACCTATACGAACTTCAAACCGAAATCTTTATATATTGGCTGTTACATAATAATGTATGCAATTACAAAATTGCAAAAAAGAGGTAGATATTATGAACTCAGATAATGAAATAAAAAATGTAATTAATCATATTGAATTAGGTGTAGTAAAATCTTTTGTTGAAGAAATTAGAGAAGAGGAAATAAGCTTGGATAACGATTTGTTATTAAGTTACCTCCCATGTATCTTTAAATTTGCTGAACAGGTTGATCTCATTAAAGCAATTGGAATTAAAGCATTTGCGGAAGATCGTGATAAATGTTTAGCAATCAATGATTTTTGCGCTTTAATCAAAGATATGACCGAAAAAGGAGACGTAATCTTACATTCTCAATAATGATGATCATATAAATTCATCATTATCTTTTTTTTCTTCTGTTTTTAATTGAACAACTTCGCGCTTACAGACTGGACAAATCCACTTTTCTACTACAATACCATTACGTTGAAATTCCATAAACGCGCCACACATAACACATCGTTTTATCATTAAATCACCTAATTTTAATAATATTCAATGGTTTTTGCTTCCAGTTATTAAGAGTTTTTTTAAAAAAAAAGAGACAAAAACAAAATGATCTTTGCCTCTTTGGTTGTGGTGAATTCTATGAAAAAATTAGTTTCCCTTCAGGGGCACACTCGCACCCCTTACGAAGCGAGAATTTATCTCATGGATTTAATGGGTATTCGCTACCCAAACGAACTCGAGGGGAATCGAACCCCCATCGCAAGCTCCGAAGGCTTGTGTGCTTCCATTACACCACGAGTTCAACCTTCATCTTGCGACAAAGGTTTTCATTGATATTAAAGGAAGGTTACAAAGTATGAAACAACTTTGTTATGGGTAAAAACCCAAATGGGCACGACAGGATTTGAACCTGCGATGTTCTGGTCTGGAGCCAGACAGAATAGCCTAACTATCTTACGCACCCAAACGGTAACTGAAGTGCAACCACTCCATCAACAAACACTCTTGCTGCACTTCAGTTTGTATTCGCATAGGAATTGATTATATGTCAGCACCAAGAGGTGCAAAGCCCTATTCCCAGATTCGAACTGGGGTAGAATCGGTTCAGAACCGATAGCGTAACCACTCCGCCAAATAGGGCTCGGAGGGGAACCCCCCTCCAGGATATTATTAGCACTTTCAAAGGAGGTGAAAGAAACTATAACTTATTTAACTGCGAGTGTTTTTAACGAGGTTGGGGGCTCAGCCCTCATAGAGTTGATATTTTATTTGAACGAAGAGTGTTTTTAACGAGGTTGGGGTCTCAACCCTCCATGAAATATATTTGGAGGCAATAAATCATGAATATTGCCAAAGTCATAGGGCGGAATCGAACCACCATTTTCTGCTTACGAGGCAGATGTAATAGCCATTATACTACTATAACAACGGGGAAAAAGGGGGAATCACCCCCTTCATCTAATTCGTGTTTCTTCGAACAGTTAAGTCTAGGTTTTATTATGAATAGATTCGGCTTCCCAAGGATAGCTCCTGTAAGGAAGCCATATGAATAAGGGGTGTTCCCCAACACCCCAAAATCACCTAACCGCAATGACCCATAGGGGTTAAAAACCAACAACCATCACCATAAAGAATCAAAAAAGACCCTATGGATCATTCATGTTTGTTTTCCCATTTAACGTGTTTTTATTATGTACTTCAAAGTGTGTGACTTGGAAATACTATGCCTCAATGACGACTTCCCAGTCACATTACTTATTATGTATGAACCAATATATAAAGATTTCGGTTTGATTTTTCAGGATTTGTATTTTAACTGTAAAATTTTCTGAAATTCTTTTATATCAAAATTGTCCAACCAGACCCTCTCTATTTTTCTTTCTTCAAATGGGTTTATGACTCCTTCATCTCCCTCTAAAGTATAAAAGGTAGGCTGACTTGATCCGCGAAGATTTGCAACAAGCTCTCCTTTATTCTTGAAACAATAAACCAAGCTTGTTTTTGACCAGTTGAACCATCTGTTTTCAAAAAAGTCTTCTCGACACCCTCTAACCAATAATCCATTTGTTGAATTAGCCTTCAATAGTTTACCAGCCTCTAAAACACTACGCCAACTCCACGCCTTAATAAATGGAGCCACTTCATATTCGGTGCATTTATATCCAAATTTTAATCTATTTTCAAGGGGCAAATCAGTAAACCATGTGTCATTAATTTTAATCACATCAATGATTTTGTTGTTTGACACTAAAAATAACCCCTCTCCATATCCATGACATTCTGCTTTTTCAACCTTTATGTCACGATGATGTTCCATTACAATGAAAGGTGCAATCATTCCATCACATAATCTCCATATATGTGGAATCCTAATAGGTTTCTCATCATTCAATGAAATGATACTTTCGGTGGCTGTCTTGATACTTTTTCTGCTGTTTTTTAAATCTGGTTTTGCCCTATTGAATACAAAACCATTTCCGTTAAGAATTTGATTAAACACATCAAAAGCATCGTGCTGATTTTCATAAACGTGAACGGCCTTAGTGTAATCGAACCAAAATCCTCTGTACAATAATTTTAAAATTTCAAAAAAACTAAATTGACCTTGATATGTAATGCAATCAATACGATTCTCATTTGCCTGTCCTTCAAACACCTCTTTACAAGTTAAATCCATATCGAATTTTAAATCAGGATTATAATAATCAGAACATAACAAGGCAAAGCCGTAGGGATCGCACATATCATGGTAAAAATTAGGATATTTACCTTGTCTTACTTTGTCGTAAAAAGAATTAAATAGCTCAAGAAAAGTGCGCACATTTTGAGTAACGCCTCTTCTTTCTTTATGGATTGAGCCTCTTAATAGATAACTATCTTTTAACATTTATATCGCCCTCTAAAATTTGAAGTAAAAGCCTTGCTACTTTAATATCATCTATAGTAGCTTGACATTCGGCTAAACTTCGTCCAATAATTTTAGCACAGCGATTAGTTCTTCCACTTTTATGATATGCGTAGCAATACTTAACCAATGATTTCAGTTTTTCATCATCATTCATCTTCATTTTTATCACAATGTGGGCAAAATACTAAACATCCTTTTTGCTTTTTGTCTTTGGAGCCAACTCCATGAATGGAAAAGAATTTACTGATTTTACGTGGAGTGACCCTTAATTGACCGCTAACATCATATCTATTAAGCATACGATCCATTAATTGATCTGCCGTGAGACACACTTCATCTAAATACAGTATTCTTAATGCCGTCCAATAATAATCATCATATCTTGCAATAGCTCTATGAAAATAATCATTATTGAACAAATCAAAATTACCTAATCTGTTTGAAATGGTGTTGCGTTCCAATCCAAGTATTTTTACCCAAAATTGGACATCTTCATGGAAACAATACAATAAACAAATGTCTTCTGTATAGACCTTTGTCTTTTTATGTCTTCCTTTCTTGTTTTGCAAGTCATTGAAAACATTGTAACCATTCTTAGGATTAAGTAGTTCTTCATTGTTTATTAATCTATCGAAATCTTCAATGCAATCATCACTTTCAATGGTATAGAACTCAAAATTATACCTGAACCAATCTTTTTGCAATAATTTATTATAATGTTTATTGTCGTCAAGGGCTCTATATAAAAATTGTTTTAACACCTTTTCTTCTAAATTTGTTTTCCCAATGAATTTTTTATTGTTTTTTTTATTAACGAGAGCATATAAGTAGCCCATTATATCACCTATCTATCGCCAGCAGTTGACTTTTTTGAACTGTCTTTTGATTTATCAGGGTCGCTTCCATCTCGCTTTTTAGGTTCATCTACTTTTGTTTTTTGAGAAGTAGGGTCAGTTTGATTACCATTTCCCGTCTCATATTGAATACTTCTCACTTTAAATATCTCCTTCAATTCATCGGTAACCCCTGGAGCAGCACCTCTATATCCAAGTTCTAATCTTGCCTCATTTGGAGTAATAAAACCCATTTCTACAGAAGTTTTAACTTCAATGATTTTATCACTTGGCAGTTCGGTTGTTGCTCTTGGAAATGCAATATAAACGTTATGATAATCTTTTCCTCTTTCATATCCTTTTTTGCTTAAAAATGGAATATAATATTCTTCTGCAAGATAATCATTTAATATCGCCCTATATTTATTGACTTTAATCATAAATACAGCGGCCTGAGTTTTACCACCGCTAAGGTTACTGATTTGACCACCCATTAAGGATTCAGGCACACCTAACATACCCAAATCTTTCCTTGAAGCATCTAAAATATTAATTAAATGCCCAATATCATTTGCAAAACTTAATGTACGTGGTTCAATACGTGAATCAAGAACTAAATCATCTCCAGCAGCAAGCTGATGATGCAATGTTCTTTCAATTCTTTTTAAAAATGTATCTTGATTTTGTGTTTGAACATCGGTTACATCTACAGCCCATTGAACGATTGGGATTGCATAACGATTAAGCACTTCTGCTAAATCTCGCCTATTATTTAAAAATTCAACTAATGTATCCTGCAATGAGTTAACAAAACTATTACCATATAGCTCACCGATATTTGGATCATGAGCATAAATTTTAATATCATCTGGGGGTATATGCAAAGTCTGATTATTGTAAGAGTAAGTCCAGTATTCTATCATTCCATAATTTGGATGTCCAAGATCATAAAATTTTGGCTGTACATCTCCAGGATGTAATAAAAAGATTTCCTCTGGATCTCCGTCCTCATCTACATTACCACAATAATCTAATGCGGTTCCATGTAATAAATACCATTTTTCAAGCTCTGCTAAATGAGTACGATTGATAACCTGACTGATTTTTCTGCATTCCTGTTCCAATTCAGGCATACGTTTTCCATCTAATCCTTCAACCGTTAATGTAAAATAAGGTGGAATAATATTTGCAATTAATGTTTGTATGATAGAATTAAGTACAGTTCTTTGATATAAACCTTCAATGATAGTATAAGTTAATCGAATTGGGGCATATGGATTTCCATATAATCGACTTGATGGACGATGTTTTCTAATCATAATTTTTTGCGTCATATTTTATCCTCGTTTATTATAATTTTTAGGTTTGTATGTACTATCATTAAATATGTTCATTCCCAATCCACCTATATAATATGGAGTTATTCTTTTTGGGCCGTCCTCAAGATATTTTGTGATAGCCATATTACATAATGTAAATGAATCGATAAAGTCATCGGATTCTCCTTTTTTATATACAGTTCTATCATTATCAGTTGTTTCCCTAATATACTCACTCATTTCTTTGTTTAGCTTTTTGTGTGGGTAATATGTAACAAAACGACTTTCTAAATTATTAATGGTATTTTCTACAAGATTAACCTTTTGAGGTTGTGAAAAGATAATATCATATATTGAAAATGGAGCCGCTCGATCAATCTGCTCAGCAATTGCCTGTCCGACTCCAGTTGCATCAATACAAAGAGCTTGAAGTTGTGGAAATCGTAATGGTAATATCTGATTAATGTAATGCGTAATTGTTTGATATTTTGTTCCTAATTCCCAATATTTGTAATACAATATTTCCCAATTGTTTGTTCGAGTATCTTGCACCCCAACAGTTAAAACAGAATTGTTTCTTCTTTTACCAAAATCAATACCAGCGCATGCGATACGAGTATCCTCAAAAAAGCGTGGTTCTTTTCTGATTCCAGCCATATCACGTAATCCTGCATAAAATGGAATACTAATATCATCTACAAAATCCAAACAAAATTCTCGTCTGAATTTTTCTATTCCTATAGTATTTCTAATGGTTTCAAGCTCAGAAATTGGCAATCTATGAGGGGCTCGAGAATATAATATATTACCGTCTTCGTCCATATCAGTAATTTGAAATCTATGCAAACTATAATCCCCATTATTTGGACATGGCTTTGCCTTTCCGTTATTAACATAGCATTCCCTAATGCTTTTTGCATTTTTAATATTCTCATAGAAAAATCCAGTTTTTCCTCTTGGTGTTCCACTAAAAACCATTTCTGCCTGACCTAATTGCCCAGTAACAGCAGGAATAATTGTAGCCAAAGCATCGGCATCTAAAGATTGACATTCATCTAAATATAATGTGTTAAAACCACTTCCAACTAAAGCTGAGTCCTCTTTTTTACCAGATTGAGCTCCAGCTGTAGCGAACTTAATTCTTGTTCCATTTGTAAGTTCTTTACTCATTTTATTTAATGTTTCAAAACTTGATTGTAGCAAACTACTTCTTTTGACAATCCCATCGAATGTTGTAGCGAATTCTTTTGCCTGATCCCCAGTTGGAGCAACAAGAGTAAGTAATTGGTTTTTTCTAAAAAATGATTTATGTAAAATGTCTGCAACCATAACCAATGTTTTGCCGCTACGACGGGAACAAAATAAAATTTTATATGGACTTTGATCTCGTAAAAATAATTTTTGTTGAGGTTCTAATTTATATTTTTTTCCTTCTTGGTTGTAGCAAAAATTTTCTATAAAAAAAACTGGATCTTTTTTGGCTTTTAAAAGAGTTAATTTAAGTTTTTTATCGTTTTCCATATTATAATTCCTTCAAGAACGCTTCAATATCCTCATTTGATAGATCGTCCTCGATATTTACTTGTGATTCCGTTTCATAATCATCGTCTGGTTGTATTTTTCTATACTCATCAATATTTGAGTTATCATTAAAACCATTGGAAGTGTTGTAACCTATATTCGGATCTGTTGTTCCATATAAATCAATATAATGAGCCTCAACAAGCATTAAGTCTTCTTCTGGGACGTTATCAGCTAAAATAGCTACATCAAATGCTTGTTTTCCATGTTTTCTAATACCCCTTGATAAACAGTAATTATATGTAGGACTATCTTTAGTAAAAGCTTCTCTTATATGTTCCTGAAACCTTCTTCTTACTATTTGATAGGGCTCCTTTTCATCACTATCATTTCTAATGGTTTTACCGATATAGTATTTTCCGTTGGCAAAATTTTTGATAATATAGATACAACCATTGTTATTTTCTTCCATAAACGTGTATAGTATAGTAAAACTATATAAATCTTTCGTAGAAATCTTTGTTTTTCAAATCAATCAATAAATATTATTTTTAAAATATTTTTTTATTTCACTCAATGATATTGTATTTTGGCATAATTTTTAAAGAATGCTTTTTATAAAGCTTAAAAAGAACACACATTTGATAATTCTTAATTATCTAATAAAATTATTTTTATCGAGAAGATATTTATGATGCACGTAAAATTAACAGAAGCGAATAGTTCTCCTTCAATTTTCGAAGAGCAGAATGACATCGTTAAAGTGAGTGGATATGCGGTTCACGAAGGTACTTTTAATGACATTACTGTGACCGCAGAAGAACTTCAAAAGTCTGTGCAATCATTAGTGGGAAAACCATTGTTGGTTAACCATTCTAATAATACTACTTCTGTTGTTGGAAAAATTACGCAAGCAGCAGTTGGAGTTGATCCAACTAATGGTAAAAAAGCTGTTGCTTATGAGGCAAACTTTGATGCCGCAGAAAAAGATATTTTACGCAAAATGCAATTAGGTTTCCTTGATTCAACCAGCGTGGGTTTTGGATGCGACCATATATGTAGCATATGTGGATCTGAAATCTGGAAATGCTCACATTGGTTTGGAGATGACGGATTCCAATTGTTAGCAAAAAATATTGAATTTCATGAATTATCTATTGTTGCTGTTCCAGCCGATAAAGATGCTACCGTGAAAATTAATTTTTCCGCAGAAGATGCAAAGCGTTTCGAAGAATTAAGAGAACAAAAAGAAAAAATAAGGAGGACTAATATGTCTGATTTTGAAACCAAATACAACCAAATAGTTGATGAATTTAATCAATTTAAGATGGATAAAGTAGACGAAATCAACGAACTCCAAGCGCAATTTAAAGCAGAAAAAGATGAATTACAAACTGCTAAAGCTGATAAAGATACTGAAATCTTTGCTTTAAAAAATGAAATTGACGCTTTAAAACAAGAAAAAGACGGATTAATGTCTGAAGTTGAAGAGTTAAAAGCTACTTTTGCAAAAATTGAAGACGAAAAATTATCTAGTTTAAGAACTCAAGTTATGGAATTAAGTAAAAAAGCAAACTTTGGTTTAACTGAAGAAGAAATCGCAGATATGGGCGAACCAGCTTTAAACCGTTACATTGAAGGATTTAGCCAACAATTAAAACATATGGTTAAAATCGAAGAACCAATTAAAGAACAAGATGTTCACCAATATCAAGAAGAATCTTCTGAAGATGTTAAATTAAGTGAATCCTTAACTCAAAGACTTACTCAAATTAGAGGATAGGAGCGATTTAAATGATTATTTCAAGTGGACAAATATTAACTGGTAGAGCAGCAGCAACCATCACCAATGGTATTAGCAATGTAAAAGATGCAAACGGATATGTAAGAAGCGCATACAAAGCAGTATGTGTTCCAGACACTATGCCAGCTGAAGACTCTGGTGTAAAAGGTGTATGGGTTGTTGAAGGTGCATCTGGTAAAGATGATAATTTTGTTGGTGTAATCGGTGACGATTCTATGCCCGAAGCTAATTTAGGCGCAGCAGATGCATTAGGTAACCGAGAACCTGTATTAGACTGGGGAGCATCAAGAACCTATCAAGTTGGCGATGTAATGACTTTCGAAAGAAACGGTATGATTTCCGTTATCGCTGGTGGAGCAATCACTGAAGGTGATTGGTTAAAACTTGGTGCAAACGGAACTTTTGTTAAAAGTAACACCCCAACCAGAATTGGAAGAGCTTATGAATCCGCAGCTGAAGGCGAAAGATTTGAAGCTATGATTGGATCTTTATAAAGGAGAGATGAAATGATGAACGCAGAACATTTTGCACAAGCACCACAAGTTGGTGAAGGATATTACAGAAATAATAATATCGTTGAACCTGGTATTATTAAATATTTAGAAGATAAATCTGACTTACGTCAATTCTTCGTACCTAAAAGAATGAACGGAGTTCTTTCTAAAACTTATATAGTAGAAAGAGAAGAAGGTATTGCAGTTCAAATCGTAGGTAACGCAGAAGTTCCTAGAGCAGAAGATGTAAGACGTAGATTTACTGTACACTTACACAGAAATGCTACTGGTTACAAAATTACTGACGATGACAAAAAAATTAACAGAGATGACCCAGGTTGGGAAGCTCGTAAAATGGAAGCTGCATTACGCAGAATGAAGAAAAAAGAAGATAAAGACATCATGGATTGTTTCTTTGCTTCTGCACAAGTCATCACATCCCTTGCTTCAACTGACACTTTTGATGTAGATGCTATTTCTTCTACTGTCACCGATATGATTGCAGCCGCAAGAACCAACACTCAAGGTTATATGACTTTAGAACCTGATGTAATTCTCATGCCTTACGGAATGTTTGTTGAATTACAACAAGACCCTAAATTCAAATTTGTGCCTGAGTTATATCAAAACTTACTTTTACAAGCAACCTTAGACGGTTCCTCAAACAGAGGTATCTTATATGGTGATACTGGACAAGTTGTTGCAGGTTTAAGAATCATTACTGTTAATGAATTAGTTGACACCGCAATTGTCATTGACAGTCAAAAAGACGCATTTTGGTTATGCGAAGACGAAGAACCAACCGTTAACGCATACAGAGATTACGAACACATTTCTGACGTTGTAGATATCAGACACGATGAAGCTCCTGTTTGTATTTACCCTGAATGTGTCGGTGCCATTAAAAAACAATAAATAAATAATTAATTAAATCATGAGGTGGTAATTTATGGCAGCTAAAAAAACATCTACCAAAAAAGAAACAACTAAAAAAGAAACCAAAACCAAATCCAAATCAAAAGCTAAATCTAAAAAAGTAAAATTAACTTTTAATCCGATTATGTCAGCGGCTAACAAGTTTACTATTTTACTTAGGAAACAAGAAATGCAACGAGTCAGAGGGGAAGACATTCCTGTGAATGTTCCATTAATTGAAGGACTCCCTATGAAACTCGTCATTGAAAAAGGAGAAGTAATTGAAGTTACAGAAGAGCAACTTGAACAACTTGCTCCTTGGGTTGAAACAAAAGAAGAATATGAAAAGAGACAAGAATTTATAGATAATATGAGCGCTCAACATCCTGAAAACTTAACATGGGATATGATTGTTGCGGAAGGAGGGAATTGGGCTACATTAGCTGACTCTCAACGTATTGTCTATAACGATAAATTATTAAGAGTGTAATTATGTTACAAGTTGGCGATGTAAGAACAATTCTTCGAATAGATGACTCAGAGGATATAACAGATGATGAAATTCAGTCATTTATTATGCGTTATACACGTGTAATTATGAGTGAATTAGGACAATCTTTTAAAGAAAGTGAAACGTTATTTAATAATGCTTTATTCGAAGAATGCTTACTCGCTATTATCGCTTGTCAATTGAGTAGAACTGATATTGAAATGATTCACGCTCCATCAGAGTATCAAGTTGGAGATACAACTTTAAAATACAATAACACTTCAATGGGTTTGTATGGTAGCATCCCAAGTTGGTGTGATTATTATGCAAATCTTTTATCCGCTTTAAGCGATAAAAGTTCTGAAATTCAAAATGTGCGAGTCTTTAGAAGACATGGTATGGCTTGTCGAGAAGGATGGTGGCATATTTGAGTTTCTTAACCATTTATAAAAAAAACGAAAGAGTCAAGCAGTATCAAGAAGATTTTTTTTTATTAAAAAAAGGGCTATCAAACACAAAAAATGAATTTGGTTTCGCAAAGGAAGAGTATGTTCCTATTCAACAAATTCACGGCATTATTCAAAAGCCACAGGAACAGCAAATAGATTTTAAGGGAGAAGAATCTAATCCAATGTATACTGGATATTTTCTCCCTGAATTTATCTTAAATACATCTGAGGTTGCAGATTATCGTATTAAGTATATTCGCCCTCATGAAACACTTATTTTAAAAATAGATGAATATAATCCAAACTTATTTTTAAAAGGAAAACGAGATCATATTCAGTTAGAATTAATCTTGGAAAAAAAATATGAGGGGGACTGATTATGGGTAGAGGATATGCTGGAAAAGATGCATCTGCGTTTATTTATACAGAATATGAATATGCAGGAAGCGAATTTTATAACGAAATGGAGTTTCTTGATTATCTGAGTTATAATTTACAAATGGCGACGGATACAAAAACATATCAGCATCATATACCAGACATAGCGGATTTAGCCGTACAATTTGCTCAAGATCTTGTTCATAGCAATGGAACATATAGAACAGGAAGATTGCATGATAGTATCAAATGGAATCCAACCCCCAATGGTTTTACGTTAAGTGCTGACGCTCGTGATGATTATGGCTCCGCATATGCAGGACATATCGAATATGGTTTTGTAGGAAGAGATGGAATGCCACACGGCCCATGGCCGTTTTTACGACCAGCTATGCGTATGGCGGCAGAAGCTTCCAAGGGAATGTTTGCCGAAGATGCGGCAGATGCTATATTTTTTGGAAGTACAAACGATACCCTTGCTTTTGGACGTGCAGATATCCGACATTTATTAGGAAACAGTAAATGGGCTCGATCTAATAGATCTAGTCACGTTCATGGCGTTAGACGAGAATTTGGATCAAAAGGGAATAGTACTAAGCGATGGAGACATGCACAACATGGTATTGACCATATGAAAGGATTAAAAAATGATACCACAAAAGAAGGTAAAGAGATTTATTCATCATTTCAAAATAATTTTGGAAATACTATGAGTTCAACTGCTTTTAGGTGGGGTGAATTATAATGATAACAAATCAGGTGACACGAGCTGCCTTTGAGTTATTAGGAGATCCTACAGCCGAGGGATATGGATTAACTGTTGGAAATGAAGTTATTCCGATTTTTCTTAATAAAGATAAAACAACAAAATATCCTGCGATTAGAGTAGCTCCATTTATCAATAAAGGTGATGTACGATATGACAAATATATCGATAAATCAAAACGTGGATATGAACATTGGGAATACGGTGTATTTCAGGTTGATATCTATACACGTAATCTTATTCAAGCTCAAAAAATCTATGATGTTATAGCTAAAAGAATTTTTGATTTTTTTAATCTTGAAACTGTTGTGTTTAATTATACTCGTGATTTCCAGCTTGTAGATGAATATACATATAAGACAATTGCTTACGCATTACTTGATGACCAGTTTTTTAAAGATGTTTATGGGGTTAGAATTGATAAAAAAATTATTCATCGCGTACATTCTTTAGATGACCTGCATATGAACTGTTTTTATGTAGACGATCATTTTTTCTACATTAAAACAGATCAAAATATTAAACACATTGAGATTAAAATGCTGATGCAAGGTCGATTATTTTCAAATGGTTTTGCTTATTCAGATAATGGACTCCATGACTATACTTTATCAAAACAAAGAAATTTAAGTACATTGGAGGACAATGAAGTTGAGAGAATTTCATTTGATTTAGAACTCTTGTTCAGTAGTAAAATTAAAAGAGAAAAATTACCACAAATTGATAAGATTATTTATCCAAAACCAAATGTCAGGTGATAAAATGGCAAAAAAAGAGAAAGTTGAAAAAAAGGTTACAAAAAAGCAACCAGAAAAAAAAGTACGATTATACTCATTAGAGGAATTAGCTACTTTACTTGGAGTTACAATTCCAAAAATGAGATCTTTGTATTTAATTAGAGGTTTAGATAAAAATAAAAAGTTTTCTCTTGAGGAAGCTTATGAAGAATTTAAAAATATAGCGTGATAACATGGTACAAGGAATACCGATTTTTAAAGTAACTTTATCTGAAGGTTTATTTAACCAAGATGCAGACTCTGATAAGCTTTTTGCATACGCTATTGAAGCAAACAAAGGACCTATTGGAGAGCCAATATTTGTTGCCTCTAATGATGAAGCAAAACGCATTTTTGGCGTTAACTTTGCTCCTCACTTTTATCAAAACGGAGCAGGACTTATATTATATAGAGTTAAATTCCAAGACGCTGTTGCTCCATCTCTAACGTACAAAGCTTATACTAAAGATTATACAGAAGCAGAATTAAAAAATGATGAACTTGAAAAATCTACCGTAGATATTATTAAGATTACATCTACTACAGCTGGAACCCCTAAACATAAAATTAATTTAAGTCGTTCCATTACGTCAGCGAATGCATATAATTTAACCGTAACAATTGATGGGGTAGGTTCTAAAAAATATCAAAACATTTCAAGTTTAACAAATGTTGTTAAAAGAATCAACAGCAAATTTGCTGAATATATTAAAGCAGAGTTATTAGTTGATGAAAAAGCGATGTTGACTGTTCCAGATGGAAAAGTTTTAGTTAAAACTGCCGATGGTTACGAAGTTAAATCAACCGCTGCAGCTGGAGACACCGTTGTTTCAGAAGGTAAATTTAACCCATCTAGAGTATTTTACGAAAAAGATAATCAAGGAAAAATTATTGATACATTAAGTGGCGGTTCCAATGGTAAATTATTAACAACTAAAGGTGATGTATCTACTACAGAAATTCCAGATAATGGATTACAAGTAGGTATGGAAGGAACTGGAACTGGGGATAACGATGCTAATGTTGATACTACATTATTATATGCTTATAGGGCTGCATTTGAAGCTTTAGAAGATATTAATTTATTAGGTGTAGCTACATTAAGTAATTCAGAAGTAGTTCAAAATGAACTCGTTGCTCATATTGAGAAATTAATTGACCCTGAAGTTGCTAAATACAGATTTGGTGTAACTGGATTCTTAAGTTACCCAGGAAAAGATAATCAAGGTAGAATTAATCCAAATACCGTTGTTGATGTTGATACTTTAACTGAAGCTACATCTCATATTGATAATCCATTTATTGTATTTATTGGACAAGGTGTTGTATTTGAAGAAGATGGAGTACAATATAATTTATTACCTCACGAAGCCGTCCAATTATACACTGGTATTAGAAGTAAATTAGAATATCATCAGGCTATTTTCGGAGGAGCAAACAACAAACTCTTAAATGGTGTTAAAGATGTATTACCTTTAACCAACGATGGAGCAGATATCTATAAAGAAGATAGAATTACTCTTAATGAAGCTGGAGTAATGACATTCTTGAAAAAATACGGAGTTACTTTCTTGCAAGGTGTAACCACTGCTCAAGATGATGTTGTATTATCCTATGAATCCATTATGAGTATCGTAGTGTATGTTTTAAGACAATTAGTAGATGTCGCATGGCCGTTTATGGGAGAAACTCTTACTGAAGATATTAAAACTGGTTTCATCAATGCATTATCTGAAACTCTTAAAAATATTATGGACACAGACAATTCCTTAATGGCTTTAGAAGATTATAATATTGCCCCATATGATGTTGAAATTCGAGCAATTACTACGGCTGGTTTCAATGAAGCTGGAAAACTTGTAAGGGAAAATAAACTTCTTGCAATTGTTAAAATTGTTCCTAGAGGAGCTATTGATGTAATTGAATTAAGTGTAGTGGTAATCTAAGGAGGATAAAACATGGCTAATGAAAATTCAACTCGTCTCTGGGTAAATGGTTATATTTTGCTCGGACAAAAAACCCGTATCGAGGTAGAAGAAGTATCTGTCGATTTATCTCGAGATTTAAAAGAACATTACAACTCTGGAATTTCCAAACCAAATGCTTTAATCCCTGGTCAAGAAAAAATTGATTTTAAAATCAAAAGAATTTTTTCTGATGTTACATTAGCTAAAATCTACGAAAAAAGATGTTCTTTTTCAATGATTTTATTCAACAACTCTTCAGACCCAGGAAATAATACCACCGGTGAACAAGTATGTGCATTAAGTGGATGTATGCTCTCTAAAGAATCCTTAAGTGGATTAGGTAGAGGAGATGCAGTAACTGAAGATGTTGACGGAAAAGCATTAGATATTACTTGGAATATCACAGAAATTGCAAAAATGATTAACCCTGCTTGTGCAAACTTGTAGGTAAAAGATATAATTAATTTATATCTTAATTTTTTATTTTTTAATTGATGGAAAGATACAATGAAATTACAGTTTACTGTTGATAAACAACAACTTCATCGAACAGATGATGAAATTATTGCATCATACTCTAAGAATTTTATACGATGTGAGTTTAAATGCAAATGTATGTGGTCTGATATATATAAATACGCACTTTTTGTAGATGTTAAAGGAGAAAAATTCATTGTTGATTTAGGATATGGTAAAAAAGTTCAATGTCGAGTTCCATCTGAAGTATTAAAAGGAAACTATTTTTTAGTAAGTATATTTGGAGCAAATAGACTTACAACCACACAAGAAACAATATTAATTCAACCATCTGGTTTTACAGATTCAGTTGAGGATTTATTGGAATCTGATTCTTTTGGAGATTTAGATGTTATTTCAACGAGTTCTGATGTTGTTGAAGATGATCGTCCAAAATGGGTTACTTGTTTTCATGGTTATTCGATTCTAAAGAATCCGCAACACGACGAACATTTGTATTACTATTAGTTTTTAAAAAACATATTTAATAAAACCTCTTAAAAATATTTTTATAATAATTTTAATTAAGAGGTTATAAAATGGGATATCAAGAAAACTACGTAATTGATAATGAAGATTTTGAAGTTGAAAAACCAGTTGTAACAAAAACTGCGGAACCAGTTAGAATTAATCAAAATACCAGATATGCAGAATCAGAAGCTATTCAGCCAGTAGATATGGAAGCTGATGTTATTCAAGAAATACATGACACAGCGGTAGCTGAAGGATTAGTTGCAGAACACGAAGGTCCTTTTGGAGGAGAAGGAACTCCATCCCCACAAGACGTTATATCTGATTTTATCGGACAAGAAAGACCAGAAGCTGTCGAAGAAAAAATTGAAGAGTATACCGATAAAAAAGTAGAAAAAACTAAAAAAGTAATGGCTACTCGTGAAATTTTAACTGGTATGTCTAAACGATTAATTGATGTAAGTGTATCAGTAGTATTAGATGTGCAGCAAAATGATGGAACTGTTGCACCAGAATTAATTGATTTACAATTAAAAGTAAAAAGATTAACAGAATCACAAGTCAATCATTTATTTAATCGTCGTATGGCAGGAAAAACAGTTGATGAAATGACCCCAGAGGAGCTTCAGGAAGATAATCATTTTAGAAGCAAATTTTTAGCAACAGCAGTTGTAGAGCCTAAAATGAGCGCAGATGATTGGTATAACGATGTCCCTGCGATTGTTACTGGTACTATTTTTAATGCCGTTAATGACGCATTAAATTCTGTTGATAATACCGAATTATTTCAATGAATATTATGAAATGATTGAAGATAACGCAATTATGCAAATGGATGGAGAGCTTTGTTTGATTCTAAGAAAGACTCCATCTCAAATTTATCAGTTAGAACAAAAAGGATTATTATCATATGAGGAAAAAGTGTTTTTATGGGCATTTAGTAGATGGAGGACAAATTTTCAATTAGAAAATCATACATCACTATTTTAATGGAGTTTGAGTAAATGGCGTATTCTGAAGATGTAAATATTAATCTTAATGTGCTTGCAGGCGCAATGGGTGGAGTTACCGCTATTATGGGCGGTATGTCTGCCTTAACTTCTACTTTTGGACAATTTGGAACAGAGGCAAGTCAGGCTTTTGGAACTTTAGATGGTTTATTAGTTAGTGCAACCGCATTAGTTGGAGCTTTTACTGTACAATCAGCAGAAGCATTTGGGCAATATGAACAAGGAATGAAAATTGTTCAAACTGTATCAAATCAAACTGGGGCTGCAATGAATGAATTATCTAATAGAGCTAATGAGATGAGTATAGCTTATCGTACATCTATTGGAGATATTACAGATGGATTGCAGACATTAGGTCGTGCTGGTTTAAATTCGGTTAATGAGCAATTAGATGTATTAGAAAGTGGTTTGCAAACGGCTAAATTAGAAGGTAGAAATTTAAATGGTGTTTTAGAAGAATTAATTCAAAACACAGCAATGCTTGGTGGAGATTTAAAATCAGTTAATTTTGGGGAGCAGGCTGAGTATTTAAATACATTGATGGTTGGAACATCAATGACCGCTCCTATTGATTCTCATGATATTTCACAAACTTTACAATACGCAGGTGGTACTGCGGCCGCAGCAGGTGCTAATCTTGACAATAAAGATAAATTGGAAGATTTAATGGGAACTGTTGCTGCTTTTGCTCAAAAAGGGGTAAAAGGATCTATGGCAGGTACCGCTTTACGTGCATTTTTCACAAAGCCTGCATCTCAAGATACATCTGTTACAGATGCTTTAGGTAGTATTGGTTTATCTCCCGAAGATTTATGGGAAGATGGAGGAGAATCCATGAAAAAGGTATCTGATCAAGTTGGACTTATTCAACGTAGAATGGATGCCTTAAACTTAAGCACAATGGATCAAGTTGAGTTATGGGGTAAAATTGTTGGACCTAAGATGGGTCAGCAGATGATGAAACTTGATTCATCTTCTATTAAAGAATTAACAAGAGATATTGAATCTGCAAAATCAGCGGAAGATTTAGCTACTCAAACTTTACAAACATATACGCAAAAATTAGCTGAAATGCAACAACAAGGAGATTTGGCATATCGTGAATTCGGAGAAAAAGCGGCGATGTGGTTAACTCCTGTTGTTGAGATTATTACATTTATATTAGGATTACTATCAGAACCTCATATTAATTTAGCCGTATTTGGAGCAGTTGGATCCTTATTAGCTCACGGATTTCAACGTGCATGGGCAATGATTTCTACTGTATTTACTGAGCTTAAAATGTTATTGACAGATACGATATCATCCATACAAACAATTAACGGTGTAGCAGGTGGTTCTGTTTCTGGAATTTCACAGACTACATCAGCGACTGAGGTTTTAAATACTCGATTAGCTCAAACTAATACAGAATTAGCGCAAATGCAAGCGCAATTTATGGGAATTAAAGCTATTACTAATACGGGAACATATGTTGCGCCTTTAGGAATTGTTGGTCCAAATGGCAAACTTCCAAAAAACATGATCTCAGAAGCCCCCCAAAATGTATTTAAAGGTAATGGAGAATATATTAATGGTTCATACTTAGGGATGGGGGCACGTGGACAATATTATGATCCATCAGAAATAGGAAAACTTACAGATGAGTATAAAGCATCAGTTGCAAAACATAATAAAAATATGGTGCAAAGTATAAAATCTATGAAAGATGCTCATACATATGTAACCAAATCTGGTGAAACATTTTATTTAAATAAAAAAGGTGCGCAGGAAATGGGAACTAGAAGTGTTAATTACTCTCAAGCTATAAATGATGCATATATAACAAAATATGGTCAAGAAAAGGGATGGTTAACAACTGAAGATAAACTTAACAAGCATTTATTAAAAGCATTTCCAATGGTAACCGAAGATCAAATGAATAAAAATATTAAAAATTTTACTTCGAAAGGAAATGAGGCAATACATTCTAATTTAATGACAATGACTGGTCCAGAATATAAAAATTTTATGAAAGGGTTACATGATGCATCAGCACGCCTAAATGATCTTGGGAATTATAAAGGAGCAAATGGAACATTTGATATGAAAAAATATCAAAGTGACCAATTAAAAGCATTTAATTTAAATAGACAATTAGAGTATATTAGAAACGCCAGAAAAGAAGGGAATATACATCTTGGGCAAGCAGATGGAAGAACATTTCATAGAGCTTTTATGTTATCACCGCAGCAACAAAGAATGTTTGAGGTTGAACGAACATTACAAAAACAACAACAGTTAAAACAATATGAGCAAGCCAGATCTCGACAATTATCTATGGGAAAAGGAAGTATAAACGAAAGAGCTCAGGCAGTTGTCAATAAAAGACTTCAGGCATATAGTAACCATTTATCCTCAGCCACAAATGGTTTAAAAAATTTTGGAAATAATTTAAAACTTGGTTGGAGCAAATGGGCTCATGGTGTTGATGCCGTTATGCCCCAAATCGAAGCTAAAACTATGGCAAGTCTAAGTAAAATTGATGTATCTACAATGGGGGTTGGACAAGGATTAACAACTCTACAAGAAGCGAGTGGATTAAATGCAGCACAGTTTGAAAAGTTATGGATGGAATCTACAAAATTACAAAATGCCTTTTTTGAGTTATTTGGAATTACTGAACAAGAACTTATAGTAAAAAAACAAGAGATTGCAGAAATATTAGAGGAAAATGTAGCAAGAGAAGCTGAAATTGCTGCAACAAGCGCAGGAACTCTATCTAAACTTGGTTCTGGTTTAAAAAGTGTTGTTGGCTATATGGGTGGTCCATTTATGGCTGCAATGATGGGTATAACAGTTGTGATGCAGGCTGTTCAAGAAAATATGCAGGCATGGCAAGAAAAAATGCAAGAAGCTGAAAATCTTTTATCAGAGGCCGAAGATAAACGAACACAAGCTGAGGATAGTATTAAAGATTTATATTCTAGTGAAAATAGTTCAATATCAGAAGCTGACTTAGATTTAATCGTAGACTCTCAATATGCAGGGATTCAACAAGCTTATGAAAATCAAGGAGCAAATGCGAAATTTGAAGATATGTATACCAGTAAGGTTTCAAGTATCGGAACCCCTCAATTAACAGATGAACAGAAAGAGCAAGAAGAAAAAACTGGACAGAAAATTACACCTGGATCCGATGCAATGCAAAGTATTGAAGATTCTGCAAAAGAAGTTAGTTTAGAAAAAGAAGAAAATATTTCTGAACTAAAGCAAAACACCGCTGCTTTAAATGCTGCGACATATGCCTATGCTCAAGCGGAAAATTTAAAAAATCAACAATTTACAGATCGAACTTGGGGTTTTAATGGAATGGGAAGTCAATATAGTGATGGGTCAATTCCAGGTATATTGAATATTGGAGATACAATTGCCGATATATTCAATCAGAGTTCAAAAGGATTTTTAGATACAAATTCTCCATTATTAACTAAGAGTCAATCAGATAGTAATTATGCTGGTAGTACAGAATTGGCTGGAGTATTAGCTGCTCAAATGTATAAAAAAAATAATGATTTTGCAGGATGGGTATTAAATAGAGATGATGAAGGAAATTTACGTGAAACTTTACAATCTGTATTAGGGAGTGATTATGATCAAATTATTGGATTGCTTAAAGATATTGATCATAGACAGTCCTCAACCCACGGTATGGACGCTTTACGATCTTATAATAATATGTTTTCTGGAATGAATGAAAGTACGATGGGGCGAGCCCAACTAATGTTTAAAGATAATAAAGGGGATTTACAGAAATTAGGAAAACAAATGTTTAGATATGAGGAACAATATGATTTTGATCCAACAAGATCTGCAGCAAAAGATTTTGATAATCTAAAAAAAGGAATAAAAGCCCCAAAATCAAAATTAACTGCAAAACAATTGAATCCATTGAGTAAGAAAAATTTATCCGATATTGTTAAAGGGGTTGGAAAAGCAAAATTAACTGTAACCGATAAAAATTTAGTCAGAACTGTTAACAAATTAATGAAATTATCAGATGGAAAATTAACAGAATCAAATATTTTAGCCATGGGACAGTTACAACAATTACAGGATATGGGACAAATAGCTAATGAACAAATTGCTCCAGGAATTAATCAAACAGTACAAGGTGTATTATCTAACTTAAATGCAAATAATGTTACGGGCAGTAATACAAGTATTGCTGCAAATAATGCAGGAACTGCCGCAGATAATGCTGCGATTATTGCATCTACATTAGGAGCACAGGCAATAGAAAATGCTGAGCATGCTGAGTTTTTAGATTTACAAAGACGTGGCCTCATTGGAGAAATGAGTGAAGATACTTTTAGAACTAAATTAGGAAAAGGAGAACTGCCATTAGCTCAACGTGAAATTGAAAAAGGATTAGAAGGAACATCTTGGAGTTTAAATAGTGGGGATTTTGATCCTGACCATCAACAATCAAACGCAAATCGTTTATATAAAGAGCTTGATGATACAAAATCATATCATGATCGAGTTAATACGGCAACATGGGGAATCGTTAAATATGCGGAAGGAGCTGTTACCGCTGCATATAGTCAAAGTCAAATTGGTGAATACGGCGGAGGTAATGATGTCGGAAGAGGCTCTGGAGGTGGAGGCTCTGGAGGTGGAGGTTCTGGCTCTGGAGATAAAAATACTGGCTCTACCCGAAATAGAGTAGATTTAGTATTGTGTAATAAAAAAACCATTCCTAAACTGAATGTAAATCTATTCAAGAAAGCTCCAAACTTCACAATTAAAAATAAAAACTTTAATGTCAGAGATATTAAAATTAATACTGAAGATAAGCCAGATTCTATTACTGACGCAATCAAAAATGGTATTATTAAAACAACAAAACAAATGGATCCAAAAATCATTCAAAGTGAAGAAAGTGTATATGATCCAGTAACAGCAACTGATGGTTCCGCTACTCCAAACGGAAACACTCCAGTTAGCTCTAAATAGGTGATAAAATGTATTCAACATCATTGGACGGAAGTAAAGTATTGATAGTAAGTGGATACACTCCACAGGAATTATTACTAAGAGCAAATAAAAAAACAAAAAATCAGGTGGGTACACCCCCATCTTTCTTTTTTGATGCGAGAAATATTCAGGTGCAACCACATAGACCTCGACGAGAAGAATTTGAAAGTGCGGAAGGATTACTTCCAAACGAAATGGCTTGTGATAATTTTGCAACAGTCACGATGGATATACTTGTTCATCAAAGTTTGACTAATGCAAAAGGAGAATTCGTTATTGAGTCCACCAAAAGAGAGGTTAGAATTATTACAACCGATACCGATAGGGATGTTTTAGATCAGGAATTACAGCTTGGTAGATATGTACGTCCAGAAGAATTTCCAGATGAGTATATTACTATTAGAGAAAATTTCTTTAAAGATTTATTAAATAGACCATTGACTATTGTATCTCAATTATTTGAACCAATTACATTATGTTATATTGATGATTACGAATATAGCATCGCAGAGGGAGAAGAAGAGGCGGCATATTCAGTAACTTTCAGAGAATATGCAAGTATTGATTATAATAGGAGTAAAAAATCATGAGTTCTTTGCCTCCAGCTGACCCTAGGGTTGATACAAGCGAGAAAACAACTTCTGCTTATTTAAAAATCAATCAGTCTCGATTAAAATCAATCAATCCTTTATTGGGAAAAACAGATACGACAGATAACACTCCTAATAATAAAGTTAGAGTAAAAGTATATACACCATTTGATGATAAAACTCATACATATTTTCATTCTATGTCTATCGATAAAGACGTTGCAGATTTTATGGGTACAGCAGAATTACGATGCCCATATGATAGCGATTTAATGGCTTATTGGGAACCTGCTCGAGCTTATTGTGTAATTTATGGAACCAATCGAGGAGATTATAAAGTATTATTTATTGGTAGAGTGAGAGAGGTTAACCAACAAGGTTATGAAATTGTAATAGCATTACAGGATTATGGCTGGAAATTTAAACAACTAATTACTCAATCATATGCAAACGACAACGTTATCGGCAAAGACGGTTACACAATAATGAAATTGATGTTTCAGGCTTTGAAAATTGATTCTTGGGTTGTAACGCCAACGGCGAAATATAGATTAAAGCAGGTTGGTATTGATGAAGATGGAAATGTAACTTTAAACAAGAAAGAAATTGAACAAATGCCAGATTTACTTAATCGTCTTAAGAAAACAGATCCACGTCATGCGATTAATAAATATACAGTATATAACAAAATGAAAGAATCAGAATTACATAACCTCAATAATATTAATTATACTTTACGATATGAGAAACCTACGAAAATTATGAAAAAAACGGCAAAGGAAAGTAATTACAGTAAGGGAGCAAGTATGTATGGAACTAACTACGGTAGCAGCGGAGGAAGTAGTAGCGGAGGTGGTGGCTCTGGAGGATCATCCTCTAAAAGTAAATCATCCAAAACTATGACCGCATCTGGGACACGAAGACCTCCTGCTAATTTATGTTCAAATATTAAAAGTGAAAGCGTTAGAGCCGCTATGAAAGTTATTTGGTCATATCAAAGAGGGTACACTAATAGTTTATCAAGTGCAAGTTCTGTAATTTATGAGTATGCTAGAAATTATCCAAGTGTATATTGGGCACAATTAGCCCCATGTCTTAGCACACTCTCAAAATGGGTTTCAAGGAGCAATAAACATAATGGTGCTGCTTCTGTTAAAGCTAATGCAGATAATGCTGCACGTAAAGGACAAACAAATCCATTAGGTAGAAGAAGTACGCGTAGGTCAGCTGGAAATCAAAGACATCCTACCTCTAAATCCAATAAAGGTTGGAGTTTTAATATTTTTGGAATAAGGTTTGGTTAGGTGTTAATATGACTCATTATCATATAGGTGCAGATAGATGTAATGGAGCTGAAAGAAGCTCAATGAATAAAATCGCAAAAGAATTAGAAAAATGTGGACATAAAGTAACAGTTGGAAGTGTGACTCCAGAACAGGAAGCCGCGGCATATCGTGTTAATAAAAAATCAGTATTTTTATTTTTAACTTGTGGTGTAGCTCCTGCTACAATTTGGTCATTTAAGGTGGCTGCGGCGAAAGGAGCAGTCCCGCCAACAATATTTTTACACGCATCATGGGAGAATGGAGATCCATCTTCTCCAATGCGAAGTGAAAAAAAAATGCTTAATTGTCCATTTAAACCTGAACATGATTCAGGAGGATTTGCAAATCCAGGTGCAATGAAAAGAGATGCAGGCAGTGCTACAACAGTAGGAGCCTACGCAAAAAAATATTCAAAATATATTGGCGTTGCTTGGGCCGCAAATCCGACGGAAATGGGAAAGAAAATTTGTAACGGTGATGTTACTGGCTATGGTTCTGGTGGATCTGGAGGATCAAGTGGTTCAGGAAGCGGATCATCAAATGGTGGTTCCTCTACTGGATCAAGTGGGTCATCTCCTTTATTAAATGGAGAGGAAACATTTGAAGAGCTTGTTGGAGATATTTGTAAAGGAATTGATTTGGTATTTGCCGTTAAAAGAAGTACTGTAGTTGTATCGGATTATGAATCAATTTATGCTCAGGCAAAATACCTTCGAGATAATAATAAAAGCGTTACAGAAAGCGAAGATATAAAATTATGGCAACTTCAAGATGGTTCATATGAACTGGATGTTAATCAATATGGATATTATAATACAGTTCGTGTTCATTACAAAAATGGTGTTGTTACTGAAAGTTATGAAGATTTGGTTCGAGTATTTGGAGTTGTTGCCATTGATTATCGTGAGCCAAAAATTGATAAAAGCACGGCAATAATGAAGGCGAAGGCGTATTTAGCCGCTCACGTTAGGGATTTTGATATGGCTGTAAGGGCAACCATTCTTCACGATGGTGATATAGAAATTGGAGATATTGTTACATTGGAAAATCCAATGACAATGCGAGACCAAATTAGAATGAAAACAGAAAAAAGAGACCCTGAATACTTCTTTGTAAAAGGAACTTCTATTTCATGGGAGGGGTCAAGCTTTATTACCTGTGATTTGGATTTGCGATATGGAGCGGAAAGCCCAGAAGGTAAAGAAATTCCAGAAGCTGGAACTACATATAGCAATGATAAAAAAGGAAAAAGTAGTGTAGCAGCTGGAGATATAACAGGAGCATTAGAAGAAATTGGAAAAAAATATGCAAGTTATGCGTATAGTGGGGCATGTCAAAGCGCTTCTTGTGTAAAAAAACTAAAACAAGGAGATTGTTTTGGTATGAGTGATCTTTTATATTGTTCATTAAAAAGCTTAGGGGTTGAAGCAAAAATCGTAACATACGCATCCCCATATTCTAATAGCGGAACACATAGAAGTGTTTTATACAAAGATGAGAATGGACAATGGCAAGATTTTCCATACAAAAAATACGGTTTTCATAAGAATTTTAGTGCTATGGCCGCCTCAAAAACAAGTAAGCATATTATTAAAGGAACATGTGATTAAACATTATAATAAAATTTTAAATATAAATGGCATTGAAAATTTTAATATTAGAGGTTATTTAGATGGTTAAAGTTGGAAAGTCTACAACATATACACATAAAGAGTTTAAAGATCATGTGGTTAAGCTAGCATCAAATAAACCACTTAAAGGTCATTTAACGAATCAAGAAAGAACTACCGATGATAGCCAAACTGTTGAAGGTGTGCTTAAACAAATTGTAAAAGACCGTATTGATTCAGATGGTTGGTATGTTGAAGTGGGAAAGGATAATGATAAATATGTTTATCATTGTAGTTATCCGCAATGGGCTACTGGAGGAACAATTCCAGAATCAACAGAAACGAATACGTTGTATGTTCCCGTAGGAAAAGTGCGTGTTGAAATAACCATTGACAAAAAAAATAAAATTTACATTATTCAACGATTAATTGATAATTCAAAAGCATCTATTGTTAATTACAATAATGAATTACATATTTCAGTAAATAGTAATACAAAAACAAACCAAGATGTAAATGCAAATGTTAAACTTACAAATGATACAATTAATCTCAATGCTGATAGCGTTGTAGTTACAGATAACAACAACAATGAATTTGATTTGATTGAAAGTCATACTATTCAAATCGGTCAAATTCAGGTTTTACAGGAAGAAAATAAAAAATTACAAGAACGAATATCAACCATAGAGGAGCAATTAAATACAGAAAATAAATCAGATGAATTAGAAAATCAATCAGAAAAGGATGAATAGTCATGACAGATGGAAATAAACGATATTTGGGAGATGTATGGATTAACGAGGAAAATCTCGAGAGACAACGTGCATTCTTTACAGATATAATGGAATCATATCAATATAAATATGGAGGAGAATTTGATGCCTCTACATTACGAGGATTTACCCCAGAAGATTTTGCAACAGCAGAACAAGGAAGATTGGCGGATAATTCTATTCAGGCTCCATTATTATTAGGAAGAAAGCAAATTGCAAATGTAAGTGATCCTCAATATATCTATACAGATGCTGTATTAATTGATGATGAAAATAGTGATTTGATGGCCATTGATTGGTTTAAAAATATTAATATAGAAGACGTAGAGGACGCTTCGTTATCACATATATTAATTCTTATCAGACAAGCTGTTAACGACATTCAAACACTTTTACAAAATGGTATTGACTCTAAATTAGATTCTGATATTTATTATAATTTTTATGAAGATGAATTTACAGATTTAAAAGATTCTGTTTCTGAAGTTTTTGAAGAATTTACCGACGCGGACGGAAACGTTGTAACAAAATTAAATGCTTCTTTGGTAAACGGATTAAGGTTTATTTTAATCACACAGGAAGCATATGACGCATTACCAGAAACTGATAAAACATATTGGAGAAATATTTATATTATTAGGGATCCAAGCGACATTCCTCCTGATTATGCAGATCCAATGAAATGGCAATTAACAGATGGGTATACATTTGCAATTCATGATAGGGAATTACAAATCACAAATGGTCTTAGTGATGAATGGAAAACACTTTGTAGTTTAGATGATTTGCTTAATGGAGCTGATATTGAACAATTGATTCGTGATTTTGTAACAACACAATCTTATACAATTCCTTCTGATAATTTATTGGACAGTTTATATAACATCAATCCTTCTTTAATTAGTAATGATTGGCAAAATTATCCATTCTTAACATCTGATGTTCATGATGATTTTATTGCACATATTACGGTTAATGGCTCCTCAAATAATGTAACTGAAACAGTTAATTCAACAACTAAATTTAAGACTGCAAATATTAATATGAATTCAATTATTAATAATTCTCAAGCAATTACATCAATCAATCAAGCATTAGATGATACAAATAACATTTTAACATCAAATGTTACAGCTGATAATTCAAGATTAAAGCAACTTGAAAATCAAGTTACAAATATTGATCAGCGAATAGCAAATGATATTAACCCTAAAAATACATCTCAAGATACACAAATTCTTGATTTGCAATCACGATTAGAGCAGGCAGAGAATGTTTTAGAACAAGTTAAAAACAAAACATATAACATCTCAACTAATATGGGAAAATGGGATGTTGAATGGCTTGGAGGCTTGGTATGTCCTGTTTTATCAAGTGCTACAAAAAGTGGAACAAAATATACACAAAATTATAAAGCTTGGTGTGATGAAGCTGTAAAACGTAATACTAATTTCTTTAAATTATATTCAAAATATTATATATCAAATGTGCAATATAATGAACAATTAGGACTTGCTCGTATTTATGTCAGTTTTTTACATTGGCATAGAAAAGAGAATGCAAGAAAATGGGTAGAACCGTCTATTACATATACAAACGCTAAAAATAAAACCGTTACATCAACATGGGAAACATACAATAAAAGTATTTTAGGAAATCGAGCTGGAATTACATTAATGTCCGATTATTCAGATATATCAATTAATGCTCAAATAGAAAACAAAACAAAAACAGATCACCCTCCATTTTCTAATATAGTATTTCCAAATCGAGACTATCCAAGTAAACGATTTATTAATATTAGACCAGATGTGGGAAATTCAAAAGTATATGTGTATGTGGATCAAGATGCTAACGTAAGAGTACATTTTTATGGTAGCGTATTATATTCACTTCAAACTGGCGGTTTAATTGGATACGAGGGAGATATTAATATAGATATTGATGATAATAATGGGGAATAACTATGACAATGAAAAATATAAAAAAAAATATTTCTGCTGAAAATGTTACTCAATTATTTGATATTAATGTTCAAAAAGACAGTAACAATAACATTACATCAATAAATTTAACAAGAAAAAATTTCTATAATGAAAGTGATGCACAAAGTGTTGATTTAACAGATTATTTTTATACAAGACAGGAAGTCGACGATCGTATTAAAATACAACTTGTTGTTTATGAGGGTGGATATTCAACATTACCTCAAAAAAACAACATTAGTGATGGTAAATCAAATTACATCTATTTAGTTCCATTTTCTGATACAGAGGGTGTACAAGAAGGAATTTATAAGGAATATGTTTGGGTTGAGATAAAAGATTCATCAAAATACAGAACAAATGAATCACACCACAATGATTTTGTTGAGAATGGAAAACATTACAATTATGAAGCTGTTGGATCAACCGAAATAGATTTAGAACCAATTAGAGCACGATTATCAACAGTTGAAACAAATAAAGAAGATAAATCAAATAAAACATCAACATGGAAAACAACAACGAATCATACTCGATATCCAACGGAAAAACTTGTTAAAACTTCTTTGGATGCAAAAGAAGATGTTGCTAATAAAACTTCAATATGGAACTCAGCAACAAATCATACCCGATATCCAACGGAAAAACTTGTTAAAGACTCATTGGAAACATTGGAGACAAATTTAATCAATCAATTATCAATTACTGTTGATGACGAATGGGATTCAACAAGTAGCAATCCTGTTCAGGCAAGTGTAATCAATGATAATTTTTATGATAAAGAGTCACTTATTGAATTATTAAATAATATAGAAAATAGCAATGGTAAACTATTGACCGTTTATATCGATGAAAACACAGGAGATCTTGTTGTTGATGATGATAGCTATACATATTACACCACAGAACAAACTGATTCATTATTAAATAATAAAGAAAATATATCTAATAAAACAGCGGTGTGGGGATCAACAACAAATAACACTCGCTATCCAACTGAAAAACTTGTTAAAGATTCATTGGATAATAAAGTTGATAAATCAAATACATCTGGTCTCATAAAAAATGATGGAACGATTGATACAAATACATATCTTACCCTCAATGATATTTCTGGTAAGGAAGATACCGCTAATAAAACAACATCATGGGGGTCAACCCCAAATAGTGTTCGATATCCAACAGAAAAGCTTGTTAAAGACTCATTAGATGGAAAATCAGATATAAATCATACTCATAATTCTCTTAATACTCAAAATATTGTTTCTAATAGTGACTTAAATGATGATATGTATAAATCACAAGGTATTTATCTTTGTGAATCTTCATCAAAAGCACAATCATTATCTAATTGTCCAGTCACAAATGCTTTTGGTATGATTGTTATACAAACCTATGATACTTCAAGTAAATTAGGGTTTAAACAGATATTAATGCCATATAATGTTGCAGATTCATTGAATGTAATATATACAAGGAATTTCTTTGATACAACTTGGTCTGATTGGAGGCAGATAAGAGATAGTTATAATTCATATAGCAAAAATGAAGTGGATACTGCATTAAACTCAAAAGAAGACAAATCTAATAAAGTAACTTCTTGGAATTCAACAGTAAATGATACTCGTTATCCAAGTGAAAAACTTGTTCATGATTCTTTATTAGAAAAAGTAGATTATAGTTATGCAAGTGAGCATTATTCAGAATTAGGTCATGGTCACAATGAGAGTGATATTGAAATAGATTCAAATTATCATTCTTCATCATTCATTTCTGATAATGCAATAACAACTCAACAGACTTTTAACGAAGTTGTTGGAACATATTTAGGCAATTTAGAATCTCAAAAAATTACATTAACTGCTACTCTTGAAAATGGAACAACAAAATCATTTACAATTTATGGTAATGAAAATACTGGTGATTAATCATGAATTTCGATGAGGTCACAAGTTTACAGATAGATAATCAAGAAATTATAGAATTATTTATTAATAATGTTTTAGTTTGGCAAAAAAATCAAAAAACATATGGGGAGTTATTTGCTACATTTAGCGGTAACAATGTAACACTTAATAACGCTTATGTGACTGATACTTATCCATCTGCTATTTTTGATGATGGCACTTATATTGCAGAGGTTAATTGGGGAGATAATCATGAAGAAGTTTTTGATGGTTCAGTTTATCAGATAAGTCATTCATATGAAGATGGATTAAATAATCATACAATAAAATTTACTAAAGATTTTGAGCAATTAAATGGGATTTTTTATAATTGTAGTAATTTAATTGATATTATTATTCCTTTAAGTGTAACTTCACTTGGAAATGGTTGTTTTGGAGGATGTAGTGGATTAAGTGAGATTGATATTCCTTCAAGTGTAACTTCACTTGGAAATGGTTGTTTTGCAGGATGTAGTGGATTAAGTGAGATTGATATTCCTTCAAGTGTAACTTCACTTGGAAATGGTTGTTTTGCAGGATGCATTAATTTAACTAAAATTACTTTTCCTTCAAATATTAAAACATTAAAATATACTTGTTTAGCTGGGTGTACTTCATTAACTGAAGTTGTTCTTCCTCACAATGTTATGAGATTAGAATCTATGTGTTTTAATAATTGTACTTCATTATCTGAAATTACTATACCTTCAACTGTAAATTCAATAGAAAATGGTTGTTTTTATAATTGCACTAATTTAACTAAATATAATTTAAATTGGGATTCATCTAATACAATAATTGCATATGATACTAATATATTCCAAATTAATACCAATACTGTATTTAATATCCCATATGGAACAACTGATTTATATATAGCAAAAAATTATCCATCTGACAAACTTGTTGAACAATATTTATATTATAATGAAGATGAAGTAACTTGTGTAAGAGGGTCAAATGCTCATGGTGATAATTTAGTATCTGAATTAACAGATATTGGTACAAGTGATTGGACATTATCTTTTGATTTAAAAACAAATAAAATTGGTGGTTGTTTAAACATAGGTGCATCTAATCAACACAATAGTTCAACAGATACTGCTAATTATAGGTTAGGAATAGGTTTTGATATAATTAATAATCAACTGAAAAATTATGCGAACAATAGAACTACTTCATCATATGCCACATCAAACCAAATCTTATCTACTGATACATATTATAAGTTTAAAATGGTTAAAAGTGGAAGAACTGTGACATTTTATCAAGATGATGTTCTTTTTGCAACAAAAACAGTATCTTGGTTACCAAATTATTCATCGTATGATTTATATCCATTGATATGGAATAAAAGTGGAAACAGTATTACATTTAAAAATGTAAAATTAGAAAAAAATTAAATAGGTGAATAAATGAATAAAAAATTAATTAGTGTATTAATAATTTGTTCAATTTTATCATTAGGATTTGTTTTTGCGGAAGATAATGAATCATTGAATAATAATTCTATTTTTGATAATGAAAAAACAATTATAGCAATAGAAAGTGGAGATTCTAATATTTCATTCGAAGATGGCTATAAAGGATATTGTGCAGAATGGGGAGAACATTCTGCAGAAGAGGGCCAAAAATTTATTGTTAAAAATACATCACAAATAAACAATAATAATTATTTAAAAACAATGTTTTTATTTTTCCATAATCAAACTCAAAAAGATGTATATGCTACACAACATATGGTTTGGAAATTCACCGATGATAAACAATTCAGTCGATTCAATCAAACATGGTATAATCAAATAATTGAAACTGGAGATAAATACACCATACCAGATTCAGGTAAAATACCTATTAATGAAACACACCAATTTAGCTTCGATTTTAAATTATTTATGCCACTCATTAATGAATTTCAGAATTTTTTTGCATATCAATTTTTAATTGAAGAAACACCTAATGAGCCAGATATTCAAATAAATAATTCTACAATCAATAATTCAACTACTTTATTACCAAATCATCAAAATAATAATAACAGTTTTGAATATAATGATATTTATGATTATAACAATATAAAAAACAATGATATATCTATAGGTAACCATCAAACTGGCATAAATTTATGGGCCCTTGGATGTGTTATAGTTATGTTAATCACAATATGGATAGCTAATAAATATAATTAAAGAGGATTAATATGATAAGATTTGAAACCGTAAGAATACTAAAAAAATTCCTTGAAGATCGAAATAACAAGATAACATCATTGTCTTCATCTTCAACAAATACACAATATCCTTCTGCAAAAGCAGTATACGATTTTGTTCAAAATAAAGTAAATAAAACAAATGGAACTTCACAAATAACAGATACAAACGCAAATAATTATACAAATATTGGCAACCTAAGTTCTGGCGCTACGCAACAAGATATTAATAATGCCATTAATAATATGTTAGGTACAGTTCAAGGATTAGAGGTTATTAAAGTAGTATCTGATAAAGGAGAGGCTTCTGCTTCAACAATGAATAAGCTATATATCGTATCAGAAAATAATAAGGTTAATGTATATTATACAAAACAAAATGGCAATAATTATAGTTGGGCAAAATTAGATGAAGATATACTTGATGAATTAAATATTAGTTGGTCTGATATTCAAAACAAACCATCTACATACCCACCAAGTGAGCATACACATAGTAACTACAATAAAACAACCTATAATCAAACATTATCTCAGAATACAGATGGAGCTTATGAAATTGGAAAAATAAATATAGATGGAATTAATACTACTATTTTCGGAAAGGATACGGACACTAAATATACACCATCAAATTTAATTCCGTTAGTTGATAGTATTAATGGAACAAAAGGGACATCTGCAAATTATTCCAGAGAAGATCACGCACACCCTCATATAAAAGCTTCTATTATATCAACATCTACATCTCAAATTTCGTTAGATGACTATAAGGAACCTGGAATATACAAAATCAATGGTGTTAGTACATTAGATGTTGACAATTCTATTGATTTATCTTCATATAGTTATGCGATATTAGAAATAAAAAATTATTCTACAACATCTCTTATTCAGATTTTATATACAATTAAGAAAAATGTAATAAATAAAATTTTTTATAGAATATGTTATACGGACGTTTGGACAAATTGGAGCGAATTAACAAAAGATACAATATATACACATCCAAGTTATACCGCAAGAACTGGAAAACCAACAGCTAATCAAACACCTGCTTTCGGCGATACAATAACAATTTCCCAAATTATTAGTGATAATACAGGACATATTACCGCGGCAACAGACAGAACAATTAAAATTCCAAATGCATTAGGAAACGGAACAAAAGCAGGATTATCCACATGTGATTTTACAAATGTCTATAAAAACAAAGTAAATAATTTAAAGAATGTAGCTTTATCAGGGTCTTATACTGATTTATCAGATACCCCAGAATTATCATATGAGAATGGAGTATTAAAATTTGAATAGGTGATAATATCACAAAAATAAATTATTTATATAAAACACAAATTGATTCAGATAATTATACGATTGATATTGATAAATATACAGTCATAACCGCAAAATTAATTGATTTTAATAATAATCCAGTATCTAATACTAATGTTACAATTACTTGTGATAAAGGAAAATTTTATAATAATTCACATATTGTTCAGCAAACACTAATATATACTGAATATAATGATAAAATTATTTTTTCTTTTAATGCATATAGTCCAAAACAAACATTGAAAGTTACATTTAAATATAATGAATCAACAGTAGAACTTAATATTGATTTAAGTGTAGGTATGAATGGGAATAATTATACTTGGATGATTGATCCAAGTTCTATTGAAATAATTAAAATAGATTTGACTCCTATTGTTGATGATGGTGTATTATATATAGGATTAGATGATACAATATGGGGTGGCTCAACAGATTTAAATGAACTAAATATAGGTAAAAGTAACACTATTACTGGAACAACAAATGATGAAGGTTATGTTAAATTTGTATATGATGCATCAGAATGGGGGTTCATAACTCTTTCTGCGAATAATTCAACTGTGAAATTATGGGTAACTGGGTGGAGAAATGTTGAAACAAGAAAAAACATTGAATATAAATACAATACTCAAAAATGTACTAAACAATTTTCTTCTGATCCATTTCCAACGAGAAATATTAGATATGATGACAGTATAGGTGCAGTACAATATGAATTACATTATCAAAATACATCACAATTAGATTTGAATCCATCAGATACTGATGTTATTTGTGAGTTTGTTGAGGGTACTGATGATAATGAATCAAATTTACCGAATAGTATTTTTAATTGGAATTTTGCAGAACATCAATATTCTGTATGGTATAAATCAAATATTTGTTTTTGGTTTAGAGCAACTGGAGAATTATGTGTGAGAGGGTATAGAGAGAATAATACTTCTCATGTTGTAAGCATTCCAGCTAATTCTACATCAATCTGGTTAACTCATGAAAAAAGATATATGCCTAATGGGAGAGTGGATATATGAGTGTGAATAATTTGTATGAGGTAAAAATATATCATTCTGATTCTTCATCTTTGAATGCTAATATTGATGGTGAAAACCTACTTGATGATATAAAAGTATTTACTATTCAAGTTGTTGATTATAATAATAATCCTTTAAAAGATAAAACTATTGAAGTGAGTTGTGATAAAGGTTATTTTACATTGTGGACAAATGATGATGGAGATGTCAATCATACATTAAATAATGTTAAAAGTTTTACTGGAACAACCAATACTGATGGGAAATTTGATTGCATATATCGTGCAAATGAATGGGGATTATGTACAATATCATGTGATACTGTAAAATTACAATTATTTGTTACTGGGTTTAAAACAATGAATGTAACCTCTCAAAAAGGTTATGAATGTATTTTTCAAGTTGATGAATCATATAGGTCATGTAGACTTGCAATAAATCTTCCATCACATACATTAGTAAATTCAGAATCAACACCGTTGGATACTATTGGATTCCCAAAACAAAAATATTATCCACCATTGGGACTACATATATCTTCTTACAGAAGTGATATAAAATATCATTTAACAACAAATGGTGAGTTGATGGGTAGAACATATGATGGGCTGAGTAGTAGTTCTGTTTCTGCACATACAGAAGTTTTTGAATGGCATTATTAAAGGTGATAAAATGATTCTTGCAAGTGATTTATATGAAGTAAAATTTACACCATCAGAAACATTATTACGAATTAATAGGAGTAGTAGTATAAACATAAAACTTATTGATTTTAATGGTAACAATGTTAGTGGAAAAACTATCACTGTAAAATGTGATAAAGGTGTTTTTACGAATAATAATTCTAATACATATACAAATACAACTGGAGCTAATGGATTAAATGTAAATTTCAAAACAGATTCCAATGGTATTATAACTATTACCGTAATCGTTGAAGGGGTAGTTAGGAAAGAAAATCTTCAATTATATGCAGATACATTTAAAAAAATGGTTTTAAATGGGAATAATAATGATGGTGATGTGTATTTATATATAAATGATAGAATAAAACAATGTTTTTTATATTATCCATGCAAACTCACAAAATACTATAAGAAAAAAAGTAGTGATACATCATATTTTAAAATATTAGAAGATAATGGATTTATTCCAAAAACATATAGACCAAAATTTTCAAGTGTTTGTGGTGTAGCATATAGACCTGATATAATCTTTTATGTTACTATGGACGGCGGAATTAATTATCGTGTCGAAGAAGATAAAACATTAGATGGAAGTGCAGTTATTAGATTAAGTTGGACATATTAAAGGTTAATTGTATAATAAATAAAACATCTAATATCATATAATCTTTATAGAACTTTATATTATCCATTACTATAATAAAAAATAATTATTCGTAAAAATCATATATATAAAACCGATTAATAAAATATTATCTAATATCAAAATAAGGTGATAAAATATGACAAGTTTTAGTAAATCTGAAGTATTAAAAGGGGCAAAAACTGTTAAAAACAGTATAAAAAATGGAAAAGGAATTCCGTCCTCTATTACCCTAAAAACCAGAGAAAATGGAAAAGAAAAAAAATTAACTAAGGCTCAATTTGCAGGAATCATGGAATCAACAAATGTTTTTATACTTAAGAACGGTCGATATCCAAAATACACTACACTTAATTCAACAGCAAATAATCCATTGGTTATGAATTATCAAAATGATAGTGTAAGCTGTGGCCCAGCTTCTTTTAATATGTGTGTACAGTTATTATACGGAGAATGGATTGGTGAAAAAGCTATTAAAAAAACATTTGGAACTGGTTCCAGCGGAACTGATCCATCACAAATAATTGCTGGAGCTAAAAAATATGGATATACTGTAGAAAAAATAGGAAGAAATTATGCAAGTGTAAAAAAAGCATTAGATAAGGGATATCCTATCTTGGCTCACATCGATACGAAACCAGCTACCTGTTTAGGTTATAAAAATAATTATGGTCATTGGACAGTTATTTATGGGTACACTAAAGATGGTTATTATAAAATTGCTGATCCAACTAAAGGTATAAAAATTTGTGCTCCACGTATTTATGATAAAGCAATGTTAAACAGAACCATATATTATTATCAAGTCAAACCAAGATAAGGTGATTTAATGAGTTACAAAAATCAAAACTATATGAGAAATTATTTGTTAAAAGAAGAGGCTGATAAAGCACAAAAAGATTATGTCGAAGAAGAACAGGAAACACAAATTGAACAACCTCTTACTCCAACCCATTCTTTTATTATGTATAAAGATGATCAAAAATCTGAAGAAGATGGAAGAGGAACATGTCATGTAGACAATGTTGAAAATGATTATGTTAAAGTTAAAATTTTAACAAATTCAAATAGTCAAATGGTTAACCAATCCTTTTTTGTTCTAAGAGAACCTGCAATGAATGGAACAATATCTGCATTATATAACAACAATACTGGAGCAAGCCCAATAGGACTATTTATCGAACTGAGTGAATATACAGAATAATAAGGGAGAAATAAAATGGCAGATGCATACGTTGAATCTTTAATGGAGTTAGATGAAGATTCAATTTTAACACAACTTAATTCTATTGCCCAGGAATTAGGATTAATCAAAGAAGTATTTGAAACATCCAGAATTTACCTACATTATGCCGTTTTCGCCAGAGTTTTTGGACATATTTCTCAGATTATTGGGCAGTATTATGATACCGTTGATTTAGATAATACAACAGATGAAGCTCTTTTAGAACAACAAATAAAACCATTTGTGACAAAAAGAGATGCACGTGTAGCTAAAACTATTTTGCGTTTTTCACGAAGAGATGATTATTTTGGCACAAACAATGATATTTTAATTCCACGTGATCTTGAGGTGTCAACGGAAGGGGACGACCCAATTATTTTTCGAACAGCAGAAGCCAGAACATTGTGGAAAGATACATACGCTGTTCTTATCCCAGCCTACTCTGTTGAAGTCGGATCTGTAAATAATGTCGATGTTAATACATTGACATTTTTTGATGATAATGAATATTTCCCCCAAATTAAAGTCACAAATATTTATCCTGCTTATGGGGGTAGTGATGAAGAAACCGCTTTTGACGCAAGAGAGCGAATTGGAATGTTTCGATATGGAAGAGATTCTACTCGACTTTCAATTTTAGATTTATTATACGACAATGGGGTCTCATACTATGCCTGCAATCTTGTTGAGTATTACGAAGGATATGGAACAGTATTAATTAGTATGGACGTTGACTCAGAAGAAGAATTCAATGATATTGTTGCTGCAATAGAAGCTCAAAAACCTGGTGGTGTCAAATATCAATATAGTATGGTAGATTATGTTTATATCAATATTAACATTACAATTAAAATTGTTGTTGAAAAAGCATATACACCATATGAAAAAGACGAAATTGAAAATAGTATTAAAACCGCTATCGAAACATATTTCGCCAATCAAGTTTATGTTGGAAAAAAATTATCAGTTAATCGATTAGAATCATATATTTTACAATTCCTATTCGATGAACAATATGATATCTATGAGGTAGATATTGATATCGAAGATAATTCTGATTTAAATGTTGATTTTGAAACTGGACAATTAAAAGTTGAGCCATTTCAAAGATTATCTCCAAATCTTATTTATACAACAATTGAATATAACATTGATGCGTAGGTGATATAATGATAACACCAGAAGGCGAAATACAAGATATTTTAACAGATATTTGTGACGATGATTTTTACGATTACGTTTACGATTATCACGAAACAACAGTTATTGAAAACAATGATATAGAATATTTAAATGATGTTGAGGCTCTATGGGCTGCAATTGTTGGCGTATTAAAAACAGAGGTTGGAGTAGTAGATGGAGTTGGTTTGGAAAATTATGGAAGTCGGTTATTATCTCTTATGGGAGAACATACAAGTTGGTTTAATGCCGAATTAGCAAAAGTGTATATAAAAGAAACAATTCCACAATTCCAAGGATACGTACTTGATTTTCCAGTAATTGATATTTATGAACCAGTTCCCGAAACAAGCGATCGCCGAACAATGATTATCAAATTAACTGTTGATAGTGTATTTGGCAGATTTACAAGAACATTTTATATGTGATATTATGGTATATGATTCTTTTAATTATGACATAAAAAGTAGACTTCCTTTATGGTGGCAAGAAGATACCTTTTTAGAGCCAATTAATCGATATGCTCAGGAATTACTTAAAGATCTTGTTGGAGGTTTTTTAACCAATTTAGGAGTTGTTCAACCCGTTCAAGTTTGGAAAACACTTCCTACTGAATATAGTTGGCTACATACATATATTAGTCATGACTCTCTTCTAAAAAATGAACAAGGCGGAACCGTAGCAAAAATATTATATCCAAATACTCCAATTCGAGCTGAAATACCAAACTCAAAAAGAAACTCTCATGCTATTATACAGTTAAAATTAACTGGGGACTATCACGGAGCAGAAAAAAAAATTAATAAACTTATTATTAGAAATGCTCATCAAACCATTACCATCAATAATATCACTACTATGACAGATATCAAAATATTCACGGAAGACCATAAAATTTTAATAGATGGGGTACAAAGAAGTGATTTAGTTACTGGGTATTTTGATAAAATTTATAGTCAAGCAAAAAACACTAATTATGAGGAATTAGATATACGTGATGAAAATAAAATTACATATATTGAATTAGAATCTGATGTTAATACCATGTTTGATTTAAAAATTAAACATATACACCCAATTTATGTAACAGAACAAAACATTAGAGTTTATAGTGTTAGTGCTTTTCCAATTGAATATATAAAATTATATGGTTTTTATTGTCATGATTTTAATAATAAACAAGAATGGCAATTTTTATGGGAAAAACATTATGATGAAGAGGATAGAGTTGTATTCGATAGAATAACAAAACAATTTGATTGTGAAACATTTTATGTTCAAGTTAAACTTCATGGTATTGGTGTCCCATTAGTTTATGGATTTCCACAAGAAGAATTATCTGGAAATAGTATTTTTGAAACAAATAAAATGCTTGATAAATGGGGTAGAATTTATGGATTACCTCGAAGATACTATAAGACTCATATTAGCGATGATGATGAACCTTATACCTTCCCTCCTTATTATAAATATAATATAGAACAAGATTATTGGTATGAACAGCGTTTAATAAATGAATATCAGCATAATGAAGATGCTATTAATGCGGCATATATTAAGGACGATCAATTTAATAACATCGCATTATTAAGAACAATAGATCCTTTTATTGAAGATATTTATGTTTATACAGAAACAATTTCTCCCGATATTGATTATAATCGAGAGATAGGATATATTAATCCTACATATTTGTTAGAAAGTGGAGAAGGAATTACTTGGGCTAATCCTCATCAAATTGCTAATACAACATTCGTTGGAGCTGAAATTGAATTAAAACCAAAAACAAGTCAATATTTTAATACCAAAGAATATCAAACAAAAATACTTGAAATACATTTTGATGAAATTCCAGAACTTCCAAAAAATATTGAAATAACAGGAATTGAATTAAAAATCACTGGAATGACAGATATACATTCAACATCTTTAACATTAGATGATAGAACAAGAATGTTATTGCCTATCATAAATACCATAGATAAAGAGGTTATTTTAGATATTGATAGCATTCCAATTGTAAACGAAGAGCATTATTGGGAAAAAGGTAAAGGTGTATATTCAATTGGCGGTAAAAACATTTTATTTGGGCAAGAAAAAATAACAAAAGAGCAAATTCAAAATGGATTAGCTTTTGAGTTAGCATTCACAAATAATAATCAATTTTTAAAAACATCTATTGTAATTTATAATATACAATTATTTATTTATTACAAGTTATTGCAGGATAAGTATGATATGAATGTCGAGCTTGATAAAAAAGAAATTATATTAACAGATAACAATAAACAAAGAATTAAAATGAAAATTAATTTAGAAAACACAGGAAACATTCCTGTTGTTGATAAAACCGTATTTATTGTTGCTCCACCAGAACTTCATGTTACACATAAAAAATTTGGAATGTTTGACTTAGATGTTAAAGAAAAATTTATTATTGGAGATACAGAAGATGATGAAATCATTATAACCTGCCCAGATAATCGAACAGGTTTTTATGACATCATGGTTTTTTGTGATGATAAAGTTGTTAATAATCAAATTACAGTCAGGAATGGTTTTGAATGATACTAAATGAAGAGGGTAAAAAAGAATTTTTAACATCAGATTTTCATACTTACATTGATATAGAATTATCATGTGATATTAAAACAAATAATATTACTCAATTTTCAAATTTTGTTTTACCGATTCAAAAATTATATGAGTATATTGATGAACAGTATTTAAAATCTTTGTTTAATAAAGAATATAATAATGTTTTTTTTACAACGCAAGATAATAATGTTATACATAGATATGAATATTATCAAAAAGTATTTTTCATTAGAATGACACCATTTGGAAGTCTAAGAATGCATTTTGTTCCAAAAAAATATGATGCGTCTGATTCGAAAACAGATAAGGCAATTTTAATTTTTAAGGACAATAAACAAAATATTAATAAAAATAATTTTTCATGTACAGAAGAATATCAAAGAGATAATGAAAAAAACACAATTAATTTATATTATCAATTAACTGAACAAAAACCTTCAAATGGATTGTATCTTTTTAATATTAAAAATCAAACAAAAAATTTAAACAAACTTCAAATTAATATGGGTTATAGTTACAATGATACAAATCCAACAGATAAATTAAAACATTATACTGGGGTTCTTGATATGAGCAATCAAAATGGTGATCTTATTACTGATAATAATTATACCGAATATAATAAAACATTGGTGGACGCCAATTATGATAATGTTTCAGATTACACAAATGTAAGTAAAATGATAACAATAGAAAATTCACCTCAATGGCCTTCAGATACAACTCCATACAATGATAACGTTCATGATGTTGGATTTAATAACGAACATACGATTAATCAAATATATCATAAAACTATTAAATATATCAATGATGATATCTACATTGAAGAAAATAATGAATCTATAATTCAAATGTGGAATGAAAGGTGAAAAAATGAGTGAAATTGTATTTAAACCTCAAAAAATTTCTCAACCAAATGCTAAAAAAGAATTATCAACAGCAGACGCATCTGCTTTCAAAAAATGTTCTTATAAAGGCGGATGGTATCCAAAGAAATATAGACAATGGACAGACATAAAAAATCTTTTAGTAGGGAAAAAAGCCCAATGTGGTTCTACGGAAGGATCAAAATATGGAGGAGAAATTCAGCATATTGGATCACCCACGGGTGATTTCCCTCAACCTGCATTATTACATTTTTATAATTTTGATACATCAAAACTTCAGTCATCTAATAAGATTAATAAACTTACAATTTCATTTTCTTATCGAGTTATCAATGTAACAGCAAGTGGAAAACTATGGGTAAAAAATTTAGCAAAAAATGAAAGAGCTGTTATACAAGGGGTATCCGCTTGGTTTGGAACAAGTGATAAAAAAAAATTATTTAGCGCTGTTCAAAAGAAAGATACAAAAATCCGATATGAATTTAAAGATAAAAATAACAAATACATTTGGAAAACCATTAGTTTTACCTTTAAAGATATTAGTGTATCTGATATACTAAATAAAGACTTTGCTTTTAATTTACAATTTGGATACAATTGTTCATCTGCGTCAACACCTTGTATTTTATATTTATCTGGTGTAAAAATGAATGTAGATTACGAAGAAGGAGTTCCATATATTGAGGGTAAAAATAGCATTAATCATTTGTACACCAGCGCAGAAACGGTTTGTCAATCCTCTATTATTCAAACAATTGAAGCTGGATATAAAAATGGAAAAACAAAAATCAATGTTAATAAAGCTCCTAAAAAACTTGGTTCTACAATTAAAGTTAAAAAAGCACCAACAGGGGTAACTGTTACCTCACAGACTTCAGATGATTTAAAAACAACCTTTCAAATAACTGATAAATCTAATATACCTGGCGAAAAAACAATTACCTATTATCTTAATGATTTTCCGTCAAAAACTGTCAATGTTTCATATACAGCTATTAAAAGAGAAAAACCTGAATATAATTTTATTACAAAATACAAACACAATGAAGATTTTGATTCTAACAAAGCATATGTTATTTTTAAAAATGGCTGCGCTACATCAATTAAAATTTATATTGATTCATTAGATTCCTCTCCAATTAAATTATCTATTACAAACCAAAATAGCGAAACAAATCTCCTCAATGAACAACAAATTAAAAAATTCCACAATGCAATTAAAACATTAAAATGTGGATACCATGTGTTGTATATTCAACGAGGTAATGAGTCATTAGAAGATGTAAAACACAATGATGTTACAATTCAAGTCTCTCCAATGAATTATAAATTTCGAATATATAGTGATACAAACCCAAATTTAATATATCAACAATCCAAAGATAGCGCTTCAAGAAAAGAATCTATTAATATACAAAGAATCGATAATGAGCCCATTGAAAAAATTAATAATATTAAAATTTTCGATGAAACAAATTTAGATCAAGTACCTCATAGTGTTAATAATGTAGCGAAAGGGCAAATTATTACCCATGAAATTGATAAATATTATGCAGGAGATTTCTATATTAAAGTTATGGACGATACAAATAACTGTTCATCAACTAATAGCTCTATTGGAAAAATTACAATTAAAAGTAATCATAGGCAAAACTATGATTATTTATTTACACGTGGAGAGGATGGAACTGCGTTCGATTTTGATTATTTGGTTGCCTGGGAAGGAGATCGTATTCTAGCGCCAATCACAGTTACAGATATTAATTTAACAAGTTCAAATCAAAACATTAAAATTTGTAGTCAATCATCTGAAACAGGTCTCTCTCAAATTGGAATTGTAAATTTAAGAGTAAGAAATATAACTGAAGATCAAATTATTAATAATCTTAAATTAGAATTAAATACATTGGAATTAAATGATAATGATCAATTAGACGTAACAACAGATGAATGGACAACACCTGATGGAATTTTTAATGACTTTTATAAACTCTTTCATGAATTTAATGAAAACTTAGGAAACAATGTTGAAGTAAAAAACCTTACGGCTGACAATGATTTAATTGACGAAGAGAATGTATATTTGTTAATTCAACAAATCGACCCAAGTACCACCATTAATATTAAAATACCGTATAGATGCTCAATTGAAAAAGAAATTCATTTGCAATATCTATTATTTGAGGAAGCGCAGCCAATTCATAATATCTCAAGCTGTGATAATAATATTCGTGAAACAAATCTGCCAACTGATATTTCAATAAATGTTATTGATTCAATGCAAACAGAGTTAGAAATTACTGGGAATACCGATATTTTATTTTTAGATGATACATTCGATTGTCCACAAGAATGTTATACAACGAAAGACGATAATGGCGATTTACAGTCAGGGGGTATAACATATCGTATTACGAATATTGACACAAATAATTTTGAAAATACCCCATTTATTTCAACTCAAATTATTAATAGTAACGAATTAATTCCTTATGGCTATTATGTTAATGGAGAATACTATGCGTTATTTGACGCTAATGGAAATAAAAAAACAAATATTCGTGATAATCCAATGAGAGATGAACAAGGAGAAATTATTTATGACCCAAATACATCTCAACCAATTTATCAACTAAATAAAATTCAATGGACTCAGGAAGAAAAAATTGGAAATCCACAACCATTAAGTCAACAATTAATTTACTGTTATATAAAATTCCCAAAACAACAAAAAGAAACAATCATTCAAAGAACAAACACAAATGGATTGGCTAATTTCTTTATAACTATTCCATATACCCTTAATAATAATTATACTATCGAAGAATTACTTGATTCTGTTGTATATTTCAAATATATGGGAAATACTTTTTATGATCAATCTGTATGTAAATTAAATAATAATTTTGAACAAATAACACGAAATACTGAAAAAAATGAAACAATTTTAAGTTATACTGATAATCATAAAAAATATTATCCTGGAGAAGTGGTACATATCCCAATTTCCTTAGCAATGAGGCCAAAATTAATTACAAATCAAATTACATTTAATGCTAATTTACAAGATATCGGCTCATCTGATGAGGTAACAATACTATATAAAATTTGTAATTTAAATGATAATGAAGGTAAATTTAAAACTACATTCAAAACAAATAACAAATTCTTAATCCCTCACGAAATTACGGAAAATATTTATTGTGGTATTGATAGTAAAATTCAAGTTGACACTAGAATAGAAAAAAGCATTTTAGAGTCAGAAACAATAAATATGATTTATATTAATGCTATTAACCAAGATAAAATTAATAAAGACGTTTCTATAGAAATAGATTTAGGTCAACGTTTAGATATTAATTATTTAGGAGATTATAGTTTCTTGGATATTAACATTGATGATGGAGATTACGCTATCTCAGAGGAAGACGGACGTATTATTGTAACATGGTTAATAGGTCGTATGGACGAATTCCAAAAAAATAAAGGTATTATTAAAATTAAAGCTGGACATGTTGGTCTTTCTGATATTCAAATACATATATTTGATTATATACATCAAAAAGGTAAAGACGATTTAATCATCAAAAATTCAAAATGTAATAAGTGTGAAAATAAACCAACAACATATAGAGTTAAAGATAGTCCATGGAAACAATTTAACGGTATTTGGTATAAATTAATTAATGGAAAGTATTATAAAAAAGTTATTAACAATGGAAAAATAAAATGGGTGGCAAAATGAGTGATACATCATATGACAGATTAAAACATCTTAACTCTGAAATTATCAATAATAAAGCACAATTAATATTAAAAGTAGATCAGAGTAATGATTATATTTATCCAAATAAAGTCTACGAATACGATATTTATTGTAAAAATATGTCAAATCATTTGATTGAAGATGTGCATATTCAAGTTATTAATCCCGAAAATGTATTAATCGATGAAGATGATAATAATGAGGGTATTGAAATTGGTGATATCCCAATGCATCAAAGTCATCTGATAAGATTAAAAGCAAGATGTTCACAAACTGGAATTTATACCGTACATTTTATTTGTTATGGAAAAGGAACTGGACTATTTACTCAAAAATTAACAATATATTGTAGTTATAATTCACAAAACCCAGAAACAACGCATCGTATTCATGTTTATAATTTTACTCCATATGAGGAAAAATATTTATTACAAGCCGAAGATTATAATGATAACTTTACAAGATTAAGAAAGCAACAAAAATTACCATATATGGCAAAGCAAAATCCATTTAGTTTTATCAAATCTGACCCTAACAAGGGATTTCTTATTGATGAATCTCAAAATTATTTAGATCAAAAAGATACATTATATGGAGATCCGTATAACTCCGACGAGCATAATTATCAATATATTGATCGAGAGAACTTCAACAAAGGTTCTATTGAAGTTTTTGAGGGACAAAATTTAGTTGATGTAATTAATCAAATTAATGATAAATCCAAATTATTTAGAGCTACTTTTTTAAAAACTGGTTCTAATAGATTATTAAATGATTTTAAGCAATATAACCCTGACGGATTTTTATATCGTTTTGGATTAATGAGTTCTGAACTATTCCATTATTTAGGTGTATTACCTGATTATTCTTATATGAATGACCTTTTATTTACATGGGCCCCAGATGGAAGTGAACCTTTAAATCTATATCCTAAAAAAGTTGCAATGAATTGGAATACAAAAAAATGGGCAGGACGTGGCTTTGATGTATATAAAATGTATACTGATGAATATAAAAACGAAATAATTAATAATCCTGAGTTTATTCCAATGTTTCAGTTCATAGGGAGCTTTGATTTAAAAGAAACAGCTCAAGAATATATTAATAAAGAATATGAAACTGATACAACAAATATTTATTATATGCAAACAGAAGATGGAATTGTTGGAATAAGAAAATATCAATATATTATAAAAGAGAGCTATTTAGATACTGGTGTATTTTATGTCCATATTCCATTGGATAAAATTCCAACAAACTTTTATCTGCCATCTACCGAAGAAATAGAGGCAATTGTTCAAAGAACAAAACCATTTGGGATGAAGCCTTTAATCAGATATGTTTCAACAATTAGATTTAACCATAATATGAGCTTTCATGCTTATCCATCTATACAGCCATTGGTTAATTTTCATATGGGACATTATGATAGAATTAGATATACAATACAATCAATGAAATATAAAAATATTATTGAAAAAATTTGCACAGGAAATAATCAATATGTAACAAGAGAGGCCTTAAAGTTAATTCCGTGCGGCCCAACAATCTCAAATGCATTTCACGTAGATCATTCACAAAATATTAATATGCACTTAGATAAACCTAAAGCCCAGCATACATTAGATATGGATATGCAAATTAGCAATGAAGCCATTTCATGTTCAATTGATAATGATTTATCTCGATTATCATCAATCAATGAATTATTATATCAAAATAATTTTGAAAAAATCTCCTTCATGATATCAAATGTGCAAACACAACCAATGCTTGACTTGTCAACGAATTTACCTCAAATTAATACAATCAATTACAAATTATGGATTCAAGCTTTAGAAGATGAAGAACATTCAAAAATATGGGATTTAGCTATTAAAGGAAAAGGGGATAATAGGTCATATAAAATTAATATTAAAAACAACACAGAAACTACATTTGATTTTATGAAAATTAGTCTAATTAATCAACAAATTAGACAACCTAATATTGAAACGGGTATCGGCTTTAAAGATATTACAGGAAAATTATATGGAATTTCTGCTGAATATGATGAGCATTTAAAACTATTTAATATTAAATATACAACCTCAAATAATAACAATTTTAAAATACATAAAAAAATTGTTTCAGATTTAACTGGTTTAGCATATAAAATAATTTTAACAAGAACATCTACTATTGTATTATTCTTTATTGAAAAAGATATTGATGGACAATCAACATATCAATATTTCCATCATATTATTGTTCCTATAATCCGATCAGCATTTTGCTTCATTCGGAATGAAAAAGATATATCTTCTATCGTTAATTTAGCTAATCTTATTTCTGTTGGGTCAAATACAAATAATCCTATATTGTTTAATACCCCTCAATATCTTGATTTTAATGAATACGATCCAAAAATTATTATTACCGATAATATTAATCCATGGACAAATATTTCTCGTATTGACCGTAACGAATACAGTTATGCTATTAAACACAATATATCAAATGATATTGAACAGGTAGATTCTATTCAATTGCATTTTGATGATATACATATACCTGATGACGCTATTGTAAAAAATATGAGTGTACATGCTATTGTTGAATCAAATGTCGATAAAAGTATATATTACTCCATCAGAAACCAAGATGGTTTTATTACCCCAGAAAGTTCTATTAATCAAATTAGTTTATATCCAATTGATTTAGAGATGTATCCACGTTTAAATCGTAATAAAGCATATTATGAAGAACAATATAATATCGCAGTCGCAAATAATGTTCAAGAAAGTATCACATACTTTAATAATAAATTACAAGAGAATTATTTCTTTGATGAAAAATTAGGATTATCTTTAAACTTCTTAGATAATATTAATGATAAAATTACTATTAATAATCCGTTTTGGTGCGAAATAGCTAGCTTCTCAAATGAAAATATATCATTCAATGATATTGAAGAATGTGTTTTCGTAATAGAAGGATATAATGCAGGAGGAGAAGTAACATTGTCTTCTCAATTAGGACAAAATCAAACAATGACTCCTTCAATAAAAACAACTATACCAAGTGGTTATTTTGTAAAACATATTCCATTGAATTTTTACAATCAATTTGTTTTATCAGATGTATTTGTAAAATTTAGATTCGAAGGATTAAATAGTAATATGGATATTTTTGACGTTCATATGGACGTAACTTTTAAAGATAAACAAAAATCAAATGAAATTGGTTTTAGTGAATTTGAATCTTTTGATATTAAAGGGAAAAAAATCATTGATTTAGATGTTATTAAAAGCGATACAATTGGTTATCTCTTAAAAAATGGGTTTACCGTTAAATTAGATTTTGATGATTTAGAACCTGGCGAATATTATAGAATTTATTCATTAGTATTAAATATTACATATCAAGCGCAAAGTATTGACTTTTTAGCTAATAAAGAAAATGCACGAAATGTATCATATAATGATAATTTTATAATTGTTAGTGGAGATAAAAAAGCTCCATATTTATCTGGAATGTTTTTCAATGATATGCCAAGTGTATATCAATACAAATCTACCTCAAATAAAGACAATCCTGGTATTAAATTATCAGACACATTATATCAGTCATTTGTTGCAATGGACGATAATATTACTAGTATAACATTATACCCAAATGGATTTGTCGGTAATCCAAATGCAAATATTAAAATTGGTTTGTATCAAAATGATGGATACACCCCAAATAAATTGATTAAGGAAATTAATGTAAATGGATGGTCAAAAGCTAATGCCTCATTAAAAAATAAATCTGTTATTACTTATAATTTTAATGTTAATAACTTAAAAATTGGTGAGACATATTGGCTGAAATTTGAAGTAGAAAAAACAAACGATGATAGTTACTATTTATTAAAATATATTGATGAACCACAATTAGATTTAAAGTTATTAACGAAAATAGATAATAATTTAATCAATATGTTTGGAGCATTGAAATTTCAAGTAAATAGTATACACTTATATAAAAGCTTTAATAATATTTCAACAATGCAAAATGATTTTAATAATCCAAATATCTATATTGGCTTAAACAAAGGTCAAGGATATATTAAAAATTTAAAAGTTAAAACAAAATAGGTGTAAATATGAGTGAAGATATATCAAAAGAAAATTTTAATATTCAACCTAAAATGCGTATAAAAAAAATATTAATTAAAAATAAAGAAGGAGAAATCGTAGGAGAGTTAAAAAATGACAACGTTGGACACTAAACAAGATAATATTATCTTTATAGAGGGAAAAGAAAAAGGACTTAAGACATTATTTAGCAAAGAACATTTTGGTTATTTAGCGTTAGGATCTAATATAGAAACAGACACAAATGGCTTTGTTAATATTGAAGAGGGAGATGAAACTTCTTCAAGGGGTTTTCATGAAATTGTGGTTGATGCAATGGACGAAGAATCCGCATACCAAGATTCAACATATCAAAGAGTGGAGCTTGTTGTTCAACAAGATACAATCAGAGATTATGATAACGGAGAGGTTACCGTTAAATTTTTAGCTGAATTTGATGTTGATAACATTGTCTCTGGAATTCCAATTAATCAACTTGCAATCGTAGACACATCAACTCCGAACGATCCTTCAACAACATATTATGCAGCATCAACATATAACAACAATTTAATCAAAGATGACCAAATGGCCTTAGTATTTATTATAGAAATAACAATTTAGGTGATAGAATGGGAGCTCATATTGAAGCACAAAGTTCAAGCGAGGTAATGCAAATTCGAAGTAGAGAGCTTCAAATGGAAAATACAAAAAAATTAGAAGAAATAATACCTGTTGTAGATTCAATAAATGAAGTAAATTTTCAAAATATTGAAAACCAAACAAATGAAATTAAAGATTTAATTATTGATAATATTGATAATCAAGCTAATTTAGATGATATTTTAGATGGTATTAATAATTTAGCAAAAAATATTACAGAAGTAAAAAAAGCAAATACGCGTTTAAATAATTCCGTTAAAGATTTAGCTAATCAAGTTTCTGATATTAAAGATCAGATGGGTGATAATAATGGTTAGTTATTATAGAAAGCATGAAGGAGATCTTTTTGCTGGTCATATTGCTCGAGCTGAAGATATCATTCAAATTCAACAAAATATTCATGACGCTATTGTTAATGTTTTAGAAGATTTTCATGAAAGACAAGGTTGTATTATCGGTCGAGAAGAAAATGCTTTTATTTTAACACCTGATAAGAAACGAGCTTCTCGATTTATTGACCAAATGAATTTAGCAGAAGGACAAGATGGAAAATATATATCTATTCGAGAAACTGATTATAGACAGCCAATTAAATTATCTAAAAGCTCTTTATATTCTGTTATTGTAAAAATGCAAAATAAAAGTGAAAAAACTGTTTCTGTCGTATTTGAAATTCATGATACAAATGATAATTTATATGAAGGAAAAAGAACGGTTTTAAGCTTACCTGCTCATACAGAACCTACAGAATATGAAATTGTTTTTGATTTAAATTATTATCCAACAGCACATGGATTATCACATGATGATTTAGAAGAAAATAATCCGCAATTACAAATTCCACGTGGACTAGGGGATACAGAAGGAATTGATCACGGAGATGAGGAAAAGCTTTCTAATTCCACATTAGGGGCATCTGAAGTATTTTTAGTGATAAAAGCATTGAATAAAAATAAATTTGATGTAAATCAAAAAGATGAAGATGGATATGTTTGGAACGATGAAGATCCAACTTTTGGAATCTTAATGAATACTAATTCCTCTTATGGACAGTTATTAGAACAAGATAATGGATCTGGTTTTGTAAAATCAACCATTCCTGGAGATTTGTATTTTAAAGAAGTTTACGCAAATTCTTTAACTTATTTATGTCAATATGGGGAAGCTCTTATTGGCGGGGATAAAGTTTGCTTAGCCGATACTCATGTTTCTATTGACGGAGCAAGTTCATATGGGGACGTAATGTCTTATGTATATATGGATATTGATGGACATTTAAAAGCAAAAAATTCTGACCCAGTTTTAGGCTCAACACCAACTGTAGCTCCTCCTGATATGCCTCATTTACATATAGCAAATATTTTAACATTTGCAGATACATCAAAAGATCCAATTATCTATCAAGACGATACCAATCAAGATACAAGACCAAGAAGCCATCATGAAAGATTAAGAAGATTAGAAAAACAAATGTTATATACACAAGATGTTGCTATTCCTCCTCGAATTAAATATACTTTAACATCTCCATCTTGGATTGATGAAAACCCTGAGGTTTTAATTGAAGCAACACGTTTTAATAAAACTGTAGCAAATCAAATAGACGCATTAAAAAGTGGAGAGTATTTTATTACAACTGATAGCGAAGGTAATCTTGTTGTAAAGGTATCTAAAGCAAAATCATTTAACATTCCAATTACTTTAAAATCAACAACAAGTGGAATTATTGCAACTGAAAATAAAAATAAAATACTTAAATCAGCTCAAACATCTTCTTACATTGATTCATTAACAGCAGATGATATTACGCGAGCTCAAACATTTGCTGAGATTAAAGACATTAAGGTTGATATCACAAATGGTATTATGACTTTAGATGCAAAAAATTCAGATTCTAATGTTACAGTTGCAACAACCAGTAAAGAAGCGAAACAAACAGAATTTAATCCTTGGGACGATTTCGCTAAAAATAGACCAAAATCATCTGATATTAAACCAACAACTCGCGAATACACCGTAACAAGTGGACGTAATGGTAAAAATGATTGGGCAAGTGAATTCCCAGCTATGACTCTTTATGTTTCAACAAACTATAACTTAAAGAAATTGGAGATTCCTATTTATAAATTTAAAAATTGTGACGGTATTAAATTCGCAATATATAAAAGACAAGATCCAAATAACAAAACAAATACTGTTTGGCTTCAAAAAAGAGTTTTTGTTAGTGATACCTTTTCTTTGAAAAAAGCAAAAGTTAAAAAAGGATATCAATATATGGATAGCGGATTTACTATTGATTTCGGTAAAAAAGGATTAACACTTGCAAAAGCCCAATATGTTATTATTGCTATTCCTATTGTAAAATCTGGAAAAGGAACTGTATATGTTGATACATATAAACCAGAAAATTCAAGAGACTTTTGTATTCGATATTATGGAGCAGCTAACGCATCTCATTTCCTATTAAAAGAAAGATATCCTGAAATTTGGTATAATTCTACAAAAGCAATCGGAGAAGAAATCTCATATAGTACGAAAGGGACTATTACATCTGGAACAGTTACCTGGAATCATGTAGAACCAATTAAAAGTATTAAGCCAACTGTAAATGTAACAAAACCAAAAGGAACAGATTGTGTAATAGAAGTTGATGTTGGATCAGGCTGGAAAACTATTGAAAATGAAAAAATCAATGAAATTGAAAGCGGTAAAGATTCATTTAGATGGAGAATTACTTTAACTGGAAATAAAAAAGAAACTCCAACAATTAAATATGATAAAGATAAAAATTACGCTATTAATTTTGAAATTGTACGAGCAACACCTTCTTCTGGAAATTTAAATCAAGCAAATACTCTTGATAAAAATTTATGTTTTACATCAAAACCATTTGATGGAAATGAAATTTTACGAGAATATTTAGGCGATAATGATTTTGCTTTAAATGATAATAAATTAAGTAATTATGAATTTGCAAGAGTATGGGCAACCGATCCAACGAATGGTGAACTCACAATTGATATATCTGGAAGTGACAATATAACTGCCATTTCTGATACATCTGGAGCTTTACAGGGATATTATACAGAATATTCTTTACATTATGTAGATTTGACATTAGATGATTTAAATAGTGGTAGTGTTGATTACAGTAATTATGACCCTCTAATGGAAATTGATGAGCATAATTTACGTATGAAATTAGATACAGAATACTCATATAACGATGATGATATTCAAATATTACATCTTGGTGACTTCCAAGCCCCAGTTAGTGATTATTTAGTGCCAAACACAAATGATAAAACTATTGATGTTTCTAAAATTAATACAAAAGCTGAATCTAATATCGTATTATTAAAAACAAAATTAACAGCTCCAATTAACTTAGCTCAATACGACGCTATTAGAGTTGGATTAACTCTAAACGGAGAGGTTGGCGGAACAATCTCAGGATTGGCATTATATGTTAGTTCTGCATATGAAGAAGAAGTTCCATCTAATATCAAAAATGAGTTAGATGAAGATGCTATCTTGATTGATACATTACCTGATTTAAATTCATCACAAGAAGAGCAAATTCAACTATATGCAAACCGCATTATTAAAAGATATGAACCACGTAATGGAACCGCTGGATATGTATATTATCAATCCAAATGGGATTCTAATTTAGAGCAACCAAAATGGGTTTGGGAATTATTACATAATATTAAATCATATGATATTTATGAATTAATTGATAAAAGTAGTAAAAGCTCTACATTAACTATTACAAAAGAAAATAACGGTAAAGAACAATTTTATGAAATTGATATTGACCCAGATAAAATTAATTTACAATATGCAAAAGAAATCGCATTGATTGCGTTGGTTGACGAAGGTAAATTTTCAGCAACAAATGTAACAAGTGTTGCATTAAATAAATTTGCAACAGTACAGAGTGATTATTATCCGATTTATAACGCAAAAGATGGTGATGTTTTCAAAATTGCAACATCTACACAAGATACAATTAGTAAAGTTAATCCAAGTGGATCTATCACGACCGTTCAAACAACATCTCCTGCTACATCTCAAATCATTGTTAATTATAAAAACGCAGATTTAAAATCTGGAGGAACAATCGCTACATTCGATAATATATCAAAAAATACAAAAAATTATAACCATATAGCAATCCAAATGTCTTCTGATTGTTACATAGTTAAAGATATGTTTGAATTACATTTAATTAAAATTAATGATAATGGTGTAGAAGAAGTAATTGATAAAATTAGATTGCCAACAAATAACTATATTTATTATCCAACACTTGCCGATGGCAATATCAAATTAGTTCAAGTATTTAAAAAATTAAAAACGAATGAAAGATTTGATAAAATTGCTTTAGTTGCAACATCAAAATTCGAAGACTATGCAACACAATTAAAAACTATGAGTGATGGTACGGAGGTTACTGGTTCCGACGGAAAAACTAGTGTAAGTTTATTTATTGGTAAAATTTCATTATATCAAGCAAGAACAATTCCAATGTTCCATCCAAAAATGCGATTTAAATTCTACTACGACAAAAATAATAAAGAAAATGATTACATTAAAATCAGAAAGGTCGGAGTAGTCGCTAATTATCAATAAAAGCGTTTAGAGTTCTTAATTGAGCTCTATTTTTTACTTTTTAACAAAAACACCAAAAAAAGATAATTACATATATATGTAATAGCTAATTTACATAGTTTATTTTTTAAAAAAAAGATAAATTAGGGCTTAACCCTAAAAATAAAAATTTTTCATTTTACAATTTACCTAATATGCCCCATATAACAAGTGCAACAAATATTACAATACACCACCATAGTAAACCAGATACTCCTAAGTATCCTGCGACAGCCATCGCAATAACAACACCTACAACAATAGGTATACATATTAATAATATAATAACAAAAAACAATGCTATTATTCCTAAACCAGCTAACAAATCAGATAACATTTTATCACCTAATCATTTCTTTTGAAATATTCTTTTGGATGATCACAAACTGGACAAATATCAGGAGCTTCATCTTCCTGATGAATATAACCACAATTAAGACAAATAAAACCCTTTTTTGTAATACCGTCTTGATAACCATTCTGATATAAATCTAAAAATTCTTCAAATTGCCAAGAGTGATTACATTCAATGGAACTAACCATCTCAAATTTTTCTGCAATCTCATCAAAACCTTCTTCTCGAGCCATTCGAGCAAAGTCAGGATATAATGATTCACATTCTTCAACTTCCCCAACAATAGCATCAATCAAATTAGATTTGTTATTATAATAATCATCGCCTAATAATAATTTAGCCCATATCTTATAATGTTCTTTTTCATTATGTGCTATATGATTAATCTTTGCTTCTAAATCTTTTGATGTTTTTCCAATTAAACTAGCATAAATCTGATATTTAATATATGCTAATGCTTCGCCAATCATTGCTTGTCGTAAATTTTTTTCAGTATGACTACCTCTTAATATTGTCATTTTTATCACTCCGTACTTAAACAAAATACATTGAATTATTTATAATTTTTTTATATTTATATATTTTCTCCCAAATTCTTTTGTTTCAACAATAAGTTTTGTTCTTGGAATATCAGAAAATAATTTAGCTGCTTTTATACACTCATCTTCATTAGGAACTTTACAATCATTATATTGTGGATTTAAACAATCTCCAGTTTGCATTTGAGAAATAGTAAAAATATCTGGTCTTGTCCATTTGTTACAGCATATTGTTTCATGCCAATTACTTGCAATTTTTTTTGATAAAAATAATTTAAATTTATATAACAATTGATCTGGCCAAATAGTTGGGGAATACACAAAACTATATTCAGTTATATTTGCTCCAATAAATAAAGAATCATATATTTCTTCAACAATGATATTTTGATAATCATTATATAATCCCTTTAATGAGATATTAAGATAATCAATCCACGGCATACGCCAATTATAATCACGTTTCTGAGCAACAAGACCATTTGTGTTGATTTTTATTTTTAACCCCACATCTTTTGCGTATTTTATTGCTTTTGATAAATTTGGATTTAACAATGGTTCTCCCCCTGTAAAGACCACAGCTGTAATAAATTTCCTATGTTCATCAATAGCGTCTTTCATTTGTTTATACGTCAGCATTTTCTTTTTTAACAAATGCTTGTTAAAGCACCATGGGCAACGACAAACGCAAGATGGTGAATATATAATCAATGATATTTCACCTGGGAATTCCCCAAGAGAAATATCTGTATAATTGTATGTCATATTATCCTATATTATGTCTAAATCGATCTTTAAATTCTTGTTGCTTTCCGTTATTAAAACCGTTGGTAGGTAAATAATATCCAGTACACCGATCATATGTAATTAAATCTTTTGATTTGCAAATTGGACATACATCAATCTTGTCATTTAATGTAAAACTACATTCATTACAGTATGTGAAAACTTTAGAATACGCCCAAAAAATTGTTCCTCCTTCTAAAATTTTTTTATTAAGTTTCCAATAAGATTTTGGATCACTCCAAACCTCTTTAAGCCATAAATGAAGAATATTCCCCCCCAATGTTTTCGGGTGATATATGTTTGCATTTTCAATGTGTGCAATAATATCCACTTCAGATGACACAGGAATATGGGAGGAATTCGTTAAGTAATAATGACCTTTTGTTCCTTGTACATTTGCATTTGGATATTTCGCTTTAATGATTTCTGCAAATCGATGAGCGGTAGATTCAGCTGGACTTGCGATAACAGACCATCGTAAACCGTCACGTTCATAAAATTCTTGCTTTTTATCATTAATAAAATCAATAATTTCTTCCCCAGATATATCTTCCAAGATATTTAAGCATTCATAAAGCCCACAAAATCCTAAAGTCATTGTTGTTCTATCCAAATCATATAAGGGTTCTCCAGTTTCTTTATCCTTTTGCAATAAAAATGTAGACATTTTTTTGTTATAAAGAATATCGTAAACACATTTTCGTCGATAAATTAAAGTATCATAAATGATTTCACACATTTCATTTAATAAATCAAAAAATTCATTATCGTTACGACTTTCAAGAGCAATTAATGGTAAATTCAATGTACTATACATAAAATTTCCAGTATTTAAACAATCTTTTTCATAATCAAAACTATAATTCATAGGGAGTGAACTTCTACATCCCATAGTGCTACGTTCCAAGTCAACACAGTTTGAATAATAAATGGTTGGATTATTAGCCCCCATTTCATGAAGAATTTTACAATTCCCTGTATATTCATCTAAATCTCCCTCTCTAATATTAAAAAGTATGTTTGGGAATCGATGCCATGCCCCATTTCCATCTTTTTCTTCTGAAACTTCACAAATCGCTTTAAATAACAAATCAGCTTCTTCTTGATAATCTGCGTAAACTCCATTTGGAATTCCTTGTGGACCTATTGCTGGTTTATCGGCAAGAACCTTTGGAATAGATAAATCGACACCTATGGACGTGAATAAAACTTGTCCTCCACGACATATCAAACTCATATTACAATTAAATATAAACCCTTGGATTGCCTGTTTAATGTCTTCATATGTTCTTCCTCTCGCAAATGGAGCCAACATTGTATTAAAGTTTGCATATCCTTGTCCTCCGCTAAATACGGTTGCTCCAGCCATCCAAGCTTGTAACAAATGGTTTAAAAGAACTTCTAGTGTTTTGGCTGGTTTTGCTACACTACCCATCAAACCAATACCATCTACTTTTAGTCCATTCTTAGCAAAAAAACGAATATCGTAGTTCATACAGTTTGGACGTGTGTTAAAATACTCTAAATCGTGATGATGTATAAATCCATCAATGTGAGCTTTAGCGCAATGTTCTGGCATAGTTAATAAGGCATATTCTTTTGCAATGCTATCATATGCATATTTTGCGACCATTTCAGGGGAATATCCAATATTTGCATTATCTTTACACCCATTTTGTAATAAATCTTCAAATTCTTTAACACTCATTCCTAATTTTCTGCTTTCTTCTTCAGCTTCAAATAGACCTCTAGATGTTAATTGTGCTGACACCTCTGCTCTGATGGTAGATGTAGAAATTTCATCAATATCCAAACCATTGATTTTTTTTGCAACTCGAATTTTAATTTTTTCCGCTTCTTCTTCGGAAATATTTGTCTCACTTAAAAGTTGTTCTTTAATTAATCGTGGTTTAAATGCCTCTACTGTTCCATCGGAATGTAATACTTGTTTTTTATCTGTCATCTATATACCTTCTATATTAATTATAATTGTATATAGATTTGTTTTAAAAGTATATAAAAATTTTCATTAAAAAAAAGAGTTGAAAAAGATATAAAAATATATATCTTAATCTTAATCATTTTCCATATAACGCATTACAAAATATAAAATAACTAACACAATTAAAATTAAAATAATTAATGCTATTAAGTTAAAAATCATTTAATCCCTCCATTTAAAACGATCAAAATCTTCATTAGCTCTTAAGGATTGCAAAGTATATGATAAAGAAAATTTAATAATATTTTCATAATTTTCTTCTCCAATATACTTACTAATCTCTTTAATCCAATTTGAGTGAGAAAAGTTTTCAGGATTCATCTTCTTCTTCCTGAAAATCACCATCATACGCAATGGATGCCCCTCTTACATCAAAATCAATCAACTGAACAAAAGGAACACCTTTTTCCATTATAAATGGTCTTGAATGAAAATTGATAAATAAAAATGCTAATTTACCATTATATCCTGCATCTCCAACCGCTGTGAATACATTTGTAGCACTTCTTAAAAGACTGGAGCGTGGATGATATAATTGCATACTATCATTGGAAATTTTAATTTGTCTATCCACCTCAAGGATATATGGTCGTTGAGGTTGTAACTTCCATCCCTTTTTTCCATTACGCGGAAGATCTTCTGGCATCAATTCAATATGTTCTGGAATAAATTTTTTATCCTTATATATTCCATAACTTGGTGCATCTTCGGATAACTCATATACTTTTCCTAATCGAAGATCAAGTCCATTTGGGGTTCTTAATTCTTCATCAAAATTCGGATAAATTTTTTTTAAAACATCGTAGCCATTTATCATATTTACACCTTTAAAATTTTATCATACATACTATTCCAATTAAAAATAATATTGTTATAATTATTAATACAATAGCATCTCTCATATATTATCACTCAAAGCTTTTGTTAACCGCCTTCCAACTGATATATAAATTTTTTAAAAATTTTTTAATAACAATTCGTTTTGCCATATTTTCAATATGCTGTTGAGAATAACGTGGCTTCTTTTCCTTATACTTATTTAAATGAATTTCATAAATAAATTGATATTGTGGATTATTTTGAATTAATTTATATCCAATTTTCAATAACAATTGATGTAACTTTTTATTATAATTTTTTGAGTAAGGAGTAAATCCTGCATATGAATACAAATTTGCAAAACTATCAAAATTATCAATATCAACAAGAATACTAATTAATTGCGCTGAATCAAAAATATTAATACCATTTTGTTGAGAAAGAAAATAATTGAAAATTGGAATTTTTATCAAAATATTATGTATATCTGTTCTTAAGCATAGCAAACTTGTATCCAATGGAGTTATAATATTTACAATCCATTTTTCTTTTTCTTCTTCTAAAATATCAATTGAATTAATTCTTGCAATATTTGATTTCTTACACATAAAAATATTAGTTGCCGTATCGCTTAAAACTCGCAACAATTGAATATCTTCATCCATATATATCACCTATAATTGCGTCCTTATGTATATATATTTGATTTTCAGTACAATTATAAACAATTATATGTTGAGTTATCGGATTATAATTATACATTAAACCACTTAAAGATAAATTAAAATCAAGAATAAAATTCATTTGTTTTGGAAAATGTGCTAATTCTATATCATATATTGTTTTCGGTCTTAATATATATACCATTCTTTTTAATCCATTTACTACTGTTTCATTTGGATACACTTCTGTATATTCAATATGAACCGCTGGTTCTCCAATTAATATTTCCTGGAGATCATCAGATAATTCATATACTTTTTTAATTGTAACACCCATTATAATTCCTTCTTAATTTTATCATACATCACATTAATGAAATTTTGTGTTCGTTTTTTCTTTTGTCTTTGTTTTATCTTTTTTTCTCGACCTTGTATTTCGTCCAAATCAATTCCATATAAAGCACAGGTTTCTGAAATTGTTGATCGAGCTTTGTTGTACATATCCCCTATTTCCTGTAAAGTTAAACCATCCTCTAAATGTTTAATTAATCTTTGTTTTGGAATAGGAGCCTTTGGCTTAAAATTTGGACGCCTTTTAGCCATTAAATCCCCTCATAAAATATTTTTGCAGCTTCTTTTATATCAGCAATTGTTGCATCACCAATACCATTTAGTTTTTTTAAATCTGATCGAGATGCTGTAAATACTTTTTCAGGAGTTTTAAATTCTTTTAATAATAATAAAGCTGTTTTTTGACCAACTTTATTTGCTAACATAACAAAATCTACATCTTTTCTATTTTTCAATGTAGTTATTTGTTTTGTCTGTAACTGTTCTCCATTATGTTTATTAATTGTTTCAGCTAATCGTAATATTTCCTGAAAATATTGAGCTTCATTTTTTACAAAAAAGACGGGGCATTTATATACCATTTCCATTGTACGAACCATTTTGTCAATAGATTGCTGTTTAATATGTTTTACAGCTGGATATTTTCTTGCAATACGTTGCAAGTCATTAATACTACCATGAACAATTACACAATAATTATTTGAGACTTTATTCATACGTTGTGCCTGATCTTGTAAATGACCACTAATATATGAAGTAACAAAATCCCCATATGATTTTCGTTCAATATTAAGATATTGTTTGCTTGTTAATAAACAAGCAACATCTCCAAAATCACCAAGCATTTTTTCTTCAACGTCAATTTTTTTTGTTTTAAAAAACGCTACAGATTTTTTCTTCATATCTAATTCTTTTTTATCAACATAGGCCTTAATCACTTCTGGATGCATTTTCCTCTCCCTCATTTATAATATCTTGAAAATAATTATCAAAAAAGTGTACAAAAAATTTTCTAATATAATCACAATTAAGAAGAAGTGGAGCTATACCAAAATCTTCGCCTGTCCACGGATAATCAATGCAAAATTGACTAATCGGATCATCATGTCTTGTACATAAATTTGTTTCTTCATCAAAATCTAAGCATCTTTGTGCTCGACAACAACGACCACATCGACTACAAGCATCAAATTCTATGACCTCTTCACGTGTAATATATTTTGCATTATGATACATTATATCTTCAATTTTTTCGTTTTTAAATTCTCGTGATAATTCTGGAAATTCATGAGAATAAAATTCTTTAAACCAATTAATACATTTCTTTGTGCTTGTATCCATTAATGAACCTCCAAAATATTTAAAAACGTTTCATGTTCCATCAGGAAAAATACATATGAACCCTCAACCATTAAATGTGGGGGATATTCTTCCGATCCAACCTCAATTTTTCCATCAAGAACTGTTTCTTCATTAATAATGAGATTATATCTCACACATGGATTTCCATTTTTACTTGTAAAATATTTTACATCGGTTGCTACCCCACAAGGAACATTATTATTTTTTTGCAAAGATTGCACAATTTTAATAGCTTCCCCACTATATAACCAATACTCATGTTGATATTTACTTGGATCATCTAAATTAATCAAAGATAGCAATGACCATTTTGTACCTTTTCCATTTACGTGTAATAATAATGGAGTTCCCACTTCAAATGCTTCAACATATCTTGGAATGAATTCTTTTTCAACAAATAAAGAAACAACTTCAAATCCATCTGTTACACTTAAATATGCGTAATCTTTATTATCTTTATATTCTGTAACTAATCCTTTAATATAACAGTCATAATAATCATCTGTATGCTTAAATAATCCTGAAATAGAAGATAAATCAATGTTAATATTCATTTCAGATAAATTATATAAATCTAAAACGTTACCTTTTGGATTAATTTTAATTCTTTGAAATTCTCTAAAGAGTGTTTCTTGTTCATTCCAATCATCTGTTTCTTCGATTGTTTTATAAAGTGCACATCTATCTGTATTAAAACAATCAAAAGCTCCACATTCAATTAAAGCCTTTTTTACTGTTTTGTTTACTTTAGTTCTTTCGCAAAAATCTTCAAAAGATTTATATGGCTGATTAGCAATAATTTTTGGAACAGCCGCTGGACCAATTCCTTTTACCAAACTAAAGGATAAATAAATATTATTATCATCTTCCATAGTAATATCTTTTGATTGATTGATGTGAGGATTAACAATATCTTTTCCAAGATTACGTAATTCATTATACAATTTTGCTTTCTTTTCTTCTTTATCTGTATTGTTTAAACAAGAAAGTAAAAACTCAACTGGATAATATGTTCTCAACCAAGCAAAAATATATGTTAAAGCAGTATACCCAACACAATGAGCTTTATTAAAAGAATAAGAAGCAGATGCTTCCATTTTCGCCCACACTTTTTCAGCTATAGCGGAATCAATACCTCGACTTGTACAAGATGCAATAAATTTTGGATAATATTCATCAAATATATATTGTAATTTTTTACCAATACCTTTTCTAATTAAATCAGCATCAACCGCACTCATACCTGCAAAATCAGTTACAATGTGCATAGCATCTTCCTGATATACAATACAACCATATGTATCTTTTAAAATTGGTTCAAGCAAAGGATGATCATATTCAATAGGAATTTCCCCATGTTTCCTCTTTATATATAATTCGGTATCTCCAGAATCATTTGGTCCAGGTCTACATAATGCAACAACAGCAGCCAATTCATCAAAATTCTGTGGTTGCATTTTCTGACAAACTTCTGTTGCGGCTGGAGATTCAATTTGGAACATTCCCAATGTTGTTTGACAAATTGTTTGAAAAACCTTAGGATCATTATATTGTAATGGTAATGATACGCCTGGAAGTAAATCTAAACAATCTGCAATAATATCCAAACTGTTTAATCCTAATGTATCATTCTTAAGAAAACCTAATGAATCCGCAGTCTTTCCATTATTATCCAAACAATCAACACCATTGACTCTAATAATTGAATCACGATATTCTACGTCCTGATCTAAAATTACCATTGCTCCTGCATGAACACCATAATTCTTTAGCATTCCTGTTAATTTTGGATAATTTTCTTTAATGAAAGGGTGAGCGTCTAAATAATTTACAACATCTGGAATACTTTCAATATCATCGGTATCCCCAATCATTTTTGAGATTTTCTTTCTCAAGTCAAATGGAACTCCAGATACACGACCTAAATCATCAATTGCAACTTTTTTCGTCCATCTCACTTGATTAATTACTTGATAAGTTCTATCATGACCAAAATCATCCTTAATGATTTTTAACACTTCTTTTCTTCTTTTTTTGCTAACATCTGTATCAATATCAGCACTATTAATTGAACTTATTCTTGTTGGATTTAAAAAACGCTCAAATAATAACCCATATTGGAGGGGGTCAATTTCTGTAATTTTTAAACAATAACAAACTAAACTACCTCCTGCGCTACCACGAGATAATCCGACTGGAATTCCCTTGCTTTTTAATTTTAATACAATAAAAGATGTATTTAAAAAGAAATCTGCTAACCCTCCACTTTGGATAATATCTAATTCATATTTTAATCTATCGAAGTATTCTTTATATCGTGGATGTCCAGGAATAATACCTCTCTTTGTTAATCCTTCTGCACACATATCTCCTAAAAACAATGCATTCGCTTCTTGAAGATTTGAGGCTAATCCCATTGAGTAATATTCTCCTATATAATCAATTTTTGTTGTATCTTTCATTACCATTCAACTCCATTGAAAAGTGTTAAATATTCTTGATGTTTATCAAAAATCGGAATTCTACGTTGTGGTTCTTCCAATTGCGCATTACACATATTTGCAATATAATTTGTATTTTTAATCGCTATATTTAAAACATCTGTATGAATAAAATTACATTCTTGTGCCCAAGTATGTATTAAATCAGAATTCCCAATGCAATTAGATTTTAAAGAATCGTGTAAATTTGGGTCGTTAATCATTTTCTTCCACCCAATTGCTTTAATTATCTTTCTCAATGGTTTGTCATTTTCATTTGTAAAATGACAATCACAAGTAACAACAATCGGAAAATCTAATTTTTCACTTAACTCAACAATTCCTTCATTAATAATATATTGATCTTGATATTCAGGGTGTATTTGCAATTCTAATGCAAAGTTACCATCAAATAAATCATAAAAATATTCTGCATATTTTTGAGCCAATGGCATATTATTATCTAAAATTGCTTTTGAGATAGTAGAAAGACTACAAGCACTTGTCGCAAAAATACCACGTACATCATTTTTTTCTAAAACATTATCGTAATACAATAACGGTTTATAATATGTATCAGCAACGGATAATTTTTGTAATCGACGAATATTAGTAAGTCCTTCATTATTTAACGCTAATAACACCAAATGATCTCTTCGTCTCTTATCTTCTGTTGCAATTTTTTGATTAATACAATAAAATTCGTTTCCAAAAATTGGTTTAATATTTCCTTTTTTAGAAAAATAATTTCCAAACTCAACCCACGCTGCGCAACTTCCATGATCTGTAACCGCAACAGCTGACTGATTATATTCTTTAACTTGATTATATAGTTTTGGAATTGTAATAACAGAATCCTGAATAGAGTATTCTGTATGACAATGTAAATTTACAAAATTATCTTTTTTCATTATACACCTCACTCCAAAGACAAATGGCCATATTTATAATGGCACATCTGCTTTTTCCATTAATAAATCTGCAAATAAACTTTTATCAATCATCAAATATCCCTCTTCTTGATATATAGCTAATGATGGAATAATTTCTACATCATCATCAAAATCATAGCGGAGATTAATTTTTTGATTTAATTCTTTTAGCATTTTATTTACTCTTCTTTTTTTTACTTTATCTTTATCTAACTTCACAATGGTTTCATTGAGTTTTTGACGCTCAAAATAAAAATAGCCTCGTACAATATCAAGCATAATACCCATATTAATTAAACAATATTGAAATTGTCTATGTGTATATTCTTCAAATCTTTTTTTTAGATTTGCATCATCTTGATGCTGCATTTGCATAAATGTATTAAACTCTTCCTCTGTTTCAAGTTCTTGAAATCGTTTAATTTCAATATTACTCATTTATATCACCTTTTATTGTTGTCAATATATCTTCATAAATCTGTTGAGTTGAAAATTTTTCCTGTAAATATAAATCGTCCCTCAACAATTTAAAATATTGAATCTTTAAATCTGTATAAATCTGAGTTGCCAATCCTTTCACTTCCTGATCTTGGATTGCTTCAATATCATGTTGGAGATTTTGTAATCGTTCTCGTAATTCAGTCAATAATATTCTATAATTCATATTTGGGTCTAAAAATTCTTCATTTGGACTAACAGACTCCATTATATCACCTAATCTGAATAATCATAATCATCAATATCTTTATCAATATCAATATAATCCGCGTCAGTAAAATCCATATCCATAATTGCATCAGTCAAGGAATGATGATGTTCCGCATGAATATCAATCTTTCTGCCATACATAATATCATTTGCCGTTTTAATAATGCTTTCTAAACCTTGTCTGCAAGCTTCTGTTTCCGCATTATTACCTAAACCAACTTCCTGTTCGTAAGCAATACCCATCGCCAATCTATGATATTGAACAATATATAATTCCTTAATTGCTTTCTCCAAATCTAATTCCGCGTCTGCCATTTCAAGTGCATTTCTGTATTCTTCATCACCAAAATTACTCATAACAGAATCTAAAATACTTATTGTTTTAGAATGAGCTGTTGTTTTATCTCCAACAACAAAATCACGACGCTTCATTAAACTAATATCATCTTGGGCCGCCTCTTCTTTAAAATCCGCTATTTCATCTAAAGAATTAAAAACTTTATTTGAAGAACCAGTCTGTCCATAAGTTGAATCCCAAAGCTGACGATCAGCTTTATATGGATATTCTAACATCATAAGTTGTTTTCTTTTCCTATCTAACTCAGTGTATTTTGTCACTTTTATCACCTATATCATCTAATATATAAAAAGTAACAGCATTGGTTAAATTCTCCTTTTCTTGTTTGCCCTCAATAGAATCTAAAACATTTTTTACTAAACTTGCAAAAAAGAAAAGTGCAGGATTTCTATGTATTTTCTCTTCCTCCATATATTGACCAATCTTAGGAGCAAGATCTCGACTTAATCTTTCAAAATCCTTTACAAACTCCTTTGAAGGATTTATATTATTCATTGTATCGATAATATCACCTATTATTATTTTGATAATCAATATATATAAATGTAACTATTATCTTTAAATAAAGATTTATTTTTTACAAAAAAAAGAATTTAGTGTAAATGCATCATTGCAAAACTTAACACAGCAATTAATACACCTAACACAGATAGTGCCGTCGCACTAACCCATTTTAATACCTTCACAGTATTCTCCAAGGCTGTAACTCTATTATCAATATCAGAATCATCCTGCATGGATTGTAATTTTAAATCCTGCAATCCATCTCGGATATAATCTAATTTTTGATTCATCTCGCGCATATTGTCGCCTAATTCTATTATCTGTCTCTCTTTATACTCAGCTCTAGTTTTTAACTCTGCAATATCAGCGTCATGCTTATTAATTTGTTTCTCTCGAATACACATGTATTCCGCTTTAGACGCCATCTGTATCAACTTCAGTATCAATAGTATCATCTGTCTGATACTTATTAGTTAAATCTTCAATGGTATCTTCGTTATCTTTTTCATCAATAACTTCTGTATCATCTTGATTTCCTAAAAATTCGAAAGTATTTGGATGTTTACTACTGTAAATGGCAATACACAATGTTATTAATCCACTACAAAAAGATACAAGCATTCCTTGATCAATTTCAATTCCAAGTTGAGTTAAAATAATTGTAAGCAAAATTGCAAGCCACGTTGCAATAGTTGTTATATTTCCTTTTGTTAATTCATTTGTCATGACAATCACCTTAAAAATTGAATAATATCATGTATTTAATAGTATTGTAATATACAAGAGGTGTTTAGATATTATTCATTTATTTTTTTTCAAATGAATTTTTAATAAATATTCTTTAAACAGTCAAACAAAAGAAAAAATGAGGAATTATCATGATAGATCCAAATATTTTAAAAAGCTTGGAGTCAACGGCGATTGATGATGATCCTAGCTATTCTGTAATTATTAAAAAAATTTCTCAACCAACAAAATATTGTAGCAAAGACCAATTACAGCTAATCGTTCATCAAATCAATCCAAATTTACTTCAAATTATTCAAAGTCAAAATAATGATATAAAAAAATTAAAAAATGAACTTACACAAAACAATATTCCAATCCCTCGTTTAACAAATTTATCAATCAATAATATTGTTCAAAAAACATTGACAATTGATAGTGTATTAGATTTCGATTCATCGAATTCTATGTTTATTTCAGGTATAATTGGAGGTATTACAGAAGAAAGTAATCAAGATATTTCAACAACCGATGAACCAAATATCAAACCATTAACATCACAACATATTGAATCTGTTACTTTTACATTAGCAAGTAAAATTGATATTGATTTTTTATTTGCATATGCAACAATACCAGGAATAATTATAACAGCAAATGAATCATCAAAATTATACTCTTCATATTCATTAAATTTTAAACAAAACGATGATAACGAATACATTGGGGTAACTATTTCCTTTAAAAACCTTAAAAGAAAACGTGAATATGATAACATTAATGTTATAATTATAGGTGATGAAGTTGTTTAAACAAATGGCCATTGATTTTTCTACAAATTTTATTATTTTTAGATGCATAGGAGATGATACAATCGTATATCAAACACAAAAAAATAAATTCATTGTTGAAAGTGGACTAACAATTGAAAATCCTGATGTGAACATTCCTGCTTATTTACTTCCATTAGATCAATGGGGAACATCATTACGATGTGGACATATTATTGATAATATCGTAGGACAATTAAAAAATGTCGGATTAGAGAATATTATCCTTATCGTAGATTTCAAAAATATTGTCGATATATCAGAAGAATTTTGCAGTCAATATTTTAACTTTATGCTAACAACAAAAAGTAAAATTATAAATATTAATCAAAATACAAATATAAATAATATATTTGTAAGTTATATCGATAATGTAGTTGAATATCAGGATGAGGTATAATGAATTATGTAATATTAAATGATCAAGAATATTTTAAAGACAAAATAAAACTTCATGGGTTTAAAGAGGTTGATGTAGATGGCAACGAAAGAGTTGACGCGGTCTTTTGTCACATTACAAGAGAAATATTGGAAGACATCTATAACAACGAAGACACAGGAGATAGACTTCTTCCACAATCTTGGCTTCTTAGAGATGCAGGAATCTTTGTTTTATCAAAAATCGACAGGGATATATTATACGACGAAAACTCAGAACTTATCGAGAAAATGCTTGGGCTTTACTCCAAAGAAAATTTCTATATTGAATTACGGAGTTATAATCGCCCCGAAAGCTACAACCAATTAGAACAATATATTTTTGCCTATCAAAAAAGTTTCGGGTTTATTGCTGATATTTTACCTGAAAAAATAGAAAATCCAAACATTTTTCAATGTTTGTTACAAAATATTGAAAAAAAATTGTTATAAAAAAAAGAAATTTTAAAGTGTTTTAAACACTTTAAATAAATTCTTGAATAACTTCTGTGATGTATTCGTTTTGACCGAAACGAACTTTTTCAGTCATAACAATACAATCTTCATGTGAACTCATGAATTGTAAGAAATCAGAATAACTTCTGATTGTAGAATCATATTGCTGAGCGGCTTGGAATAATCTGCCGAACTTACTACCCTCACCTAACCAAAGTCTTTCAAGAATTGGTTCTCCGTTACCATCTAAGATGATTTGTCCTAACTCATCGACTTTTGGAATATACCTTAATCCAGAGTAATTATCTCTGCAATGTGCTTTTTTAACTTGTCCGTCCTCTTTATACTCAAATTCAGTTTCAACCGCTAAAATACATTTAAAGTATTTTTTACTTGGGTCATTTTGATTATTAAGAACTTCTTGGCGTCTGTAAAAGTCAGTACCAACAATTTTTGCTTGCACTTGTTGTGTTAAAATAGGTTTATCGTTTCCACCAAAATTAACAGTATCATTTGCAGCATCACCTAAAGCATCTAAATTCAACTTTACATTTTTCTGATTTCCAGCATTCATACTCATATCACGTGGCATATTTACACCTCTATATTTCCATATCTTTTAAAAATTCAACAAAATCATTGAGGGACATTGTTTTTGACAAACCCTCTTCATATTTTTGTTGAAAGCAACCATTTTCCTTTTTTCCCTCATTTGTAGGTCTGTCCATATATTTCTTCTCTACAAACTCATCGAGAACACAAATCCCTTGAAGTATAGAAGATTCGAGATTCAAAGTAATAAACGGAAAATCGTATCTTACTATATCAAGGATTTCAAAATTGTCGATTATTCGACGTAATTGGCGTGGTGCTATATTAACCCCTACACCAATATCAGAAGGTAATAATTTTTCCTTATCAGATTCTAATAAAAATTTTAGAACTGAAAAACTTTTTTCATTATCAAAAAACATTTCTAACATTTTACTCCTCCGACAACATTACTTATGTATCAACCAATATATAAAGGTTTCTATATTTTTTCAAAAAAATTTATTAATTCATTAAAATCTTCACTCAAATATTCTTTCGGCTCCACATCATGTTTGATGTTTTTTTTATAAAAATCATTTAAAAGTTCAGTAGCATCTTTACCATCTTTTAATAATTCATATAAATCCATAGCCAAATTAGCTTCCTTCTCATCCAATGGATTTACCGCTATTTTTAAAGCTTCACGTGGTGTTGGAATATCAGATGCATCTGATAACACATTACCGTCATACTCTATTGGATTCTCATCAAAATAATTAAAATGAACAGTTAAACAATCGTGCTTTAACTCTTTTGTAAGATCCATTAATTGAGTAAATGATTGTGATATATCATGAACTGTTAAAAACAAAATTGGAGCAACACTACATTGTTTAATATACTCTCGAATTTCTTTTTCAATTATTAATATATCATCTTTTTTATCCATAGATGAATTCATGATTAAAAACTTTCTATCACTATGAATAGGAATAAATCCAGCTGAAATAGATTCAATATTCATATAATCAGTATTGAGAATGAATATTCCCTTTCCTTGATGTTCCTCATCTCTCGCTTCCGCAACACTTGATCGTTCTAAAGATCCTGGCTGTAGAAAAACAGTTTTATTGGAAATCTCAATAAGTTTTTTCTCATGAATATGACCGCATATAACTAAATCAAAATTAGAGACATCAATATCATTTATGGATAATGGTTCTCCTGTAAATCCGCAAAATTCCTTAAATGATTGATGTAAAACTAAAATATTTGTTTTAGATGTATCACACATTGCATTTAAAAAAGACACAGCATCGATAAAATCGGTCATTTGATATTGAAAAGCATACGGAAGACCAGCAATAAAAACATCATCTGAAATATAATATTTTTCTTTATTTAAAGTCATATAATGATCTTGAAAACCAGTTAAGGTTTCTAAAAATTCGTCCGCAGTAACAAATTCAGGAGATTGAACCATTGCGTGATTTCCAACAATATTCAATACCTCAATTTTGTTGGAAATTAACCTATCCAATCCATTTGAAAAAATTCTCAATGCTTTTGGAGAGGGCCTTGGCTTATCAAAAATATCCCCTGCAAAAATTACAATATCAACATCATTGGATATAAACAAATCAATGGCTTTATTATATTGGTCGTAAAAATCATTTTCTCGCTCTTCTAAACCATACTGTCGAATACCCAAATGTAAATCTGTACATATTCCTATCTGCATGAAAACACCTTTTTGATATCTTTTGCTTTAATTAGTTTAATAAAACCACCTTTCTTTTTACTCTGATCAAAAGCATCTTCTCTTTCTATTTCACGTACAATTTCGCTGGCTAACACGCTTAACTCATCTACCATTTTTTTGACTCCTTATTAATCCATTCAATAATTTGCTGCTCTGTTTGATTCTTGAAAAATGTATCAAAAAATTCTTCATTATGATCAATTGTGCGTCTCATTGATTGAAGTTGATGAAATGATAATTGATAAAAATTTTTATCAAAATCATTTAAAAAAATCATTGTTTCTTTTATGCGCTCAGATAATTTAAACAAAAGCTCGTGAGCTTGTTCTTTAGTTTGTATTGTTTTTTTGTCTGTATTTGTCGACGTCAAAATCAACCATCTCGTTTGACTCTAATATACGTATAGTCTCCCTAATCCATGCAATTTCTTCTTTTAAAGTTGCAATTTGTGCTTGTTTAGACTCGTAAAAAGACGGATATAATAAATTCATTTGTTGTTTTATATATGATCTACGTAGATCATCATTAGTTAATCCTTTTTCCTTAAATGGGGTTGATAACCATAATTCTGCTTCATTTTGCTCTTCTTTTAGTTTTTCTTTAATAGCATCTTCCCTAAGTTTTTTTAATTCTTCAATTTTATCTCTTTCTTGTAACAGTAACTCAAAAATACTTACCATATTTATCACCATACTAATATTTTATATAACCAATATATAAAGATTTTGGTTTTTTTAAAAAAATTATTCAATAATTGATAAATTTTCATCATATTGAATATCTATCACTTTTTCAAAAATTAATCTAACTTTTGAAGATTTTTTCTTCCCAACTGATTTGATTACCCCATCAACGCCTAATAATCGATCAAGCTCACGAATAATTGATAATGACACAGTTCCTTCAACTGTAATTTCAATACAGGCATCAGTTATATCAATAAAAAATTGTGATGAATCACTAACTTCTTTTAATAAAATATTAGAAATTTTAGATTTTAAAACCTGTCTAATATATTCATATTCGGCATATGCTAATTCAAGATCTCCATAAAGATTTTTATCAGTTTTTTTAACATTCTTAAAATGATTAACAAATTCCATATTATACCTCAAAACCGTTTGTGTTTTCATACTCTTCAATGTTTTTTGCATATCCACTTCGAATCGCCTTAAGCTGATAAAGATTTAAGATAACAAAACAATGCTCAAAATCATTGTAAATAACATCTTCTGGGATATTTAAAGCGTTTGCTATGTCATATGTTTGATCTTTACATCCAATAAGGAAAGCTAAATTATCCCCAAAAAATATATCCGCATAATAGCAGCTAATTCCTTCGCTATGTAATCGATCTAAAATTTGAAAATGAGCCCATTCTTCATTCTCATCAAGATTTAAAATATCCCAATCAGACATCTTCTTGATACTCCTCATTAATATATAGTAAATATGGCCTATCCGCCGTAAGTTCTAAAAATGGATCTTGTTTTAGTTCAGATGAAACTTTATTTACATCAGATAATTGTACATTAGGCAAGTCTAAAAATATTTTAATATATGGCTCAGCTAAAACATATTCTAATGCTGGGCAGGTGCATAAATTTTCACGTAAAAACACAATAATATTATATATCGCTACAAAATCTTTATGACGTCCGTCCTGTAACATTAACTCTTCGCTAAGTTTTTTATATGATACATATATTCTATTTTCGAAACAAGTAACATCAGTAATATTAAGCACATCATCTATTTGATTTAACTTTAATAAATCAGAAAATGTTATCATTAATTCATCTTCAAAAGTTAAAACAATCTGAGATCTTTTTACAGAAATTTCAATAATCTTATTACTTAAAAATGAATTAAATTCTTTAATAGCATTAAAAGCAGCATTAAGCATCAAAATCACCTTCTTTTTCTAAAATAATATGTGAAACTTTTACCCAGAAATCTCTAATTTTTATTTCTTTTTTTTCCGTATATGATCTAATTTCCTGTTTTAAATCATTTGGAATATCCATTGTATATGTAGTATACTCATCAATTGGTGTTATTTCTATCTCTGGATCTAAATTTAAGACAAAAAGAGCTCCTTTAACCATCCATTCATTCAATGGTGTATTTTTATCAATAGATAAATGTTTTAATTTAATTTTATCATCTTTATATAATTCAATATTTTCTATCACATTGACACCTCAATAATATTATGTAAAGAATAATATATAAAGATTACTTAATCTTCATTTTCATAACATTCATAACAATCTCGTATCTTTTGCCATTTTTTTCGATGCTGATGATTACAATTTTGTGAAATTAAATCATCTGCTTCTTTTAATTGCTGTTTTAATTGGTTAATTTCTTCTTGAAGATCATTTAACCATTTACAACAAACTTCCGCTTCCTCATCATCTTGACACCAAATTGAACATTTATATATATTCAATGTATCTTCTACTTCATCACAATCAAATATCTGAAATCTCAATTTCTCTGTATTCTTCATAATATGGCTCCATTACAGTTAATATTCTTTCATAAATTTCACGCAACGAATCTATTTCATATTCTACGCATTCTTGTTCAATATTATTATCGATAAAAAATTTTAAGCATTCATTAATTATATTTATTTCAGGAATTACACATGAGTATTGTTTATTTTTTGTCATCCTTTATTAACTCCTTGATACATTTATTATGTCGACTTACTTCAAAAGCTAAACCTGTATATACTCCCATCATATAATTGCTACAATAATCTTTTTCCTCATTATACCATTCACAATCTTTATGAACATTTCCCTGGTTTTTTTCTTCATTTAAATATCGTTTCATCATTTCATTTGTTGCTTTAAATACAGCTTCTAAATTATACATTTGATTATTCATTTCTCTAACTTGCTTTGAAAGTTTAGAAAATTCTTGAGCTGATTTTTCTAAGATAAGCTTTGATTTTTCTATATCAGACATTTTCTTATTCATTTGTATATCTCCCGTCAAGCTCCCTACATTTTAAAAAAACAAAACATCTATCTCTAATATCTTCAATTTCTGAATATAATATCTTATTTTCAAGTGTTAATTTTTTATTTTCGTTTTCTAATTCATTTAAACGATTAACAACTTCATCTCCACTCATACTATCCGCAAACGCTTGATAATCTTCATACTGCACCTCATCATCAAATTTTTCTTCAGAAACAATCTCAGAATCAAAAATATAATATTCCTCTTCCCACATTCGTTTGAAATATCTTTTGGTCATTTTTGTAACACCCCATTTATTCGATAAACAGTATAATAATGATAAGTCTCATCACATTGATCACTAAAACTAATGGTATCATTAATCATTATTTGATTATAAACATTATGATATACTCTTATATCCCCAAAATCAACCGTATGTACCGTAAATGATGGTCCATAAGTATGCATAATTCTTTTATCATCTACTTTTGATGTAATTATTTTTGCAGATACAGGGCTTAATAAAAGCAATCCAATTATTAAACAACATATTATTATTTTTTTGTTCATTGTTTTAACTCCTTTTTCAGTTCACTCAAGATTTCTATTGTATCGTTTGATGTTCGCTCTCTTTGTTCAAGACTTGAATATTCTCTGATTTTCTTGTTAATCAAAGCAAATATTTTTTCTATTGCTTTACAAATTTCCACCTCAACTGCAATTTCCTTATCATCTACTTTCTTTTTGAGTTCCTTGTTTTCTTCCTCTAATGCTTTGTATTTCATTATGATTACTGATAAGTCATTGATGTCTTCATATCTTCGATCCTTCAGTACTTTATTTTTGTCGTTTAAATCATTCAATCGATTTAACACTTCTTCTTTTGTCATAGGTTTTCCATTTTCTAAAAAATGAGTAAATAAATGCTCATCTCCATTATAATCACTTGTAAATCGTTTTTCAGTCATCACTCATCACCCTATTTGTTTTCTTACTTTTCTTTGGTCACAAGCCACTACCACATCATCTGCTTCAACTTCCATATCCCACATATAACATATATTATGTTCAGGAATGAAACATTCACATTCTCGGCAAGTTTTATTATTTTTACCCGCTTCACCTATTTGATATAATAAGTCCCCTATTTTTTGTTTTAACTGCTCATTCTCTTCGTTTAACTTAAAATTTTTACGATACAAATCATCTTGCTTTCTACTCATTGCACTAAAAGTAGATTGACATTCATCTTCAAATTCCTTATAAGATTGTTTTAACTGCTCATTTTCTTTATAATATTTATCACATTGGTCTGTTCTTTGATTGAGAGCATCTTTTAACTGCTCATTCTCATCAATAATTTCATTAATATCCTCAATCAAATTTTGTAATTCCAATATTTCACTAAATTCTTTTTGAACACCATTTTTTTGTTTGCAAATTTGATTAAATTCATCTATAAAATAATAAGTATTCCAACAATTCATTTCACATCACCTATCAAATATGAATACTTTTAATAAAACATAAACAAAAAGTACAAGTACAATTAATCCCACAAAGATTAAATCAGATAGTATTACAGTCCATAAATTATAATCCCAACCTAATGCTTTAATTATTAGGTATGTCAAATCATTTTCTATAATTACATTTTCAGTCATTCCACATCACCTTTCATTTTACTTAACAAATATGCACAAATAAATAAAAGTAAAATTGTGCCTACAACAGTCCCAAGAATACTAATAATTACTGTTAATAAAAACATTAGTAGTTCAGTCATCTCCATTCACCTTTATGAGTTAATCTATCTATATATTCCTCATTTCTCCCAATAGTAGTTTTAAGCATATTGATTTCTTGTTTTAACTGCTCATTCTTTTCCAACAATCCATTAATATTATCCTTTAAATCATGGATTTCATTTTTATACTCATCACAATAAGCAGTACATGCTTTCCAATCTTCTTTATAAGATTTCCTCGCATCTTCCACATTTTCCAATTTAATTTTTAACTGCTCATTCTCTTCTTTGAGTTCCTTGTTTTCTTTTTCTAATCGTTTAATCTTTTTATAATCTTCCATAGATAACTCTTGAAACTTGTTTAATGTTTCTTCAACTTCTTGTGGACTCATCTCTTTCCCATTATCCTCGAAACCATCAAAGATTATATATTTAAATCGTTTTTCAGTCATTTTAGGCATATAAATAGTTTCCCATTCTTTTTTTCCTTTATTCCAAATTATAATTGGAATACCTACATCATCAAATTTTCCAGTCATTCTATATCCCCATAATCTTTGTATCTTTGTATCTTTGTAATGCAGTTTTATCATAAAAGAAATCCACACAACAATCATTCAACTTCACATATTTTCCTTTCTTTGTACAGTATTGTTCTGTTGATGGTGGAACAATAGTTATATTCATTGATTTACAATATTTACATCTTCTATCCATTATTCATACTCTCCATATTTTGTATTTTGAAAATTTACCCAAGATTCTTTAACATCATCATTACAATGAGCCATAATTAATCTATCGGCAACTTCAAACAATCTTCGTAAGTTTTTATTTTCTTGGTCTTGAAAGTTTAATAACTCAATGATTTTATCATCATCATTATCCCAATGCCCAACAATATAATTTTCATCATCTTCTATATCTATTAAATATGCTCCATGTGGTTCACTTAATTTAAATCTTTTTTCAGTCATTCCAATCACCATATGTTCCTGATTCTCGTTGTAATTGTTCTTCGCAAGAACAGAAATCATCAATAATCTCTGTCAAGGATTCCCAGTCTTTCTTTGCCATTAACTCATATAATTCTCCTAATCGTTTTGCTTGTCTGTCATTTCGTTGTTTTAACTGCTCATTCTCATCATTAAGATTATTAAGCTCATTACATACTTCATTAGTTGTTAAATTTTCATCTTTATCTCTACCAATACCTGTATATTCATGCCAGTATCCAGCACGAACACAATATTTATTCATTATTATCGACCTCCATTAAAATATTAGATAAGTCTCCAAAAACATGAATAGTTTCATCATGTTGTTCAAGAACAGTAAGTATTCGTTCAGTTATTTCATGTATTTGCTCTGCTTCGTATTCAAAACATTGGTCATCTATATCATTAACCTCTAAAGTAAGAAACAAACTATGCAATAACTTTAAATCGTCATAAACATTCTCATTCAAAGTCACAATATGTCCCCCATTCTTTTTGTAATTGTTTTTTGGTCATATCAATCATCATCTTACATTTTGACAATTCCACAATCTATTTTCTAATTTTTCAATTTCATTTTCCAATTCTTTATTTTCCTTTTTTAACTGTGCATTTTTATCCATTATTTCATTCAATGCAGTAGCAATCACATCTGCGCAATGTTCTCCACCTGCACTACACCACCATTCGCCATATTGAAAAATATCTTTACCTTTATTAACAAAACGTTTTTTAGTCATTTTTGCAACTCCTTTTTAAATTCAGTATTATACACTTCAATTACTCTATCAATAAATCTTTGATATTCCTCTTCTGAAATCCAATTTGTACATAATACTCTATCAAAATCACCAAACCATTGACCAGTAGCATAAATGTGCCTTTGTAGTTTTCCAGTTTCAATATTGATAGATAATCGTATATGCTCCCCAGTATGTTCAAATCGTTGAAGTTTTTCTATTTTCTCTTTAAGTTTCTTGTTTTCATCGTTTAACCCATTCAGCAAGTTACAAAATTCATTTGCCATGTTCTCTGATGTGCAAGGATATAACATATTATCATTTTCATTATCTGACACAGTCCATAACTGCATATAATCATCAAAATAATTATCAAATCTTTTATATCCTCTAAAATCATTAAATCGTTTATTTTCAATCATTCAGACAACTCCTTTTTGTCCATTTTCTTATTAGATGTCTTAAAAATGCTTCTTCTCTTGATATCCCCTCATTCATCAAATACTCTAAATCTTTTTGTAATTTAGGATGATTTGGTATTTTTTCCTTCATTTCTTCAAATAACAATTGATTGGATAATTTTAACTGTTCATTTTTTTTATTCATTTTTCCAACTCCTCTAATATTTTTTCCATTTGCTTATATAGTACATTTGCTATATGGATATAACCTTTATCTTTGGTGTAAAATTTATTCTCAACAGAATCTTCTAAAAGATGCTCATTAATTCTAAATCGTTTTTCAGTCATTTTACCTACCTCAATGAGAATAATAACTTATTGCTTTGCCCATTACTTCTAAATCTTCTTTTGTTAATACAATTGGTTCTTTTAATTGGTAATTCATTAATTTTGAATGTAATTCTTGAATAATTATTGATTGATTTTCCAATAAACGTATTAAATTGTCATTATCTTGTTTTAACTCCCCATTCTTATTATGCAACTCATTCAAGAGTTCACATAATGCTTTTGCAGAAGAAAAATAATAATCTCCCAAATCATTATAAATGCAAATAGCATTCTTTTCTTTTGACTCTACCCAATCAACAATATCACATCTGTTATGTTGATTTACCTTCAGTTCAAATCGTTTTTCAGTCATTCTGATAACTCCTTTTCATATAATTTTACTCTTAATCTTTGATTTTCAACTCGTATCCTATTAAATTGTTCTTTGAGTTCCTTATTTTCATCATGTAACTCATTCAACTTGTTACAAATCTCTTCTGCTTGAATATATACATCAACAATCGCAAACGGCTCATCACCATCAAACAATTGCCTATCATCAAGCCATTTTTTATGTGTAAATCGTTTTTCAGTTATTCTAACTCCTCCAATTTTAAATCATCTTTAATCTTAATAAAATTAACACAATTTGACCAATTACACAAAATACTTCTAATAATATACTGATAATTAAAATTATTCGTATTTTTTGTTGTTCTTTATATATCAAATATTCATTATAGATTTCATGGGAAACAACTGATGTAACATCATTATAGTTTTCATAATACCAATGTTGAAAATCCAAATCATTATCAATCCTTATTCCCATTTTTAACACTCCCAATAAATCGATTTACCATATTACAAACCATATATGCTTCATCATTACTATGAAGAGTAATACTAAAATCATTATTCGTAACAACTGCACCTTTTATCCTATTTGATTCAAATACCTCAAATTCTCTTAATGAATTTTTCAATTTAACATCTTTTTCGTGGAGAGCATTTAACAAATCAACAATTTCACCATAAGTTATCCATTCTCCATTATCAGAAATCTCATCACATTGAATATTCTCATTTAAGACATCTCTCAGTTCAAATCGTTTTTCAGTCATCACAAATCACCTTATTTGACTAATCCTTTTCGCTTCCTCTTCCAATGACATTAACAGTAATTTATAATGTGCTACTTCTTCTTTAAGCAATATATTTTCGTCATTTAACTCATTTAAGATTTCAACAAGTTCAAATGATTTTATTTTAGATAATCCCTGATACCATTTTTGTGTTTGATTATCTTTAATTGTATACTGATTATTTATATCAAGAAGTGCTTTAAAACGTTTTTGAGTCATTCAAACCCCTCAATAAATTTTTTCAATTTAATTAACATATCTAAATGTCCTTTTGCAGATACATTATTATATCCATCAGTTTTATCAACTAATTCTTCATAATAACTCATTTTAGACAAAATCCATTCTGTTAATACACTCTTTTGTATAAAATTTTTTGAAAAATGTAAATCTGATTTTTTAATTTTATCTTTGAGTTTCTTGTTTTCTTGTTTTAATCGTATATTTTCTCCAATTATAACACCATATGGTTCGTTTAGCTCATTAAGAAACTTCAATTTATTTTTCAATTGAATATTTTCATCGTTCAGTTTATTCAAGAGTTTAACAGTTTCTTCCTCTGTTAATTCTTGATGTAAGCCACGATATTCATCTTCACCAGTTAAATCCTCACGATAACCAAATTCATTAACTTTTATTGTATTATCCTGGACAAGCCACCATTCAGTATCCTTATCTAATGTAAATCGTTCAGTCATTCAAATCCCTCCAAGTGTCAAAAATCTAATTCTTCTAAATTGAAATGTGTTATAAATCCTTGTAGTCCATCGATAGCATCAGATTGTGCTTTATTTTCTGTTTCTAATTTTTTAATTTTGTCTTCAAGTTTTTTATTTGTAGATTTTAACTGCTGATTCTCTCTTTGTAAATCCGCATTCCTATGATTCGCTAACCATTCTAACTTATGTATTGATTCTCTCATTCTTCGGATCTTATTTTCCAAAACAATAATATGCTCTTGTTTTTTATCACATTTCATTTGTAATTCAGTTAATAATTTATCATTCTGTAACTCTCTAATATCTTGTTTTAACTGCTCATTTTCATCATGTAGCTCATTTAACAAATCAAACATATCCATAAAAGATATAATCCTTCCATTATCCTTTGCTCCAGATACTCTTTTATAAAAGCTATCAAAAATAGGAATAAATCGCTTTTCAGTCATTTTCTTCCCTCTTTAATCTAATTGTAATCCCTGCATATGGTTCTTCTGAATAATAATATCCCCCACCTGTTGTTATTGCACGATAATGTCCTCTACCATAAATAAAACTCCATTCCTTTAATAAATGCAACCAATGTTCATTATCACTCCAACCACCAGTAGCAAACAACCATAATCCATCATCAACTTCTCTTACAGCACCATAAGTTTGAAGCTTGTCTTTTGCATATTCAATGACTCCTTTGAAACCATATTTTTTGTAGATATTATTGATGTGTTGCATTTCAATATCAGTTTCTTTATCCATATCACTAATGTCTTCAATGATTTCTTTTAACTCCTCATTCTCTTCATTTAAATGTTTAATCTCTTTATTTTTCTCATCAAGTAACATATGTAAGTTAAAATTACATAATCTTTCATTTTCTTGTTTTAATTGCTCATTCTCATCAAATATTTGATTTAACAATTCTAACAATTTATCATCAATTCTCATTTCGCATTGATATTCTTTTCCAGTTACAGTATCAGTTACAATACCAGTAGACAATGTTTCAATAAATCGTTTTTTAGTCATTCATCATCACTCCTTTAATCATAAAACTCCAATAATGATATGGTGGGTTGCAAGGAACATAAATCTCTTTTCCATACACTTCTTTTGGCAGTAAATTCCATTTCAAACCATTTTTGTAAATTGAATTAGGTTTTTCAGTCATATATGAACTCCTTAATTCTTTGTTTTGTTTTTTCAACATCATTCTCTTCGCCAATTATTCTCAACAAAGCATTACAATATTCCTTTTTTGCAAAATCAGTTTTTAATAGAGAATTAAATATATCGTTAATTATCTCTTGAAGTTCCCTATTTTCTTCTTCGACTCTCTGCAATTCTAATTGCAAGGTTTCACGAAGAGCAAACTCATCAACATATTTATTATGCAATTCATTTAATTGTTTAACAACATCATCTATCTCTTTTTCTGATACTGTTACATATCCTTCATTAATTGAATATGTTTTAAATAATCCATCAAATCGTCTAATCATTTAATCACCTCATCATAATATATTGCTCCATTCTTTAATAACCTATTGATCGCAGGAATTACCAATGCATATGAATCTCCTGGAATTTCTTTATATGCTCTCCTCAATAAATTTAAGGTATCCAGCCCCTCATCTTTAATTGCATCTAAAACAGACAATTCCTGAAATCTATCAACCTCATGAGATTTACGTTTGTTATCTTTCGTTAATAAATCATATGCGTTTTCATCTAAAATAATCTTTGTGTTATAATGAGAACCTACAATTGCTTCCAAAAAATAATCAGTTACTAATGTTGCGGGACCCAACAATGATTCAAGTCTGGAGTCCAGCAAATATGTAATGGAATAATCATCTGCTGCTCTATTTGTTCTACCGTACATTTGGCTTAAAACTAAACATCTTTGTCTAAATAACCAACCATAGTCAATCATATCTCTAACCTTAATTTGAGGATCTCCTATGTTAGGAAACGGATCTTTACAAATGCATTGCCAACGAGCATCATCATAAGGAAAATCAATCCCTTCAAAAGCAACAGGTGAAACAAGAATTTTATTTGTGTTATCTTGTTTAAACTGTTTAAATTTTCGCTCCTTATCATTCTGATTGTGAAAAATAAATCTTTCGTCATCTAAGAATACGTCTTTAAATCTGTTTGCAATATTATATGTAAAAGTATGAATCAATCCTTTTTCATCACTATGCTTATCTGCAAGCATTTTAATTTTTTCTATCATATTAGGCATAGTTGCATCTATATTTGTACGACTCATTGATCCTACATATGATTTAACGATAGGTCTATTCTGACGTGGAATAATTGATGGAATCTCTATATATGTATAATCATCAATTCCCAGATCTCGTGCAAAAACATCTGGTTTTAATACTGTTCCACTCATAATCAAGCAAGTTTGAGTTAAATCAAAAAGCAAATGTGTATACATATCTACCTTAATAGGTTTAAATATATTGTATAAATGCCCACGTTGTTTTTCTTGTGTAAAAATCCAATTTTGTGGATTATCACATAATAATTCATATAACGCTTTGAAATCCAATAACCTATCCTTATATTTTTTTTCAACTCTCAATGAATTTGTCTTTGAAGACAACTCTTTATATATACCAATTAATATTTCTATATCATCAATCCACTTATCAATCGAAGTATGATTAGTAATTTTAAATTGAGTCTCTCTTTCTACAGCTGATGGAGAAAAAGAATACTCAAATTCACTCATCACAATGGATTCAATATTATGGCCTTCATCAAAAACTCCTAATCTGCGATACGGAAATTGATTAACAAATCTTGAATCCGCAATAGCATAGTTATAATTAAGCATTGTAATTGGAGACATGATACCATTGATTTTTGTTTTCCAATACGGACACATTCCAGATAATATATTTTTATCAAATTCTGGATCCCCATAATATATCATACTACCATCTTCTCCAATCAAGGGAGATGTAGGTAACTCTGTTCCATCGTAAAACCACCCATCTTTCAATATGGGTTTCAAATCACATTTAAATTTTGCATTGGATTGGCACATTCCATTTGATGCATCAAATAATGGCTCGACAGCGCATTCAAAATTATTTCTTCCTTTAACGAGTCGAACATCATTGAAATCATGTAGGTATTGATCTTGAAGTTGCTTGGTTTTTGTATATAAATATGTTTCCTCGCCTCGATCTTCAAGAATTTTAGCTAATACATAACCAACCAATGATTTCCCAAAGCCAACAGATGCATTTAAGATAACATATTTTTGCCTTTCCTCGATAGCATCCATAATTTGAGAAATAGCGTCCCATTGCCCAGGTCGAAACTCCTTTTTTTCAAATGGAATATATTTTATTGCATCATTTTCATTTATCATGTTATCACCATTTTTTAATAAAAAATTTTCCACAATAATGGTCATATCCACATACAGGAGATATAAGAGCAGTTTTTGCTCCTAAAAATCTTAAATACTCTTTATTAACATCTTCAAATATTTTAATTAAACAAAAAAATTCTTGACAATCTTTTTGATAACCATAAAGATGTAATTCATGAGAATTAATATCCCATTTATCTTCATTTTTCTCCAATTTACATCGTAATAAAAAAGGACTAAATATACCTCTTTTTTTAGGATACAAAATTTTTGTTCCAATAATATCAGAAATTTCATTCATCAATACTTGTTCCTCTATTCTTGATAATTTTCGAATAGAAACAGCAAAATCATAATTTTCACAAAATTTTTCAACAGAATTATATTCATGAAATAAATCAATACAATCCAATAACTGATGCAATTTATATTTTATACTTGTTAAATATTTATTCATCGCGCCACACCCAAAAACAACAATAATGACAATTTGGAACAACTTCATCAAAAATTTGACATCCCCCTAAATAATAATATGCACAATCTTCACAGGACATTATTTATAACACCTCTCACATAACTCCTCATGCAACAAAACCTTATCTTGTCCTTTTGCTTCAATTAAAAGTTCTTCTTTAGTTTTCTTATTATCTGAATCTGATCTCTTTAACATCTAACTCCTCCTTAAAAAAAATTTTCCTATTTTTCACTAATACGAACAACCCTATGAATGTTACGTAAGTTTTGCATAAAATAATCAACACCATTTTGAAAAAAATATGCAATTCCGTGATCAACATCTAATTGTATACCGTCACAATCAAAACATATAAAACCATGAATGGTTTCTAATGTCAAATTAAATGGAGTTTTGATTTCAAATACCATTAAATGTGTTGGATCGTCATCATATTCAAAAATTTCCTCAATTGTTACATTTTCAATATCTATTTGTCTAATAAAATCAGCAAATTCATTTATGTTCATAACAATACCTCTTTTAAAGCCTCTTCGTATCTTTCATGATTAATAATCTCCCATTTGCCGCCACGATCAAGAACTTTCTTCTTTAATCCCAGTAATGTTCTTGAACTAATATGAATTTTCTTCTGCTGACTGTCTTTTGTGTAATTTTGATATGTCCAATATTCCTTATTATGATTTGTTGTTTTACCAACGTATCTAACTCCACTTTTTGTTTGTCTGTATCTTGTATGAGTACGCTTTTTTTGAATATCTTGTCTCACGGATTGAGCTTCACGATTAATATCATAAATTTTTTGAGCTTGCTCAACATCTGTGATAATCCACTCGAGTCCTTTATCCTCCACTTTTTTCCTTAATCCAGTTAAATCAACACAGGAAATAGTTTTAATTTTTCCATCTTCTTTGTTAAAATATTTATAATTCCACATAAATCCTAAGATATTGGTCTTTTGAGCGCAAACGCCTAATCGAAAAATACCATATCTTTGGTCGCTTTTACATTGTGAACCGATTTTTTTAATTTCTTCAATATAATTTTTCATTTTTACACCTTATTTAAGTTTATAATTATTAATTTATAACAACCAATATATAAAGATTTCGATTTTGATAAAAAAAATTATTTTGCATAAACCACAAAGGGTTTTTCATGCAAAACATCAATTACAATTTCTTGTGTTAGTTTACCAAAAGTCTTTGAATATCCCATGAGGTCTACATGATGAATATACGTAACAATTCTATCATATGCGTCATTAAATTCATCTTCAGAGATAAATTTATTCTGAACTCGATCAATTAATTTTAAAATCAATACGCAACCGAATGGAATTAAATTATCTTTTAAATCATCTAATTTAATAGATGAATGATCTAATACAACAATATCAAATAATTCCAATTCTTCCTCATAGGTATGCATAAACGATAATCGCTGAATCTCATCTATTCGATATAATCGTCTTCGATATACGGACATACAGAAATCACACTCTCAAGATCCTGTTCTATTTCTTTTACCTTATCAACGGCATCAAAGAAACTGTCAGCTTCTATCGTTTTTGTAAAATGAACTTCCCATAAATTTTCTTCTGTCATTTTATCACCTAATTACCAATAGAAGCATATTTACATATAAACGATTTTTCTAATTTAATCTGAATATAAGAAGTCTAATATCGCATGAGAGCAATCCTGACAGATTGTTCGCAATTTATTCAAATCACCATCATTCACAATACGATAATCAATATAGAATGAATAACTTCCATATTCGCGATCTCTTTTTATTCGTGATTCAGGGCAATCACGTAACCAATTAGGTCTAAAAACCTCAATAACAAAAATTGGATCGTTTAAGCGTGCATTGATCACGTCGTGAACCCCTTTTTCATCTACAACATAAACATTAATACAGTCCTTTTTGAATTGCGAAGCTCTTGCCCCATAATATTGATCGGCAATTTTTGTTTCAGCAACAATATCATCGAAATTTAAAAATTCTTCTTTTGAGCAAAATATATGCGTATCCTCTCCCTCATAACGAGGTTCACGCGTGGTATATGAGATAATCTTATTCGTTTCATAGTGAAATCTATTGCTCATTATATCTAAAATATTGTCAGCTACAGTATCCTTGCCCACGCAAAAATCCCCAACAACCAAAACGTTCAATGTCATTTCATCACCATGAAAAGAACGTCCATCTCAATGGTTTTATAATCGGTATCGCTTTTACGCATTTCATCAAAAACCTTTTCCATATCTGGAGATTTCTTTGTTATACGTTTAATTACCCGATCTGATTCAGAATACCCTTCGATTTCCCAATCAATCAGTCGAATATCATATGACAATTCATTTAAATTGCTACATATCTCAACAATTCTCTTGATAGAATATTCATCAGCCCGATCTTCATGGATATGTAAAAACGGCTCTTCAAAATTAAGATAAATCATTTTCGTCCTCCGTTTGATATAATAATGCACATAAACAACAGTAATCATCTTCGTCAGTAATTCCAGTAAGGCGACGACCAGATAAATAAGTTGTATTGTCCTTGTTTTTCATTTCACACCATACACGAATTTCCTTGTCATCATCAACATCCTCAATCAGCTGCTTAAGCTGACCGACATTGATGTTAACAAAATTACTTTTCGTCATCTTTACGCCTCAGCAGAAAAGCATACTCATATATGGCGACCGTACAAGGTTCTGCATTGCTTACATCGTTCATCGTTTCGGATTTATTCCACATCAATGAACAGCCATATTCATCACAAAACTTCTCAATGGTTTCATTCTCCATTTTTTCCGAAGATCTAACGATAACAAAATCATACTCGTTAATGAAGATGCGAGCATTCTCCATATCTTCAATGTATTCTGAAAAAAAATTCTGTACACTTTGTGTCAATTCCAAATACTTTTGCTGATAGTGAAATTTTGCATTCACCATTTCCTCATATATATTTGCCATATTATCCCTCAATTATCTTTTTTGCCATATCCATATCGGTTTCATATATGTGTGCAGATGACACATGATAATCAATATATGAAAACTGAACACTTGGATATTTTTTGTTTATCGCTTCCTGAACCTTCAATCCGACATATGTTAAAAAATACATATTAGAAGGCCACGCACCGTAAAAATCATTTGATCTGAACATCACATGAAGTATCAATTCGTCGCCCCTGATGGTAAACTGAAGCCAGTTGAGGCAGGGTATGTCGACCCTGTATCCGTCGAGACCGCAGTTGTATAGGGTGGCCACGGCCCTGTTGGATCCCCTGTTCTGCAGAAGTCTTTCCACTATGACATCAATCTGATTCATAGTTACCGTATCGCCCACCTCATTCACCGTATGCATCGCTTTGAGACGCTCTGGGTAAGTGTATACGAAGTCGTTGTCTCCAGTAAGATATATCAGGTCAATATTGTCCACGCTCGTTATGTAATCGGCAAGGGCGTCACCTTTGAGAGGGTATTCGGGGATGTCGAAGGCGCCGTCTCTTGCCCATGAAACAAACTTGCGTGAAGGGTTTGAAAATACAAAAGCCAAATCCGTCATCGGATTTGGGATTTTCAGATGCAGACCAAGATATTCACGGATTGGAGAATCATCCTTATGATGCGGATGACCCTCATTGATGATTTTTGAAAGCGTATCCTTCCAGATGTTTTCAAGCCTTGTCATTCATATCACCAAACATTTCATTTATGATATAGGTAATCACGGTTGTCGTTACGGCATTTCCCGTACATTTGTATCTTTGCGTATCTGAAATGAGCTCGTCATCGGCTCCATATTTTGTCCAATCATCTGGAAATGCCTGAAGCCTTTCCGTCTCCTTTGGAGTCAATCTTCTGAATCTGTAGCCATCATATACACCGTGTCTGTCCTGTGCCGTAATTGTAAACATCGGATCATCATTTTCCTTCATTCTTCGACCATTTTGACGCTTGTTTACACGATCTGGAGTAAGAACTGGCTGGCATATCTTGATTCCGTTCTTGTATAGACTTCCTGCGCATAGAGTTGGGGAAAGTCCGTCTGGATCAAACACGTCCTTTCCGTGATGTCCGCTCTTCGAATGATTTCCGATCTTCCTTATCTTTCTGTTGTCGTCCCTGATTGTGATGGGATGCTTGTAGTTTGTGGCCGTTAGGGTTGGGGAAATTCCGTCATCGGCGTAAACATTCGCCCCGCCGTGCTTCCTGTTGGGACTGAAGTTGCCTACTATGTTGGGCTTTGGAATTGCATAGAGTCCCGTTTTGGCTCCCATTCCACCGCCCAAAGCGCCAAGCGCACATGATACACCATCGATTGACATCACTCTTGTTGCCTGTTTTCCAGGTATGAGTGTGATTATCTCTCTTTGGGAGGGTGCTGTGGGCGCCCGATCGTTTTCCTCAGATGTTACTTCTTTGAGCTCTCCAGTATCCTCTGAGCCGTCTCCTCTGGAACGTAATACTTCTCGTCCACTTCCTCTTCTAAGATATCCCTTAATAAACAGACGTTCTCTGTTTTGAGGGACTCCGTGATTTTTAGAATTATGAACCTCCCATAAAATGTCATACCCCATTTCGGTAAGAATCCTAATGAACGTCGAGAAAGTTCGTCCTTTGTCATGAGATAATAAACCTGGGACGTTTTCAAGTAAAAGATATTGTGGTTTCTTTTCTTTACAAATCCTTGCGATTTCAAAAAATAAAGTTCCTCTTGTATCGTCAAGCCCCCTTCTTTCTCCTGCATAGCTGAAAGCTTGGCAAGGAAATCCTCCAACGAGAAGGTCGAAGTCTGGGAGTTCTTCTGGTTGAATTTTGGTAGCGTCTCCCAAATCTCTGTGACTTGGGAAATGTCGTCTATATATCGATTTAGCATATTTATCAATCTCCGAATAACCTATACACTCCATTTCGATATTGGAATTCTGAATGCCTAACTCAAAACCTCCAATACCTGAAAATAAACTTAAATACTTCATCATTTTAATCATCTATAAAATACATTCCTATACTCATTCCTAATATTATCCCAAAAATGGTCCATATAATTAAAGATGCAAATGTAAAATCAAGTGATAATCGCATAGAAGAATTTAAATAAACCATTATTACTTGAATAACCACTAATGGAATAGCTATATATTGGTATTTCATTAGGTTTCCCCTAAATCTCTATCTTGAAGATGTTTTTCTATTACACCAATAATCTCGCCGCATAAAATATCTGCATCTTTCGCATCAATCAATGGCGTATCCACATTAGCATCTCCAAACCAAACGGTAACAAAACCCTTTTTTGAAGAAATATCTTCATTGTTTGGATTCCAAACAAGGTCAATACCATTATTGATTAATTGTGGTTCAATATTTTCAGTTTTATAATATTGCTTAAATGTTCTTGATATCAAATCTGTAAGTTCAATAACAAATTCATCTAAAGCTCTAATTTGTAAATACATAAAAATTAATGCGCAGAAAATTATAAGAAATAATCCTACGATTGTAACTAACTCAATCATCATTATTTTTCCCTCTATCAAAATTGCAACATATTTCATTATTGCAAGAAATACTAAAACCATATTGAAGACAAATTCCAAAATCATTGTTTTTATTTGAATGATTTCGGAACCACCAACAATTATCACAAGTTAACATATTTATGGCTCTGCTTGATCTTCTGTAGTATTAGTATTATCTGTTGTATTAGTATTATCTGTTGTAGTAGTATTATCGGTTATAGTAGTATCTGTTGTGGTAGTATTATCGGTTGTAGTGGTATTATCTGTTGGAGTAGTGTTTTCTTGTTCTTCTTGAGCTTCAAGGTCAATAACACTAATAATACTTAATTTTACATCTAAATCATACCTATTACCTTCTTTATCATACCAACCAACATCCATAGTTTTAGAGCCTGATTTTATCTCATTACAACTTGGATCAACTAAATCATCTAACAACAAACGTGCAATACTTACTAATTTATTCGCTAGTTTTTCTCTCATTTTTCTCATTTAAGTCATCTCTTTTCTTTTCAATGAATTTAATATACTTAAGATATGCCTCAAGGTCTTTAATATGTCTTTTTTTCACATCTGTTGTATGATAATTATTTATCATTTTTATCACCATACAATCCCAGTAAGTCTGCATATATATCAACAGCAGCGTAATATTCGTCCATATTTGAACCTAATTTTGTTGCTGCGATGTTTCCTTCAATTGCAAATAATAAAATATATTCTAATGCATCATATTCTGTGCAATTTGGATTTGCAATGACCTTATTATACTCAGTCTGTAAAACATCGATCATTTCCTGAAGCAAATCTTTAATAGATTGATGTAAGAGAACATCTTCGTTTTTTGCACCATATGCTCGACGAAGACGTTCCATATTAGAGCTTGTCATAATATTATTTATAATATTCTATATATATAAATATTACTTTAATTCTTCTTCAATATCTTTATTTTGAGACGCTCCTACCATTATCAAAAATACATTCCACGGAATATGTATTCCGTATACACGCTCTTTAATATAATCCTGTACACGTATTTGTTTATATGAACAGTCTCCTGCATCCTCAAAATGCGAAGAAATCAGTTCTCCTAACACCTCTACTTTCATACTGCGATTAAAATTCGCATCTCGCTTTTTGTATTCCTCTTCAAAACCTCTTGTTATAGCGACACCAGTTTTTGTTCGCAAAATATAACTATATTCCTTACCCATCATGCCTTCAAGAATATTTTCATCGCTCAAACCATTGAAGGTTCTTGATTTAACACGCAAAAACGGCTTTCGTATTACATCTAATGCATACTCTAGCTCATTTTGTGCAGATTCATCAATATTCATATCAATATACTTGTGTATATCTACATTAAGCCATGAAAGATTATATCCTGTGTATTCTTCCATGCCTTTGATGACTGAATCCATTGTTGAATAAATTGGCTGAGCAAAGATGTCCATATTTTGATTTAAATAATAAAATACAAAATCTCCAATAACTCTTAATTCATCGAAGCGACCATTAACAATACCATTTTGATTTAAGAAACCTAAATTTTCTTCAATTTGCTCTTCGGTATATAAATCGTTTTTAGACAAATCTATTGTAAGGAAACGCCTCACAAATTCTCTTTCATCCATTCCTTCAACATAATCATTCAATGTGAATAATGGAACACATCGAGTATAATATACTTGTCCTTCTTCCCCATTTGGTCCTTGCCCTGGGTTTCTTCCAAACTCTTCCATTATAGCATCTTTGATAAATTCAAGATTTCCTGGTTGCTTGAAAACATTAATACATTCGTTAACTACAATTGGATATGAATGTCGGCTCATATCTCTACCCATACGATACTCGCTACTAAATTCACTTCCATTCATAATGTAATGTGTTCTATTAACATTTAGTGGAGTGTGCAAATGGCATATCAGCTCTCCCATTGTACTTTTAAGAGTTCCAGACTCTCCAATTAATAAGATGCCTGGAATCCATCTTCGGAATTTTTTGTAGCTGAAACCATAAGGGGTTATTAATGAAATTTTTATGACAGCTGCGAATTTATCGCCTTGCCACGGAAATGCATCTCTAATTTGTTTTAATAAAATCAAAGCGTCCGTAAGCTCATCACGATTAGGAGCATCATCATTTAATTCTATAATACCCTCTTCACTATCGATAAATTTTCTAAAATGGGTTTGATCCTTTGATAGATATATTCCTGGTCTGCTTGAACTTTCAATTGTATCAACAAGTCCAAGATCTTCATACTCCATTAAAATATACCCTGGGATTTTACTGTTTTTGCTTGTATAAGCCCCATACATTGTGTAATAGTTGTCAAACCAATTGTTTCTGTCTTGAAAAATATATTTTCTTTCAAGACCATTGTTGTTTTTTAAATAAAATTGAATCGGCTTTAATGAGTCATCAAGAGATGTTGGTGTTGATATATCGTCAATATAGGAAAATTCATCTAGTATATGATGAATAATTACATTTGATTGACAGATAGTACCTTCTTTTCCCTCTTTAATATTATTCAATCGAATTTGTTTGTTGTGAAAATCAAGTACGATTTCAGGATATGTTACAGAATATCGTTGATTTGGATAAAACTTATGTGTTTTAGGGTTACAGTTAATCCAAAGAATCCTTGACATTTTTAGAACGTCAATCTTTCCTTCAAATCTTTCCTTTAATGAGTTTAATCCTTGTTTTTTCTTATCTTCGTTTGAATCTGCGTCATGCAAAAGACTTGGAATGAAACCTTGTGTCCTTTCTGCATCATCAGACATCTTGAAGAAGTTTGAATTAGGTTTATTGTCTATCACATAATTTCCGATATCAATAATAGACTGTCTTGATACCCCCATAAAGCTTAAAAATCCACCTAAGGCAACTGAAGCCATTTGTTTTTCTCCATCGATTAAAGGCCAAGAGTCAATGATGAACTTTCCGATTGCAGCTACATTTCGAGGACTGATATCATGTTTTGAATTGTCAATCTCCGCTTTCCTTTCAATAAGTTTAACTTGGTTATCATAATTTATAGAAAAGCCAGCTTCCTCAAGTATTTCCGTAATCAGTTCTTCAATATTTCCGTCCATATATGTAGAAATATCTTTAAATCGTTGGGCTCCGCTATCTAATACACTATATTTTTTTCCATCTATTACAGAACCTGGACCTACTACATATCCACCTGCTTTTGTGAAAAATTCCATTGCGGATGGAGCCATTGTTTTTGAACCAATATTTTGTAAAACTGGGTATTGTTGATATGCTTGACTTTCTCTAAACGCCTTCAGATTTTTTTGTGGATATATTAAGTTTGAGATAGGGTGTTTTTGGTCTCCAGCTTGTGTAATATATAAATATATATGAAACCCATCATTTGCTGTAGATACATACATCGGAGAAATATTTCGAGCCTCAAAACCATTTTTTAAGATTTCAAATAGAAACAAACGTGTTCCTAATTTCAATTGTTGTTTATCTTTAACACTATTTGCGTGAGTTGTTTCTCCATCTATATCTATAACACAAAGAAATCTGTCATTTTCCTTTCGAATTGGGCAGATTCCAATGTTTCTGCGCATATTAAAATCATTTTTGTAAACTGCCTGAAGATCTTGATATCCTTTTGGGCCGCCAATCGGTCTTTTTCGATTATCTCCATCGCCTTCTGGTGGCTTTTCTGGACAATTTTCATCATACATAAATACGATTTTAAAATCGCCGTTTCGAATTGACTCTTCAAAATCCTCAATCTCCTCAAAGCATTTTACTTGTGGGGCTGAAGCGAATAAGTCATTCATTTTTTACCCCCTTATAAATATTTTAATAAAATTAATCTTAATAACGTAGATTTTGATATATTTTTTTCTGAAGCCAAAATCATTAGTTTTTGGATTAAATAACTTGGTAGATAAAAAGTTTTTCTGCAATTTAATGCAATTTTTTCTTGATTTTCAGTTGGAATTAAATCTTCGTAGTTATCTTGATCAAAGAAATCAATCAATATATTGGTAATTACATGGGAAACTTTTTTTTCGGTTAATTTATTATATGTTTCTTGGTCAACCCTAAATGAAAATGCTTCTTTTGCAGATTTTCCTGTTATTTTATTAATAAAAACTTTGCCATAAATCTTAACCAATTGTTCGACAACTTGTTCCTTAGATAATTCAGTTGCGTTTGATATATACTGAATTTCATCAATAAGATTAACGTCTAATGTTAAATTTTCACTATTCATATTTTTGTTTTTGTGTCTTTTTATATTTAAAATTTGTCTTTTTTTTAAGAGAAAGACATTGGTGGTAAAAAGTTTGCAAGACACAGTATTTTATAGTATAAATATTACTTTTGTATTGGTTTTTGTCTTGTATATTAGGTGTTTCAAAGACAAAAATTGAATTTTGTCTCAAAAATCGTGTCCTGTCTCAAAGTCAAGACAAGATTTAAGACAGAAAAAAAGACATTTTTGATGAAAAAAATAATCGTTAAAATTCAATAATAATAATAATAATAATAATAATAATAATATAATATAATATAATATAATATAATATAATATAATAGAATATACGTTATTTATACGTTATTTAGGCTTATGTGTGCTCTTTATTTTTTTTTGTCTTAATGTTTCGCCTCACTGTCTCCTTGATTTAAAAAAAAACCGATTTTTTTTCCAACTTGGGTATTTTGTATTATTATATAGTATATAATATTATTTAGTAGTATTTTATAATATTATGTATATATTTTTTTCTATATTTTTATTTTTTTTCACTGACTCAATTTTTGTGGAGACAGAGGAGACAAAATTTGAATAAGCACTCTCCATCCTCCATTTTGGCTATAATGCACGGAGAGTGCTTCGTTACTGTCTCTTTTTCAAGGAGACAAAATGCCTCTGTCTTAAGACAGAATCTTAAAATGTACATTTTTGTACTCTATATATAAAGATTTTTAGAAGACATCACGACAATTAAGACAACAAAACGTGTGATTTTTTAATCAATATATAAAGATTGAGTATAAGACAAATTTTGTGCATTTTTAGGTGATTTTTAGGTTATTCAAAATAATATCTGTTAAAGAAAAAATAAAATAAAGTTAGGGATAGATTTTTGCATACAGTAAATTTTTTATATAATTTTTCTGTGTAACCCAAAAGATTACACTAATTAAAAAAGCCATTACAATCCTTTAACACGTAAAATAACGATTATTCTCCATTTAAGGACGCGAAAAAGGATTTTCCGTGCTTATTTTGACTAAAAAACGCCTAAAATCTCTTATTTTTAAAAAATAGCAAGTTTTATCGAAAATCTAAAGAAAAAAGAGAATGGTGACCCCAGCACAGACATCAAGCTGGGGTCCAATCCCGAACTAAAGGATTCTTTGGAGTTATATACATCGTAGATACAATGTACATGGCGTGTCGACCAACCTGAAAAGTCGACGGTAGAATATGCGAGTAGAAAGCACGCCTTACTTTCAAAATGAAAATAGCTCTAAATCCGAGCAGTACAACTTTTTGTACAAATATATCTTTCAATGATTTCATATTTAAACTTTTCGTTTCATAAACTTTATATATTGGTTCGCACAGATGATATAATTGTAAGGTGAGTAAAACTTGTAGAAAAATTAAATAAAAAAACTCAGAAAACATGTTTCCGATAATATGGTAATTTATATCTCACCTTACTATCATTTTAATTGCATAGAGATGTGATAATTATGCAAAATGTTATAATTCTTTCGTTTATTTTACTCGTTTTTTTGACCATTGATGATATAGTGTTCAAAATATACGAAAAATTACAATCTGATGTAGATGAAGAGGTGAAAAAATGACAAAAAACCTATATGAGCTTCAAATTGGGGTCGTAATTGAGTCCGAAATTGATGATGATTACGATTTTGATGATATTGGAGAGCTTATTGCGGCCGATGTGTACGAAATACTCAATAATGGCGAAGATTTCCTCGAAGTTTTCTATAGAGGAGCTGAAAAGTATGAAGATTTTTGAATATAATCCCATTTTAGGCACTTTTTCAATGGGATTGGAGTTTTTTTCTCAAAATGAGGTCGTTGAAGTGTTAAATTTGCGTAAAAATAGCGAATTTTCTTATAATAAAACTCACAAACAATGGTTTTTACCTAATTTTTCAGATATTTCAAGCTATATTACTGAAAATAGTTACGATTTAGCGATTTTAAACCCACAAATTGGTGAAAAAATCGGAAAAAGAGGAAAAATCAACTTCAAAATTGACGATATTCAAGCGTGTTTGCAGTTTTTGGAGAGAGAATTGCCAAAATTTGCAATATTTACCTTCAATTTGGACGTGATTTCGCTATTAAATATTGGCGAAGAGTATGTCAGAGACGGTTTTGGACAGCTTTCTAAAGATTTTCTTATTAGTTCCCTTCAGAATCTTGGTTATGACGCTTATCTCGTAGCTATTGATGAGGCAAATTACGGCATTTCAATGCATCGAGGCGTAGCTTTGTATATTGCAACGCCTAAAGACTTTAAAATGACCTTTCCAGCTGGACTTTTTAGGCGCATAGCTACTCAAAAATATAGCAAATTCCGAACAATAGCCGATGCGATCGGAGATCTGCAGAAGCTTGGGGAGTGGGTGCCTTATCGATCTCAGCCACAAAACGTATATCAGCGTCATTTGCGTCGTGGACTTGATCGTGTTACGTGGAATTTTTTATATCGTCCTCCAAATATAGATCAGTTTGAAACCATTTCAAAGATCAGACAGGGCTCCAAAGCTGCGGACACTAAAGAGGTTCGTCAAAAAGCTGGGTATGTTCGCCCGAAATGGAACCGTATTTGCCCGACATTAGACGATCGTTTCTATATGATCTCATCAAAAGCCCCATGCCTGCACCCATTGGAAAACAGACCGTTTACAATAAGGGAGGGTATGAGAATTATGGGTTTACCAGATAATGTGTCTTTTGATTTAAAAACCCCAAGAAGAGAAATAGCTACTATGCTTATGCAATCCATATCCCCAGTTATTGGCGAAGCTACAGCTATAGCTTTGAGATCCATACAATAGTATACCCCTAGGGGTATCCAAAAATGGGCGATAGGAAAAAATTCTCCGTCCTTCTTTAGCCCACTTTCTTCAGAACATTATTTTTTTACTCTCTTCAAATGGTATTGTTGTTGAATAATCTGTAGTGTTTATACCACTACCTATGAAAATATAACACGATACCTATTAAATTCTTTGTATACCTTGCAAACTGAAAGTGCCCATTTGGGACATCTATATGTCTGAAAAATCGATGCTTAGATACTGAAATGGAGCATTCTCCGTCGAGTTTGAAATGTCAATTCGATAGTTTAGGTACTCCTAAAACAAGGGGTATACCCCCAGGGGGTATGTTTTAAAATAAAATTTGAAAAATTGTTGCGACGCGCAACAGTCTCAAAAAAATTTTTTGGGCGCGCCACGAGAAAAACATCAAAAAGAGGATAGGATATGGTGCGGTAGGATTAAAAAAAGAGGGATAGCTATTGCATCAGTCTATCCCATTCGTGTTCAAAAAAGTATTCGAGCGCTGCGTTAACAATCCATTGCTGCTGACGTCCGCTTGCTTTTTTTATTTCGTTCAACTTATCAATGTTTTCTTGCTTGATTTTCATTTGTCTAACTGTGTATTCATCTGACATATTTATCACCTATATTAATATAGTACTTTGTAGTATATAAAGGTTTGGGTGGGGGTGTCTTTGAAAATTTTTTTTTGAAAATTTTTTTTTGATCGGATCGGGCTCAAAAAATTTTTTTCGTTCACGAGCGGGAGAAAACATCAAAAGAGGGTGGGCGCGAGCGCTAAGCGAGTTGGGTGGGAGGATTATTTAAAGCGATAAGCTATTGGCTTAAATTCCCCTCACACCGCGACGAGTCTGAAAGCGAGGAGTTGTGAATAAATACGACCGAGAGGGGTTGGGGTGAATCGGTCGTCTATATTTTTGCTTTGCAAAAAAAATAGCCCCAGACAGCTTAGTGTCTGGGGCTATCTAAGATTATAGGTAAATTTAAATTATATTTTCTAAAGTTTCTTTAAATTTCACAATATCAACTTCTAATTAATTTTCATTTAACCGTTATAATAATTTAATGGGAATGATAATATCCCCATCTTCATCTCTATACACACCATATTTCATTATATAATAATCACCAGTATCTTCGTCCAACAACAATGGTGTCATCCATTTTTCATCAGTAGATTCTTCTAATTGTTTGATTAAAGCATTTATTGTTAAATCACTCATCTATATCACCTTATCTAACAATAATATGTTTTCTGAAAAATTCATTCATCTTTGGCCACAATGTGTCTAACTCATACCAAGGGTTTTCCGCACATTGTTGCTCATCGAACAATCCATATTTTTTCCCAATTTGTTCGATTTCTATTACTGTTTCATTATAAACATCAATAGCTTCTTTAGGTCCAGAGCTTAAATCTGTTCTATCAGAGATTTCAATAAATCCCATCAGATGAAAGAAATAAATTCCATCTCTAACAATTTCATCTAAACAAAATTTTCTTTTAACACAAACTTCAATATACTTCATAATAACACCTCATTCTTTATAAATCATTTTACCGTTTTCAACAATTAAAACATCAAATGGTTTTAAATTGTCATAAACATCATATTCAACAAAACCAATTTCTTCAGCTTCTGTGTAGTCGCTGATATTAGCCAACACAAAACCAGTGATATCATTAAATTCAATGGATTTGTTTTCTTCATCAATATCAATACTATAAATATTATGAACTGCAATTGCATCATAGAATGCATAGCAACCATATTTCATTTCTATTCTCATTATATTAACTCCTAAAAATTAAACAGAAGAAAGAGATATATCGAATACAATATCTCCTTCTGTATCTATTCTTACATTATTGATTGTGTAATATTGGTCATCTTCATGATTTAGAAGATAAACAATATCTCCATCATTACCGTTTTTCTTTAGAAAGCTTTCTACTTCACATTTAACTAATACCATTTTAATCACCACTTAACCGTTATAATAACTCAAATTCAACTCTCCATAATAAATCATAATCAGAAAGTATATCAATATCATTTATATCCATAAAGTAATCAATATATTCTTTTCTTGATGAGAAGCCTTCTTTTTTAGCTTCATCATCATCAATATTTTTTACTAAATCCAAATCACATTCTGTGATCAAAATCACTCCATAAGTTTTTGATGTTCTATCCGCTTTCAACTTATGGATTTTTCCAGGAACTGCTGGTCTTCTTCCTCTTGGAATTCTTCTTGTAACTGTCTTTTCTCCATTGAGTATTTTTTCAATACAATATTTATCAAACATCATTTAAATCACCACTTTACCGTTTAATAGAGTTAGGAATTATAAGTAACTCCTAACTTTATGGATATTAATTTTATTTATATCGGATAACATCATATGATGTTCATTAAACCAAACAACAATGTCATCATTACAAGCACTTTCTACTAATCTGATGCTGTGAATGTTATGGAAGGTAATCATATTATTGATGATAATAAAATTACATAAGATTTTAAAATCATCTTCGTGAGATTCCACTCCATAGTTTTTACAATAGTCAATTAATATTTCTCTTAATTCATTTTTATTCATAATTACACCTCTTCATTTAACCGTTTTAATAATGATAGTCCCAATTAAAATTTATATCCACACCAAATTCTTCTTCAATATCCCAAATTTTTTGAAATACTTGTTCATTTATATATTTATCAATTTCATAAATTTCTTGCAGTCCACATCTTTTAAGCTCTGCTTGTAATTCATTTACTGAATCGTATTGGTTGATATCAGTATCTGCAAGAAATTCACCGAGAGTTTCTTCTTCTCTTGATAAACCTCCAGTAGATAATGTATTATCATCATATAATTTGTACTGAGCCCAGTTAGGACCCAATACATCGTAAATACTAATCATACATCTTCCTCCTTAGAATCAATTTTTATTTCTAATATCTTATCTGCTGGTAAATGAATGATGTTATTGATGATAATTTCTCCATTCTTTAATTCAACACTTATAAATTTCTCAATTGCTAAACCTACAAACAATTCATTTTTTTCATTAACTAAAAAACAAGTCATAATTAACACCTCATTAAACCGTTAAATTTAGATTTTGGTAATACCAATAATGGCACTACCAGTATCTAAAATGTAATCTTTACAAATGATATAATCACTTGGTAACTTTCTGCTAATTTCTGCTACGAATTCAGGTAGATCTGCTTCGAAAGACATTGGATGTCCACTAAAGAAGTTACCAAAAACAATTTCATCTTCAGCTGTTGGGTCTAAAAACTCTGAATCAATTTTAAACCCATGCTTTAATATTACTAATTCCACTAAATTCCAAACTAAATTTCTTTCCTCCAATGGTGTCATACATATCAACTCCTAATTAATTATTCATCATTCCGTTTAAAAGTATATTTTACCCATATATATATCAAATAATGCAATGGCTATATCTACAGGATTAAAGGAAGTTCCTTGCTCCATAACCCATAAGTCGGCTTCAATATTGGAAATATAAATATCTGTCCAATGCTCAGGTAATGTTGTATTACTTGGAGCTATTAAATATCCTTCAGGTTTGCATCCTGGACCTGTTGCCATCCAAAATTTTCTGATTTCATGCTCAAGATCTTTTTTAAAACCTTCTGACATTTCAAACCAATTGTTTTCAATATAATTTTTGATGTGTATTGGTAATTCGTTATCAAGAATATCTTTGATTTTACACAAAACTGTCATATTTTTTGTTGTTTTAATCTCTTCAACGATTTCATTTACTATTCTTTCTTTGTTACAATTATCATTATATGTTTTCATAATTACACCTCATTAATTATTCATTTAACCGTTTAATCTACTTCAAAAATAATATCACTATCTCTATCTAAATATACAGTGAATATTTTATATTTATTTCCAGCTGTATTATATACAAAAATGCTTGGGTTATCATTCCCACTATGTTCTCTCACTAAATTTTTTAAGTCTTCATATTTTAAAACTTCCATTCTTATTACCTCCAAAAAATAATTCACTTAACCGTTTATTCCTCATATGGAATATTGTTATCGTCCAAATATTTAAATGCAAAATAAACTATATCTGCTTTGATACCATCGTGTAAAGCATCTGTGATTGCTTTATATATATGATCTATATCAAGATCTTTTCCATGTTCATCAAAACAATCTTGTGCAATTTCTTCTCCGAATTCTTTAACATTAATAGTTTGAATTTTTTCTATCATTTATATCAACTCCTTAATTCATGAAACCGTTTAAATATTCATTTACATCATCCCAAAATGATTCAGGACTTACAAATTTTATTTTATTTTCTTCAATAATAAAATAATATACTGAACATATTTCTTCCAATGTTGCATCAAAATCTTCCCATTCAGCTTGAACGGAGGTTATTGATGGATACCAAAATCCGCAATCTTCGATTATATCTTCTATTTCATCTATGAATTTATGCGGATATCTTTTGTTGAAATCTCTAATTAAATCGCCATCTATATACATATAATCACCACTTTACCGTTTATTCTTTCCATTGGAAGGTGACTTGCTCAAAGTAACTATTTTCCTCGTCACCTTCATAGACTTCGTTTGTAATATATTCTACATTATTGTATTTTTTTATTTCTTCTAAAACATCATCAAGATGAACTATTTGATTTTCACCTTTAATAACAATGTCTTCATCAAAGCAAACATACCATTTGTCGTCATCTTTGGTATAGAACATTTCCATAATTGGACATTTAGTTTTTTCTGCGATTTCTAAAACAATTTTATGATTAATATTCATCTATATGCCTCCCCATTAGTGGATGATATGTACATTTACCCTCTTCTACAAGACAGTTGAATGTATATACAAGGGCTCCGAGTTCTCCTGATTCGTATTTGCATTCGTCGGTTTCATGGCATTCATCACATCCATGTTCACAATCATAATCTCTGTAGTAACACCCAAAGGTTGTTGGATATTCACATTCTCCATCTTCATAACATTTTTGACAAGTCATAAATATCAACTCCTATTAATTGCATTTAACCGTTTTAGTAATTGGTAGATTAACTACCAACTACTGTTGTAATAAAACCAATCAAAGTCTCTTTCTAAGCACCATTTACAGATTTTAATTGTTTCTTCAATATCGTAGAAATAAAATTCATCGTATTCTTGACTACCAAAGAAAAAACCTTCTTCTGTTGGTAGAAGTTCATGTGCTTTTTTTGGATTCTTTAAAACTTCTTCACAAATTGATTGAAGTTTTTCTAAATCATTTTTATCTAAACAATACATTGCACAATTATCTTCTCCACCTTGGATATTATCTACAAACCATTTATGTATTTGATTTGCTTTTCTCCAATATCCAACTTCAATTAAAGTTTTTACACTTCCAATATTGTAACTGTGTACATTGTAATCTGCTTTTACTCCATATAAATACATATCTAAACCCATTCTAATCATCTCCTTCTTTAATTTTTATTTCCATAATTTTATTTGCTGGGAAATGGATTATACCATTTATCCACACTTCTCCGTTTTTTAATTCAATTGAATTGAATTTATTAATTACTAAACCTATATTTTGATATAGTTCGTCATTTTCATTTGTTAATAAACAAAACATTTAATATCAACTCCTTTAATCATTCAATATACCGTTTATTTTATGAATCCAAAAATCGTAACAATAATTATAATCTTCAGTTGTTCTACAATAATCATCTAAAATATATTCAAGGTCATGAATAAAACCATGTCCATTGTCTATTGTATAGTTTTCTCCACTTTCTTTCCACATATTATGTATAATAATAACATCATTTGTACAGAATTTTTTTCTATAATCTAATATTTCATACTTAAATTCAAAATATTTATTTGCTATGCACCATTTTTGAAATATATCTGCAATAATTTCTATAGCATTTATATCATCTTCGTACATATATAATTCTTTAAGTAATTCAAATAACATATTTATCACCTACTTTACCGTTAAAAGTAATTAGTAGAGTTGCCACTCCCTAACTACTATTTTAACTTCATCTTTCCGTTGCATATCTCCCATATTTACATATCTTCTATGGTTTCCAGCTATTCTTGGTCCTTTCGTGAAGCATAAATAATCAAGATAAGCATTGATTATCGCATATTCACATCGCTTGCATATGCTATCTTTCGTATATACTTTGTTACCACAATCTCTTTTTTTGTATTCAGAGAAAGCCTCTTGGGCTTCCTCTTTCCATTTTTCAATGATATTCATTTTATCATCACCATTGAGAGTACCTGCGGTATACAAGTTATTAGATATAGCAAAGCTTCTACTCCAAACGATGCAACTAACATTATTATGAATACACCAATTAACCACACAATCATTTCTCCTACTGAACCAGTTGGGAAATCACTCATTTTTCCACCTCCGCTATTTCTATTCCTAATTTCTGAGAACAAATTGAATTACACATTTCACATTTCTGTGGACATCTAAAACAATTATGTTCTTCAACATACCGTTCATATTCTGCAGGTGGAATTACAGTGAATTGATTATCAACCATAAACCCACTACCATTTATAGTGAGATGTGGTCTTTCAAATAAATTGTACGGTATATCTCTGTTATGAGTGTATGTATAGCTATTAATCCCTAATTCTTCAAAAATGATATTAGATACATCAATCATTTTTGTTAAATCTTCTGTGCTTCTGAAATCTCCAACCTCTTGGAATCTTACAAGATTAATTGGAGCTTCAGGGTGCTTTAATGACTGAGCTTGAATGCTTAGAATATAGAACATAGCTATTGTCTCTGCATCATTCATTCTCCACCAGAGGTCATGGTTTAATCTGCTTTTACACACACTACCCATTACTTCTCTGCATTTGTCATAACACACTTCTCTTAATTCACAAAAACCTTTTAGTCTTCCTGGACACAAGAACCAAGATGTTGTGTTAACAATTGCAGTTGTCTTTGGAACTTTTTTATTCCCAAAAGCTATATTTGGAATAGGAGCGATTTGCTCAAAAGCTTTTGTATATCTTTCTTTAAAAGCTTCGATGTTACTTAGTCCTTTTTCGACTGTAACTGAAGCTATTGCTTCTTCAAATTCTTTTTTCATTTCTTTATATATTTCACTTTCTTTGTACATAATATCACCATTTAACCGTTTAAAAAGGAAATTTAAGGCATGTCATCTTCAACATGCACAATTCTTCCTTCTACAAATTTTTTGAAGTTATCATTTTCTTTTGTCAATGTACCTTTAGCTTTTTTTTCTAAGCTAAAAGTAAAGTTATTTAATAATCTGTATACTAAGCCTTCGTGCCCACAATAATGAGGAACATGGCCTAAATAGTTCATGATGAGAATATACATATTATTGTAATTCTCATTTTCATAATCATCTAATATTTTTCTTAGAGTAGCTAATTCTTGCTCTTTTGCTGATTTACAACTTAATAAATTACTTGAACGAATCATAATATCACCACTTAACCGTTTAATAATAATTCCAATAATTTATCCTGCACTTTTTCTTTAATCACATATCCCATTCTTTCCATAGTGTAACATTCAGCTTCATATTCTTCATCTTCTATGTAATGAGATAAATCTTTATCGTATTCGATGTTATATTCTTCTGCGAATGTTACCATTGTTGCTAAATACTCTTCTGCAGCGAAATCCATTGCATTTTCATCTTCCCATCTTCCAGACAAAAGTCCTTGTGTGTAGTTCAAATCAATTAAATCTCTTAATATTCTTTTTTTATCCATAATATCAACTCCTAATATAATATTTAAAAGAGATACTTATTGTACCTCTTTTATTGTTAAATCCAATTTACCGTTTTCATATGTATGATTAAATGTAAGACCATATGGTAAATTAACATCTAAATCATTCAATAAGAATTCTTTATCATCTTCATTTATATGACAAACGAATCCAACTCCATGTTCATTTATTCTATTTTGTAAACAATATGCTTCTGTATATTTTTTAATCATTTTTTCTATAGATTCTACAATAAACAACATCATTTAAATCACCACTTTACCGTTTTCTTCAAGTGTTTGTATAGCTTTTTCTATGATTCTTTCATGAATATGAGATAAATAATCATTAATCTCTTCGTCAAGATATTCTTGATGCAAATCATATTCAGCATCAAATAATTGATAAGCTATGTAAGCTCCAATTTCATCAAGATTCAAAACAACCCAAGGATAAATCTCTAATTGTTCTAAATCTTCTGCTATATCAAATTCTTCACTATCATCATTTGTAATATTTATATAAGTCATGTTTACACCTCATCTAACCGTTTATTAAAAAAAGAATTAGAAAGAGTGAGGAATATAATCTTCAATCTCTTTCATGTTTTGTAAAGTTGCATAATTTGTAAGGAGAATATAATCATCACCTTCAAATAAACAAGCATCATCAATAGTTTCAAGTTTATTAAGGAGCATTTCGTTTTCCTTAGTTTTTCTGATTACTCTGATTTGGTCACGAAGATATTCTTCATAAATCCAAGCATCAGCATAACACTCAAAATAGATATTGATAATTTCAGTTGCATCGCTTCCGCTAATATCTAATTGATTCATTAATCCATTTACTTCTTCTATATAATTATTACAATTACTTTTTCCTATCATAATTAACACCTCATTTAACCGTTTAATTGTCATTTACTCTAAACACAATTGTACCATCATCTTCTTCGTACCAATAGCTATTATCCATATCAACTTGATAATAACTACCATCTTCGCAAATCATGATATAGAATTTACCTATATCTTCTACCTCCAATGGTCTGTGTTCATCATTTCCACAGAAGTTTAAAAAACTTTTTAAATCATCACAAAATGGTTTTAATACATCTTTAATTTTTCTACTCATATGTAACACCTCATTTAACCGTTTAAAAATTTATTGATTATTGTCGAGATATTCTTCAACATAATCAAATATATCATTTACAATTCCATTGATTGTTTTATCGATTTCTTCATAAATTATATGACAATTATCCATATAATCTTTGTCTGGGTCTTCATCTAATAATTCACGACCAATTGATTCTCCTAAAGATTGTTTATCAATAATAGTGTAAATATTATTATCATAAACATCTTCTAATCTTTCATCAACTTCAATTTGACCATTTATATCTCTTATTTGTACTTTATCTCCATACATAATTAACACCTCAAAATTTATTTCATTTTACCGTTTATTTTTTAATGAAACCTCCATTCGAAAAAATTTTTTGAACACGACGGGAGGAAAACATCAAAAACAGGATTGCCTCGCCTCACATCTGTATTCTGTGAGGCAATCGAGGATATTTCCTGTTTTTCAAAAAAAGATTATTCATCGATATCGATTGTGATATCAATGAATCCAAAATAATCTTTGAACTTTGATATGATGCCTAAATAGCTATTATCATCATCAAAATCAATCAATGGTTTTATGTCTAAATTTGTGACACAACCATTTGATTTGTTTCCATTGGAAACTGTGTTTTCAGTTCCAACATATCCAATTTTCTCATCATAGCTATTATAAACAGCTATTGCATGATGGTCATGTGGATTGTTTGGTTCAAGTTTTAACTTGATTGCCTGTCCTCTTTCAGGTTTATGTTTAGGTTTTTGAAAACTACAACCTACCAATTTGATTTTAATATTATGAAACATATTTATCAACTCCTATTTTTATTCAACCTACCGTTTAATTTAGATTGAATATTATCAAATAAATCAAGGACTTCATCGCTCCATTGTTCATATATTTCTTTAATTTTATCATAATCTGAATTATATAAACTTTCTAAATCATAATCTGTAAAATATTTTTCAAGACCCATATCATACATAACTTCTTCGATTTCTTCTAAATCTCCTTTATCAAGAAAATTTAGATTAACTCTGAAGATTTCTGTTTTTAAAATTGCAATTAATTCAAAATTTAATAACATTTCATCCATATGTAACACCTCATTTAACCGTTTAAATACAACATAATTGATTTACTAAAAAATAGACTACAAAATATAAAAAGAAAAATTAAAGATGGCAATTTTATACCACCTCTTTTTCTTTTAATGCAATAAAATCATATAAATCATATTCTTTACCATTATGATTCACTATTGCTGTTACATATTCATATCTGCTTACTTTTTCTTCTGTTTCGTAAGCGATATTATTAAATATTTCATCATCAGATAAACTTAATAGCATATCTAACAAAGCTATTAACATATTTTCTTCATATTCTACAACATCTAATGATTTCCAGTATTCAAAATCATTAGAGATAAATGATATGAATCCATCTCTACTTGTAAAATGTTTAGCAATATATTCTTCTACCCCTTCAAGACTTAAAGTATAATCTTTAATGAGCTTTAATGTTGTTTCATTTGTATCAACATCACAATAACAATGGTCTGTATCATAGTTGTAATATTGTGGAGATATCACCGCAACACATTTTTTATCAACAAGTTCAAATTTGAAATCTTTATTATCTTTAATGTTATCTGGTAGAACATCAATGATAGCTTCGACATATAATGCCATATATTCAGAGCTCACATCGAGTTTGTATTTTCCAAAATCAATATACTCAAAATATATGCGATTTGGGTCTATTCCAAATTCGCAAGCTAATTGATATTCTTCATCAACAAATTCATCTGAGTAACAAAATATTGATTCATAAAAACCAGGGAATCTATAACTACTAATTTCTCTAATCATAATAATCACCACCTAACCGTTTAAAAAATTATAGAGACTTATTTAAAGCCTCTAATTCTCTATTTAGTTTTTCATGGAAATTTTTTCTTGTATTATTGTCTTCAATGATTTTATCAATTAATTTGTTTAAATCAAGAAATACTTGATTAGATATTTCTATCCTGTCATAATTTTCAAGTATACATTTGCTGTAAAAACCATAACATTCGTCTAAGTTATTTTGTTGGGTAAAGTAACTATCACCATTTACTTCAAGGAATATTGGAATATTCTCATTTTCAACTTCATTAGTGTGTCTAAAACCAATGTGCATTCTGTAATGCTCTTCGGTCATTTCCTCTAATTTGTTTATTGCTGTTCTTAATTCACTAACTGTTTTTTCTTGGTATTTGTACATTATTATCAACTCCTATATATTTCATTTAACCGTTTAACATAAGCATTTCCAATTTAAAATTGAATAACCAATTTTATTAGTTACATTTCTTGTTTTCCATTGCCCTCTATAAATCTTATTCAATGGATTTTTATCTCTTTGTATTTTAAACCATTTACCATATTTAATATTATCATATTTGCTATCATTATAATGAGCAATGCTATATTTTTTTAATGTTTGCATTTTTTTTATCATCATATTAAAATCTCCAAAAAAAATTAAAAGTGGAGAAATGCTAAATTAACAGCTTCTCCAATCAAACTTACAGAAACATTTGGAAGGTCTATAAGTTCTCCTTTCTCATTTCTTTCTTCTGTGCATTTTGTTGCACAATAATCTTTATAGATGTGCAACATTTTCTTTTTATCAAATTTACAAGGGTGTAAGATTTCAGGGTCTTGTATAATAGCTTTTGCTTCGACTTCAATTGTTCTAATCATAACAATTTCGTCATGAGCTAAGCTATTGCTTAATGCTAATCCAGTTAATCCTTTTCCCCAATGATTCAATTCATTTTCAAATATCATAATTATCAACTCCTATTTCATTTAACCGTTTATTTTTTTACATATATGTAAAAGTGAAGTAAGATATCTATCATATCTCCTTCCTGTAAATCCTCTAATAATTCTTTTTCTTCTTCTGTTTTACACAAATCATGGATTTTAGCTATTTCAGATTTTGTTAAATTTGGAATGCAAAACCAATCATCTCCACCTTCGATTCTCTCATGTGATCGAAGGTGGTAGTTTAATTCCTCGCTTGGACAGAATTCAAAATTAGCTATTTGTTTATTTTTTCTAATAATTGTAGTATCAAAATACATAATAAAACCTCCAATTAAATCAATTGACCGTTTAAGCCAATCCCCCGTTGTATACAAGACCACTATCAGTACAAGGACCCATAAATATCATAATGAGTATAAAAAAACAAACCATTATGATTGTCAAGAGAATAAAACTTAATGGAATTTCAGCTATTGAATTATTTTCAATCAATGGTCTTCTTTCTTCTTTTTTATGTAATCTAACTGGTTCTTTTCTTTTCATAATTAACACCTCTTATAGTAATTATCACTAATTTTTTCAATGATATTTTTATTTAATAATTCATCTATACCGTTTTTTATTTCTGACTGTGTATACATATCTAATTCTATATATAATACATTCAAAGGAGCTTGACCTGCATATGTATTTTGCAATTCTGTAATTTTATCCATAATATTTTGAATTAATACTCTATTATTCATAATTAAACCTCATTATACCGTTTATTAATATTATATACTAATCAATATATAAAGATTTTTGTAAAAAATAAAAATCACCACCCCGTTTAAAAAAATTTTTTTCGATACGACAGGAGGAAAACATCAAAACAAGGATTGTGCCGAGCCCCAGGCATCTGTGTTCTCAGGGGCAATCGAGGATCTTAGCTTGCGGTGGGGGAGTGAAACGGGGTGGGCGGGCCAGAATAAAAATAAAAAAATTTTTTCAAAATGATTTTGTGGTTTTCAGAAAAAATTTTTCGACACGACAGGAGGAAAACATCAAAAACAGGATGGCACCGTGCCCCAGGTCTGTGTTCATGGGGGCATCCGAGGATCTGAGAAAGCGTGAGGCTTTGGGGGCCGCATTGCCCCCTCTATTCTCACTTGTTTGAGGCTCGATAAGAGCCGAGTAGGAAAATTTTTTATTTTCCGTCAGATAAAAATGACGCCGAGAGTACGTGAATCGGCGTCCTTGATTTTAGGTTTTAAAAAATTAAAAATTATGTGAGATTATTTTAACCTCACATCGATGCCTCCACAATTTCTTTTAACTGTATAATTAGGTAATGCTTTCTGTACTGCTTTGAGGGTTGTATCAAAGGTGCTATGAATATTACCTTCTTTATCTTCCCAGTATTCTGGGTCGACTTCCTCAAATTCGAAGTACATGGAAAGCCATTCCTTCCCAAACTCATTTTTTGGGAAGAAGATGAAGCTCATACCATAGATGTTATTTCTACGGTCATGAATAACATCTCTTGCTATATGAATAGCATTGATTTGCTCGGATGTGAGTGCTTCACCACCTTTGCTTTTATATTCTACATAGCTATGTATGTAGAAATCAATAGCCATATCTGAGCTTCCAAATATTTCTATAAATTCTTTTTGACATTCTGGGGATAAGAAATTTAAATTCATAATTAACACCTCATTAAACCGTTTAAAAAAAGATGATAGCTATTGTCTGTTTGCTATCATCTCAAAGTTAAAACCATTTTCTTCACACATTTCTTTGAAGTTTATATTATCTTTTTTTGATGCTTCTAATACATCGTTAAAAGATAAGATTCCATTTGCAAATAAACAAAAGATTTCAAATACATTTTGAGTACAGTTTATGTTATTATTTTTTAAAATTGCTTTTATTAATCTATTGCATTCCATATATAACACCTCACTTAACCGTTTTAAAAGTTACTACTTAATTGTAGTAACTTTATAAAGTTTGTTGTGAGATGGATTTAACCATCTCATTGATAAGTTTTTGTGCCATTTCTGATTTAGGCACATCTTTTTCAAAGTTAATCCAGTATTGTTTCCATACTGGAACAGCTGTGAATTTAGAAGCTTCAAATACAAGCACTTTTAATGCTTTTTCTCCAATACCCACAACTTTTACAGGGGTTCCTGTGGAACCTACTTTGTATTCTTTTTTAAGTTCTTTTTTGTGGCCTTTAACGAGGCTAATTTTACTATTCATAATAATCATCTAACCGTTTTAAAATTTTTAAAAAATATAAAAATAAAGAGAAAATCTATTTGATTTCCTCAAATAAATTTTTTGCATTGTGACATTTGCAGTCACAAGCTTTTGTACAAATGAAATCGATATGATTCCATTGATTACAGTTGATACCACGAATTTCTTCAATGATGTCAATTGGAACAATACCAGCTATTGCATCATTTACTAAAATCTCAGTAGTACGAGTTTCTTGACCTTTAACGAGGTTATTTTTGATAATTTTCATAATAATCATCTTTCCGTTTAAAAAAAAGAAAAAGAGGAAAGCTATTCAACGATAGCAAACCTCATTTCTCCTCTGTACATTACAGGGTCAAATTTTACTTTTGACCCATCTCGTAATGTAATGAGATTTCTGGTAAAGTCGACGAAGCAGATTTCAGATTTTTTAACGAGCTTTTCTGCTCTTGAGTTAAAATTTCTAAGACTCATAGTAATCATCTTGCCGTTTTTATAACTATCAAAAAAGAAATTAGATGGAGAGGCACCCAGGCACCCCCACCAGATGCGGAGCCCCAGCGGAGCGGAACCCCACAGGAACACCAGCCGCACGAGCAAAGCGGACAGTGTGCATAGTGCCCGAACGGGCCGCACACTGCGGAACAAGAAGCATACGACCCAAGCGAGCAATAACCTCGTTCCGCTCGACGAAGGAGCTGCGGGACGGGCGAGCTTGGGGCGGAAGAAGGGACACGAGGCAGCCACCTGCTTCGACAATGTCGCGAGCTAACCGAAGGTTAGATCGTGGATAGACATTGTCGAAGCCAGACGGAAGAACCGCGATTTGGGGAACCCCACGAGCAAGGGCACGGCGATGAGCCACGGAATCAGCCCCAACCGCGAGTCCAGAGACAAGCACATGGCGAGCTGGGTCGAGCTTATCGACCTGCTCGCGGAGCCACGCGGAGCTGGCAGAGTCGATTTTGCGAGACCCAGCCACGGAGAAGCGACGGGAAGCAAAAGCAGAACCGAGAAGAGCAGAACGACCAACAACGAAGAGACGACCAGAACGGGAAACGGACCCGAAAACACGACTAAAACACATAAAAACCACTTTTCCGTTTTAAAAAATTAAAAATGAGAAAGAATACTAAATGAATTTGTATTCCTTCTATTGATTGTAGCTATTAATTTTTGATTAGCTATAATATATCCACGATAGTGAAAAAATCTTTTATTCATATCAAGCATTACATCTATGTTTCTTTTTGATTTCATATTATTTTTAAACATCATAATAATCACCTATCCGTTTATTTATTTTTCATTTTCAAAATGGATTTAAGGCTTAAAGCTATTCAAAAAAATTTTGGGTACACGACAGCAAGAAAACATCAAAAAAAGGATAGTGCGGTGAAGCGTGCTTGGCTTAGAGAACTATAGGATAGGATACTCACACCGTGTTCTGTAAAACCCAATGTCGGGTGCCTTAGCACCCGACGATGCGAGCTATCGGCTCGGACCCCCTTAATGGGGGTCCCTGCCGATACGGCGAGCATCCCGTCGCCGAGCCGTATAGAAAAATCTGGTCGAATCTCTGATTCGAGCGGTCGTGCAGACCGCAAGATTTTTCAGGCGAGCGACGGAAAATAATCTCGAGACGAGCTATGCTCGTCTCGTTATAAATGTGCATGGCGAGCGTAGCGAGCCATGCATTGAAAAAAGAAAAAGAGCTCATTGGTTGAGCTCTTTGATTAGGAGTTCAACCAGTTCCTTTTCCTCTTTGGTGAACTCCTGATATTTATCCCAATTGAGAAAAGCCTTGATATCCAAATGTGGATAGGCTTTAGATGGGGCTAACTTAAGGGTTAATGCCTTAGGTCCAATACCCCCAAGGGTTGCTTGACGACCAATTACTTTCATTGGAAATTCAAAATTCCATAATAACTTTTTCCCTTTAACGAGGGAATTTTTTACATTTAAATCCATAATAATCACTTAACCGTTTATAAGATGTGAGAGCATATCTGGAGTTAAGGCCTATTACCAGATATGGAAAGAACTAAGATTAGGGTACAAGTGAATGCATTGCCTTAATCTTCTCATTTAACCGTTTAATAACGATTATATAATTACTAACAGATAAGCTAATAATTATATAATAGCTATTAGAGGAATTGTCCTTGGGTTCACCCTTCCCAAGGACATCGCCCCCAAGCACCACCAAGGGGACTGCCTGTGTGGGTCTCACTCCACACAGGTTTTACCTCGCCTCTCGGCCTGAGGATTTGGTGATGGTTTTTGAGAACAAACACGAACTAAGGAAAAACCAACAAATCTTAATTCGACTTTCCGTTTTTTATATAAAAAAATATAAGAAGATGATTACCAATTGTAATCATCTAAGTATGTGTTTTCATCTTGCTCTTGTGATTCTGAGAACAGAATCAATCTTTCTTGGATTAATTCTTTAATCCAAGATGGAATTTCTTCAACTTGAAGTAATTGTTCCATAGTATCAACATCGAAGATTGTTTCTACTAATTCATAGTCTTCAAATTTAGAAAGCTCATATTCGTATCTAATTGTCTTTGGATATTTGAGCTTTCTAATGATTTTGTTTTCAGATTCAGTTCGAGTAGCTTTACTACTCCATGGTAAGCTATTAGCTTCTAACAGAGCATTTATAGCTTTAAGAGTACCTTTAAAGCAGTAAATGCTGATGTGAAGATTGTCATGAGTCAATTTTCTTTTGAGAAGAATGCGATGACCCAGTTGTATGTGACTTACTTGATAAGGAATAAAGATATTACGGTCAATAATATCTTCAAGTAAGCACTCTGTGTATTCAGTTCCAGTTAAACCATTTTTGTAGAAAAGACTTCTACTGAAGATTTTTTCAATATCAATGGAACTGAGTTCCACTTTTACAATGGTATCCTTTTTAGAATCAAAGTTATGGAACCATTTAAAAGTTGTATAAAATCCTGCTTTCAAGATACCAACGGTGATTTTTTGTTGGTTTTTTATACTAAATTTATTTACAATCATAGTTATCACCTCAAAAAATTTCCGGAGGCGGGTCTATCCCACCTCGCCTTCGCCTCAAAATGAGGCGAGGTGGGTAGACCCGAAATTTTGTAGGCATATAATAATAATGAAATAATAATAATAAGAAAACGATATGTGGGTGGGGTCCCGGGGCTGTTAGTCTGTATGGGTATCCGACCCCCCGTGTGGGGGTCGCTTACCCATACGACTAACGGGGCGGGTTATTTCGTGAGAGCAAATTAGTATATGAGCCACAATCATAACCGAAAAAAATGATATAGAAGGTATGTAGGACATACCCCCCTAAGCGTTCGAATGTTTTCATTCGACCGACCGCTTAAAATAAAAAAATAAAATGCGGTCGGATAGCGCAAGGGGGGCGAAGCCTTCATATCTTTTTTTCTGGTTTGATTGTGGCAATGGCGGGTACAATGGTCGCCTTTAATTCACGAGGCGACCATTTTATCCCGCCGCCAGTCTCTCAGGCGGCAGTCCTTGAGGCGCTGAGGAGGGGTGTGGGGAACCGTTTCGAAGTCCGGTTCCCCACAACTATTGTTTTATTTCACACCAATAACCACCGACCAGCGGGAGGTTTCGAGCAAGTACCCCCCTTGTGGGGGTACTTGGCGAGCGGCGGTGGTGGGGTTTGGGACGGCCACAAGGAAATAAAAAAAATAAAATAAAAAAATAAAATAAAAAAATTTAAGAGGAAGAAGAGTCGAGCTCTTTAAGAAGAGCATCAACTAATTCTTTTTCTTCTTTGGTCCATTCATCATAGCTATCCCAATTAAGGAAAGCTTTAATGTCCAAGTGTGGGTAAGCCTTGGACGGACTTAGCTTGAGGGTTAGAGCTTTAGGGCCTATTCCACCAAGTGTTGTTGGTCTACCACAAACTTTGGAAGCAAAAGCGAAATTCCAAAGTACCTTTTTCCCCTTAACGAGGGAATTTTTAATATTCAAATCCATAATAATTACCACTTAACCGTTTTAGATTAGGGGTTATAATACCTCAACCCCTAATCTATTATTAATGACATTACAAAGACGGAGGTATTCAGTCTCTGAAGTCATTGCTTTGTTCGCAATGTTGTTGAACTCAACATCGCTAAAACTTAAGCTATTCACTTGCACATCTTCTTCACCGAAGATGGTGATGTGCACACCATCTGAAAATTGTATATTAAACATAATAATCAACCACTTAACCGTTTAATAACGATTATATAATCACTAACTAAAGGCTAATGATTATATAATAGCTATTAAAAAGAGAAGGGGGACACCACCCCCCCTTTACAACCATCACCAAACTACTTTTAGGAAAACAAACATGAATTAAGTAAAAAAGTAGAAATCTTAATTCATTTATCCGTTTAATGATGTTAACCAACAAAGTCAACATCATCTTGGTCGTGGTCATTTAAATAATGGTTTTGAGTATAACCATCATTGCAACCACGACAATCACAGAAGACCATGAACATTGCACAGTCGAATCTGTTATCGCAATACACGATATCACCTCCTTAATTCATTTAACCGTTTAGATAGATGACATTTCTATCATCATATCTATATGAAAGAAGAATGAATCTTCAATTGCAGAAGATAAATCTTCTATATAGCATAAGTTAATAGCATCAATTACGAATTGTGGGTTTGTAACGAACCCAATTATTTCATTAAACATAATAATCACTTATCCGTTTTATAAAAAAATAAATTTAGAGGGAAGAAACCCCCGCTCTATTGTAGAAACGAAGCAATCTGAAACCCCCTTTAAATGCTTTAGTGGTATTAGAACAACCACCATATTCACAACGATAAGCTAAACCAAGTAATATATCGAATGTAAGCCCTTTAACGAGGACTTGATTATATAAATTAAACATCATCTTTCCGTTTTTTATGATTTTTGCTTTTGTATTAAAAAGATGGTGGAAGCTATTGCATTCAATATAGGGTGCTTTAGCACCCTATGCGACGAAGTCGCAACATCCGAAAAACTATATAGTACCGTGGAATGGTGCGTCCGTCCCCAAAGGGGCCCTTGTGGTCCCTTTGGGTATAAGACGGACTCGCCGAGTTGAGCAAAATCTCCGATTTTGCGAAACTCCCTAGTCCCTAGACGCGGAGCGTCTTCCTGGGTGGGTGGGTGGGGCGTGAGGGGGTGCTGGGGGACGGCGCAACGTCCCCCATCAAGAGTGAGGGTGATTGAGGGACGGCGATACGTCCCTCATTTGGTCTTCCTTTCCTTTGGGTTGGCTGTAGGCTAAGGAAAGGAAGCTCCGATGGATAGGATCGGGTGGAACAAAAAAAAGCTATGGAGCCTTATAAAGGCAAAGCTCCATAGCAAGTATTGAATATCATGTAATTATTGCAATTATATTTATCGCAACTTACATGAGGTTCACATATGCACATTGTTGAATCGATGAGTTCAACAATGAACTCAGCTTCCATAAAAGCTTTGTTCATTGTGTCATCTGCTGGGAGGCAGATGGAACCATCAGCCCATCTTGTTGGGCAGGTGTTTTCAACAATGTTCTGAAACTCAGGTAGATTAGCTATTAGGCCTGTAACGAGACCAACATAATATTTATCATTCATAATAATCAATTTTCCGTTCATTTTATTGTATTTGATTAAATTAATAATATAAAAATATTTAGAGTAGAGTGAAAAAGTGGGCGTGGAGGGGCATGCCCTCTCCCGAGGGATCCGTCAAGCAAGGGGCGAGAAGCCCCTTGTCTGTCTAGGGGTCTATAGGGGACTGAAAGTCCCCTTCCATATTGGGGCAATGCAAGGGGGTTTACCCCTCTTGCCGAGAGTCTGTCAGAGGCGAGTAGCCTCTTGACTGGGTGGGTGGGTGGGCGAGGTGGCTTTGGAGGGCGAGGAGCCCTCCTTCATCTCTCCTTTGGGCTGGCTTGCAAGGCTAAGGAGAGTACGAGAGGATCGGGGGAAAGCCGAGCGAACGAAGTGAGCGAGCTATTTGAGTCCGAGGCCTACGTGGCCGAGGACGAAAACGAGCCGAGCGCCGTAGGCGAGGCGAGTTGGCTGCGTTAGCGGGGGTGGGTTGGGGGTAAAACGGAGTGACCGAAGGGAACGAAGTTAGGATGCCGTAGGCATCGGCGGTGGTGGGGAGGGTGGGTGGGGCGACGTAGTCGATAGGATTTCAAAATGAATTTGGTGCTTGACGCTTCAAAAAAAAATATTCGATACGAAAGGAGGAAAACATCAAAAAAAGGATCGGTTGCCGTAAAGCATTCATTTGCTCCAATGCGCCGATAGGATAGGATAAGAAACACCCCGAGCCCCCAGGTCCCGAGCGAAGCGAGGGATCTGGGGGCGAGGGTATTGGAGACACTATCAAAGTGAGTTTCCCTACCAAAAAAAAAGGCTATTAGAGTTACCTCCAATAGTCTAAATATTCGAGTCCTTTTCTGTCAAATATAACATCGTCTTCATCGTAATTAATGTACATACAATAATCGCTATGAAGCATATTATTTATATTTACAAATTCGTATAAACATTCAACAGAAGCCACATCGGTTTCTGCATAGTTACAATCGATGTTGTAAGATAAAGGTAAATCAACATCGTTAAATAAATTAATGATATTCCTTAATTCGTTCATAATAATCACACTTATCCGTTTTAAAAAATAAAATAAAAAAATAAAAAAATTATTTTGGAATTGATTTGTAAAAATTACCAATCAACTCTAATTCTTGTGGAGTGAGTTCTTCCCAATCACTCCATTTAATAAAACCACTTAGGTCGAGGTGAGGGTAGTTTTCCATATGAGGAACTCTCACCTTGAGGCTTTTAGCCCCAACCCCACCTAATTGGAAGACGAGATTGTCGCTATTTTTTACTTTCTTATTATATATTGTTTTTTTTTGTGAGATTAACGCACTCACAGTTTTATTTTTATTCATAATTATCACCTATCCGTTAGTTTATGTGAGATTATTTAAACCTCACATTTACTAATTCTATAACTTCTTCTTCTTGACTACAAAAGTTGTACTTTGAGTCGTAAAGTCTACCACATTTTGGACAAATTTTATATTCTTTTTTAGTGTCTATTACAATTTCATATTTAAACATAATAAAAACCTCACTTATCCGTTTTAAAAAATTAAAAAAATAAAGTTATAGATGAATATTAGATACAAGAAAGCCAACTTCTGTATCTATCTCATCTTCAATTTTTGTTTTACCCATATTTATTTCAATTACTAAACTGTGGAGAATTTGATGTTCTTTGATAGTCATATCATATATTTCATTCATTTTAATACCTCATCTTACCGTTTTGATAATAGAAAAAATTAAAGACAATCACCACAATTATCACAATCGTGGTTATCGTCTAAATAACAACATTCAGAAGCCAATATCATTGAATTTAACAACTCAATGAACTCGTCATTAGATAAATTGCTATAAATTTTCATAATAATCACTTATCCGTTATGATTATTTACAATAACTGAGTAAGAGAAAAACTATTGGTAAGTGAAATGGGGTGATTATTGCGGCCGACCTTCAGGTCGGCCCCGATTTCGGATTTTTTATCCGAAACGGTTTGGAATCGAGTATTACTCGACCGAAGGTCGAGCCCCCCGAAGGGGGGTCGCGAGCGAAGCGAGCGAAAAAAAATTTTACACTTGCAATGGTACTTCCGAAAAAAATTTTAGATACAAGATAAACACAAAACAATAACAAAAAATCGCCCGTTACACTTGCAATAGTACCCTTTCAAATGTATTTTTTTTAGTATTACTTTTTTAATAAAAAGTATTACTTCAAATTTTGGCCTTTTTTGGTATTACTTTTTTATAAAAAGTTATTACTTTTTATCGATATAAAAATTTATTTTATATTACATATCGATATATAAATTTATGAAAAATACGGCCGCTGCTGTCTTGATTTGGTCTAATTCGGCCTAAAATGTCGATATGTAGGGGGTAATAAGGCCTGAGAATGTCTGGATTGACTAATGGCGGCCGTAGCATTGAGATTGAAGAAAATGTTGTATTTAGTAGTTTTAATGTATATCAAATAGTATAAAAAGGCCTATTTCGTTAAAAATAAAAAAGCTTCTAAGGTCTGCTTTTGGCCTAATTCGGCCTAAAAATCGTTTTTGATTTTTTGTATATAAATTGTATATAAAAACTCTATATAACGGTCGTTATACTCGATGGATATGGCCGCAATTCCTATTTATAAAGATAATATTGTCTGAATGATTCTGAAACGGCCTAAAAATTGTTTTTTAAGCAATAGGGAGCAGGAAAATGCTTGTTTTAAATCGGATCGATATCCTGTCTGCGATTGGCCTAATTAGACCTGAGGATTCTTTTCTGACCGAAAGCGTTATTTATAGCGAAATTCACGCCAAAACGCCGCCTATGGAGTCTTTTTGAAAAAATAGGCCTTTTTTGTAAAATATATATTACTTTTTATTAAGGCCTATTTTTTAAAGTAACATTATGTTATTAAAATACTAAACAATACATTTATATACTATTAAATACATACCTATTAGTAGGGAATATTTCCCTAAAATACAAATAATAAGAGGTTTTATTATGAATATGTTTAAAAAATTAACTCAAATGTTTAATGATGGAAAAATCGATAAAGTAACCTATAAGGCTAAACTTCAAGAGTTAAGAGGCCATAAATACCAATTAGATATTAAACAAAATTTAACTAAAAAGAAAGAGGCCTTTATAAATTATTCTATTATTGAAGAGGCCATAAACGACGACGGCCTATTTACCTTATTATATAATATCTTATTAGATAATCATATGATAAACGACGGCCTTAATAAAGATATTATATTAAATATAAATTATTTTATTAAAAACGATTACATTATTGGCCTTTTTAATTTATTGGCCGACAAAACTTATTTTTATAATAAAATAGGTTTAAAATATGTTATTGCTAATTATCTTTATAATTTAAACGATTTAAACGATTTAAAAGTATTTGAAGTTAATAATGATATATTGGCCGATAATTTTAAATTTTTAGTTTATAAAAACAATAAAATTAAACATTTTACAAAACTTTATTTTAATAATGAATATCAAATAATTATTATGAATACTTTATTACACGACGGAATTAAAAGTATAATTTTATTTGATAAAACAAAATATACCGATGAAGATATTTTTAATATCATTCAAGATAAAAGCAACCTCACAAACGAGGCCAATATAAAACATATTAACCTTAAAAAATATCAATATAGATTTAAAGATAAAGAGGCCTCTTTATTTAATAAAACAAAATATCTTTATTATTTATTGGATAAAATTATTAGTGAGGGTAACTATAATTATATTGTTAATTATAATAAAATAAAGGTAACCGATAAAAACCTAAAAACTTATTTAAAAACATTTGAAGACAATTTTAATATTATTTACTCAAATGATAAATTATTAGGTATTTATGAAGATATCCAGACAATATTAAACGATATTGAAGAGTTTAAATCAAATGATATTGAAAAAATATCATTAAAAGAGGAGGAGGCCAATGATTACTTTAAATACGATATTGATTTAAAGGATTATTTTATTAATCCTTAAATTTTTATTTTTTTTTATTATTACACCTACTACACCTACTACACCTACTACACCTACTACACCTACTACACCTACTACACCTACTACACCTACTACACCTACTACACCTACTACACCTACTACACCTACTACACCTACTACACCTACT